AAGGTGCTACTGGCGCTCAAGGAGCATCTCCTACTGGCGCTCAAGGTGCTGTTGGTGCTCAAGGTGCTCAAGGTGCTACTGGCGCTCAAGGTGCTTCACCTCAAGGTGCTCAAGGTGCTGTAGGTCCTCAAGGAGCTCAAGGCGCTGTTGGTTCAAACTTTACTGGAGCTCAAGGAGCTCAAGGTGCTACCGGCGCTACCGGCGCTCAAGGTGCTAAAGGTCAAAAGGGCGATGCTGCTCTTGGTACTTTGATTAGTGGTGTATCTCCGGGACTTTCGTGGAACGCAACTCGTGGGTATTTAACATTTAACAATGGTGGAAACACATATGTGGTTCATATGTATTTAAGTGGTTCAGCATACTAATTAAAAAGGTTATATGTCAGGATTTAAAGGGAATCAATTAGTCAATTTATGGGGTGGTGGTTCTGAACAACTTCAGAACATTACCACAGGAACTTTAGTAACAGCAGTCCATTTATCTGGAACTGACTTTTCTGAAATATCTTCAACAAATTGGACAGGTTCCTCTTTAAGTGAAATTCAGATAACTTCAGCTTCAGTTGTATTTAATACAAGTGGTTCTACTGCTGAAGAATTTGCGGTATTCAACGACTCGTTATCAGTTGGATATGGTAAAAAAATTCTTGTAAAAGATTCTACCAACACATATAGATTCAAATCATCACAAGATTTACAAGTAGGTAGTGACTATCTAATAAAATATGAAAGTGGTTCTTTATCAGAAGAATTACTCGAAGACGCATATACTGATACTAATTCAGAAATCTTACATAAAATTGGTATAGAACCAGATGACGTTTATATACTGAATGGATATATAGTACATAATTCAACGTGTTATTGGCTATTAAACGCATGTGACCCGGGTTGTTCAAACGTATATGATAGTAATTCTACCGCTCAATATTATGCTATAGACAATTGGTGTGCTTGTGGTGATGCTGTCACTATGGATGATGGATGTTGCTATCAAGTTCAAGAATTTGGCCGTTTCGATGGTATACCTCCAGGTTATAATAACGGTGGTAATATCGATGGTAACGTTCAATCTTGTTTCGGTGGTGGTTGTGGTGCTTGTCCAAGTGGTGACCCTGATACATCGACAGGTCCAACCGGCCCTCAAGGTTCAAAAGGTATTACGGGTAATACCGGTCCTACTGGCCCACAAGGTGGTACTGGTCCACAAGGTGGTACTGGTCCAACTGGAGCTACTGGCGCAAAGGGTGCTACCGGCTCTACAGGTCCAACCGGTTCACGCGGTTCTCAAGGTGCTGTTGGTCCAAAAGGAGCAAACGGCCCGCAGGGAGCTCAAGGTGCTGTAGGTGTTGGTGGTTCTGGAGGACCTCCGGGACCAACCGGTGCTGTTGGTGCTCAAGGTGCTTTAGGGCCTGCTGGTCTCAAGGGTACTAAAGGTAGTGGTGGTTCTACGGGTCCAGCCGGAGCAGTTGGAGCAACCGGACCACAAGGTGAAATTGGTGTACAAGGTCCGAAAGGTATCACCGGATTTGGTGGTAACGGAGGCCCTACTGGCCCACAAGGTGCTACAGGCCCACAAGGCGCCACCGGTGCTACAGGCCCAACTGGCGTACAAGGTGATTTCGGTGGAGAGGGGTTACAAGGTGCTACTGGTGCTACCGGTCCACAAGGTGGTACTGGCGCTACTGGTCCACAAGGAGCTACCGGTCCACAAGGATATGAGGGATGTTCGTATCCATCAACTAACAACGGACAAGCAGTCGCAATAACAAACAACAATACAGCTGTTCAATCATTTGCAAAACAAGGTGCTGGTTCTTGGGGTGGTGGTGTATATTCTGATTTAGGATATGGCGCTGGCGCATATGTAGAATTTAAATCTACAAACTACACATATAAAATGGTTGGTTTAAATACCGACCCTGCTGCTGATGCTTCTTATTGTTCTATAGATTACGCATGGTATCCATATGCCGGTGGTGGTGTTCAAATTTATGAGAGTTGTAACTTTGTAACCGATTTATCATTTGGATACACAAATGGTGTAACTACATTTGCTATATACTACGATGGTCAGTATGTACATTATATTTTAGATGGTGTTATCAGACGAAGTGTAAACCATGGTGCTGGCGCAACATTCTATTTAGATTCATCGTTTTATTCAGGTAATGCTGCTGTACAAGATGTAAAGTGGTGTAACAATTATGGTGCTATTGGTATAACTGGTGACCAAGGAGCTCAAGGAGCACAGGGGGCTACCGGCCCACAAGGTTCTCAAGGCGTTCAGGGTGGTACTGGGCCAACTGGCCCACAAGGTGCTACTGGAGCTCAAGGGGCTATCGGAGCTCAAGGTGGTACTGGTCCACAAGGTCCACAAGGTGGTACTGGTCCAACAGGTGCTACCGGCGCTCAAGGTTCTACAGGTGCCACCGGCCCACAAGGTGCCACCGGCCCACAAGGTGGAACTGGCCCACAAGGTCCACAAGGTGGGACTGGTTCAAAAGGAACTACTGGTGCTACTGGTGGTCAAGGTGGTGAAGGTCCACAGGGTAATAAAGGAGCTACAGGTCCTCAAGGAGCTACTGGCCCTCAAGGTCCTCAAGGTGCTACCGGCCCTCAAGGTGCTACCGGCTCAACGGGCGCTCAAGGTGGTACGGGTGCAAAAGGAACTACAGGTGCTGTTGGTACTACTGGTGGAGAGGGAGATATTGGTGTTACTGGAGCTCAAGGGGCTACTGGCCCACAAGGGGCTACTGGCCCACAAGGAGCTACTGGCGCAACGGGTGCTCAAGGTGGTACTGGCCCACAAGGTCAAAAGGGTACTGCGTTTGGTTCTGCTACTTTAAACTATCAAGTATGGTCAACTCATGCCGGAAATGGTTCTACATCACAATATGGTGTTTATCCAACAAACTCAAATGACTTTGGTAAGTTCTTCGATGCTGCATATACAAATTCAACATTACACTCACAAGGTATTGTAAATGCCGCAACAATTCTTGATTGGACATCCTATACTACATTGACTGGTGCTGGGGTAAGTGTTCCAAATTCAGGTGAATTCTTTTCCGTTAGAGCTTGGGGGACGTTTATACCATCCGAAACCGGAACATATACTTTTACAGCGGAATCCGATGACTCAATTGATTTATTTATTAATGGAACTATTGTAGCATCATTTTATGGTGGTAGAGGTACTCCAGCATTGGGAACAACTACAGGTACAATTTCATTAACCGCTGGCACTGCTTATTCATTTTTGGTAAGAACTCAAGAATATGGTGGTGGTGAAGGTATGAGAGTCTTTTGGAAACGTCCATCTGAATCGGGTGGTGGTACTTGGTATCAATATACATCTGAACTTGGTAGGTCAGGTGCATTAGGTCCGATTGGTTCTCAAGGTAATACAGGCCCAACCGGCCCAACTGGCCCTCAAGGCCCAACCGGCCCTCAAGGTCCACAAGGCGCTACTGGTGATACTGGTTCAAAAGGAAGTACGGGAGCAACAGGTCCACAAGGTTCAAAAGGTATTTTAGGTGGAAGTGGTGATACGGGTGCTACTGGTGCTATAGGTGCTCAAGGTAACGCAGGTCCTCAAGGAGCGGCAGGTGCTACTGGCGCTCAAGGTCCGAAAGGTGCTACTGGCGTTCAAGGTTCTCAAGGAGCTGCTGGTGCTACAGGTCCTAAAGGAAACACGGGTTCTACCGGCCCACAAGGAGCTACCGGTTCACAAGGTTCTGCTGGTGCTACTGGTCCACAAGGAGCCACCGGCCCACAAGGTTCTCAAGGTGCTACCGGACTTATTGGTTCGGGTGGGGGAGTTGGTCCTACTGGAACCATTGGAGCACAAGGTAATCAGGGGTCTCAAGGAGCGGCAGGTGCTACGGGCCCTAAAGGAATTACCGGTGCTCAAGGTGCTCCGGGAACAACACCAACTACCTTATCAACTTATTGGCAAGCAACTTCCGGTGCGGTTGGTACTGGTCAAATATCATTTAATAACACAAATTCATGTTCACTAACTACTATAGTTGTTAGTAGATATTCTTGGTTTACCAGTACGGATAGATATTCATATTTAATCACGGTAAATAATGGATGTAGACTTGATATTGGTCAAGGATTTCCAGACCCAGCATTTGGTGAATTCCAAGTTGTATCCAATACATATGATTCAGGTAATCAGCGATTCACAATTGTTCTTACAAATTTAACGTGTGATAATGCTACATATGGTACATCAAATAATAACACCTATTTAGATTTCTATTGTGGTGGTGGTGGTGCTGCTGGTGCTAAAGGAAACAAGGGTGTTCAAGGTTCTCAAGGTGCTACTGGTTCTCAAGGAGCTGCTGGTGCTACGGGTGCTAAAGGAAATACAGGTGTAGGTGGGGGTCAGGGTGCTACTGGTTCTCAAGGGGCCGCAGGTGCTACTGGACCAAAAGGAAATACGGGTGCTACTGGAGTTACGGGTGCTCAAGGAGCCGCAGGTGCTACTGGGGCTCAAGGGGCTACCGGCTCACAAGGTGCTCAAGGGGCTACCGGACTTATTGGTTCAGGTGGTGGTATTGGTTCAACCGGAAATGTTGGAGCACAAGGTAATCAGGGGTCTCAAGGAGCCGCAGGTGCTACAGGTCCTAAAGGAAACACCGGTAACCAAGGTGCTCAAGGTGCTCAAGGTTATGCTGGTAATAAAGTGTTAGACCCTAACTTTGCTGCAATTGGTGCTGCTAACAATATAGACTTGTATTATACGGGTCATAATGCTACTACTCAAGCATTTGGATTATCTAATAATCCACAATCGGCTAATTCTGCTTATGTACTTCGACAAGATAGCTCTGGTGCTGCTGAATATCAAGTTACTGAATTTTTTGTAAAACCATCTACTGCATATACCCTTGAAATTTGGGTAGCTTACGATGTAAACTGGGCTGGTAGTGGTGCAAATTATGGTATGTTCCACATGAGGCAATTTGCTAGTGGTGGTGGTCACTTTTCTACTGGTGTAGAAGATGGAACAATTATAGACCAAAAAGATTTATATTCATCCGAACTTGGTACTACACTAACATGGTATAGAAAGAAATATTCATTTACGTCCACAGCAGACGCAACCGGAGAACATCATTGGTACGTTGGATATGCTCCATCAGGAACAACCGGCGCTTGGAGATATTTCACAGGCCTATCCATAACTGAAACTCCTAACGGTATCCATGGAACAAAAGGGGCTCAAGGTGCTACTGGTTCAAAGGGCGCTACCGGCGCTCAAGGTGCTGCGGGCGCTACCGGCGCTCAAGGTGCTCAAGGTGCTGTTGGTACAAAGGGTAACCAAGGCGCTCAGGGTGCTGTTGGTGCTACTGGCGCTCAAGGAGCTCAAGGAGCTACTGGTGCTCAAGGAGCTCAGGGTTCCGCAGGTGCTACCGGCGCTCAAGGTGCTCAAGGTGCTGTTGGTACAAAGGGTAACCAAGGCGCTCAAGGTGCTGCTGGTGCTACTGGTCCTCAAGGCGCTCAAGGTACAAAGGGAAATACAGGTCACCAAGGTGCTCAAGGTGCTGCTGGTGCTACTGGCGCTCAAGGAGCTCAAGGTGTAAAGGGTATTACTGGAGCTCAAGGAAGTTCCGCTCCCGCTGCTCCTGAAGGAACGTATGATGGTGCTGTTGGGGGTCAAGGTAACCAAGGCGCTCAAGGTGGTACAAATGCAAAAGGCGATAAGGGTAATGAACTTGCTGGTGGTTATTTTGAGTGGGATAATTCTTTACAAAAATTAACATTCAAAAAACATGGTTGGGTAAATGGTGACCGTGTTTGGATTGTAGAAACTTACAAATATTTGTTCTAATAAGTTTAGATTCCATATTTATATTAAAAGAATATAAGTTATGGAAAATGGATTTAAATTTGACCGAGACCCACATCGTTTGGATGTGAATTACACAAATTATTATTGGTTTCACGAAGGGTTTACACCTGAAGAGTTGAAGACCATCGAAGAATTGACTTCAGATTTAAAGTTTGAAGAAGCTGCTATTGGTCAAGACAACGTTAGCCGAAAGAATGAGACTTATCGAAAATCATCAGTAAAATGGTGTCCACAAAATGAAAAGTGGGAATGGGTGTATTCTAAATTACATAATATGATTTCTGAAGCAAATCAATTTATGTGGAAACTTGATTTGACTCATATGCGAGAACGGATTCAATATACCGAATATTACGAAGGTGGTGGTCACTACGATTGGCACATGGATTGTGGTATTGGAATTCAGAATCAAAGAAAAGTATCAGTAACAGTTCAACTTTCAGGTCCAGATGAGTATGAGGGTGGTGATTTAGAATTTATGTTGGGAGCTGGAGCCACTCAAGCTCCAAGGGGTAAGGGTGTTGTTGTGATATTCCCATCTTTTTATTTACATAGAGTCAAACCCGTAACTAAAGGTACTCGTAAATCATTTGTACTTTGGGTTGGTGGAGAACCATATAGATAATATGAGAAAAACGAGTTTGCCAACTGCTTTGGTTTATGGTTGGAATAGATTTGGTGAGATAACACTAAAATCTGATGTATATCACGAAGAAAATTTATATGAATTTGTAAAAATATATTCATACGATTGTGCTTGTAATTTTAAATCAGATTTTGCTAAACATAAGCCGGACATCATTATATTAATTGGGCCGGGAAATGGACAAGTTTATCAATTCACCAGCCATACATTTGTGATGTCAAAAGTTTTTACATATACTGAAATTCCAGCTGACAATGTTCTTGCAAATGATATTGTATGTCAATCAACGTTTTGGGCTTGTAGGTCTCAAAAAGAAGTATTTGGAAATAGAGAAACGCCTATATTCTCAATCTTCACACCAACGTACAAAACCAACGAACGTATATTCAGAACATATGAATCTTTAAAAAACCAAACGTATCCAAATTGGGAATGGGTGGTCGTTGATGATTCACCTGAAGGTGATTATAAAACGTGGGAATATCTAAAAACTATAGCTGACGAAGATTATAGAGTAAAACCATATAGAATGTCACCAAATAGTGGTGGTAATGTTGGTGAGGTTAAACATAGAGCTGCCATGTTATGTAATGGTGAGTGGTTAGTAGAACTTGACCATGATGACACTTTGATAACAACTTGTTTACAAGAAGTATTACATGCCTCATGGCAACATGAAGATGCTGGATTTATATATACGGATGTAACCGAGGTTTATGAAAATGGAGCACCACGTCAATATGGTTATATAGGTGACGATTGGTATGGTCATCCGGAAAATAAATTTGATTGGGGTTATGCAGGACACACATGGCAAAATATTGATGGTCAAGATTGGTTGGTACACCATTATCCTGATATAAATCCGAAATCAATACGATTCAATATTGGTATGCCAAACCATTGCCGTATTTGGAGACGAGATACATATTCAGAAATCAGAGGACATAGTAGAGATATTTCGGTAGCTGATGATTTTGAATTAATTGTAAAGACATTTTTACATACAAGAATAATTCACCTTAAAAAAATGTTATATGTACAATATAATAATGGTGATTCGACAGTAGATAATAATTCAACCGATATTAATCGTAGGGCTAGATTAATAAAAGATTATTACGACCCATTTATTCATCAACGAATCCTTGAGCTTGGAAAAGATGATTGGTGTTGGAATGAGTCCGATGGCCATTCTTGGAAATTTCAAGATGATATGGATTATACAAAATTTGGTGAGAGTGAACAAGTTTTAAATTACATAGTGAAATAGCATGAAAATATTATTTGTAGTAGGATATCAAAAAGAAAAATGGAATTGGAACACTTGGTACGAAAATGGTATCGGTGGGTCGGAATATGCTGTAATGAAACTTGCAGAAATTATGGCACGTTCCCATGACGTTACCATATGTGGTGACCTTATAAGTTCTACAATAGATAATGTCAAATATTGTGAATACAGCGAATTGGAATCAAATTCACAATACGATGTTGTAATTGCCACAAATTATATACACTATTTAGTAGAATTGAAATCAAGAAATATAACCTTTGATAAATCATATTTTTGGTTACATAATCTTGACTTTTATCCATGGTGGAATGGTGTTACTTTAGAGAATGATGGGTTGGGCTACTTATCAAGTTTAGAAATAACTAACTTCATTTGTGTATCTGAATATCAGGCCGCCATTTTAGAAAAAAAATATCCACAAATGAGAGGTCGTATTCGTGTAATACCAAACGCAATATCAACGACTGATTTTTTAATGAATTCGGTTGATAAAGTCCCAAATAAGTTTGTGTATACATCATCAGCTGAACGTGGTTTGTCAAATCTATTAGAAATCTGGCCAAACATAAAGAATATGTTACCAGACGCTACCTTATGGGTAGCAACCCCACCATATGCATTGGATGTTTATGACTCTTATCAACAAGTTTTAGAAGGGGTTCATTTTATTGGCGCTTTGGGGAAAATGGAATTATACAATTTGATAAATTCGGCTGAATATTGGTTATATCCAAGTCAGTATGAAGAAACCTATTGTATAACTGCTCTTGAAATGATGTTTGGTGGTGTAAAAATAGTATCAACTGATTCCGGTAATCTTTTGAATCTATTAAATGGTAAAGCTAAACTTGTAAGTCATAATGCATCAAATAATGAGTTTTTTGAAGCATTTGTGGATTTACACAATAACAAATCACTACAACAAACCAATTTAAAAAACGCAAGAGAATATGCTTTAAAAAATACATGGGATGTTCGTGTTAATGAGTGGTATAGTGTGATAGATGAACCAAAGCGATACACCAAAATAGATTGTGTATATGTGATTGGGTTATCCGAGAATTTTAATAACTACGATAGGTGGGTTTCTGAAATTAATAAATTAGGATTAGACCCTCGAAGCGTTATTCATATTCATAGAGCAGTTGATGGTAGTAATTTAAATATTTACGATGGAGATTGGTCAGTATTTACCAATTGGAAAATAGAATCTACAAATAAATGGTATAATAGACCTATTCTGCCCGGAGAGATTGGTTGTGCTTTATCACATCTCCAAGTTTGGAATCTTGCAAAAGAAAGTGGTCATGAAAATATATTGGTTCTTGAAGAGGACTTCATGGTTCATGGTCAGTTATCCCCATATATCATAGATGACCTACCATCCGATTGGGACTTGATGTATCTTGGTAGAAATAAATTGTCACCGGGAGATGATGTTGAAATCGGTTTGGGTGAAATTGTAAAACCATATCCATCTTACAACACCCATGCTTATATGTTGAGTAAAAATGGTATAGAAAAAATGTTGAGTAAAAACTTACAAAACAATATTATACCATTAGATGAATTTTTCATATGTACATATTCAATACATCCAAATCGAAATGATTTAAACTCTATTGAGTCAGATGTAAATGCTTACTCATTAAGAACACAATTAATAAGTCAAGGTCATAGTCAAATAAAATCTACAACCGAAACTATTCATTTAAACATGAAATTACATCCCGAACTTTACACTTATTATGAAAACCCAATTGAATGGAAAAATAGATTTATATCATATTCCGCTAGAACACAAGAATGGGATTTGATAACCGATGAACCATTTGATAATTGTTTTACATTTCCATTGTTTACTGAAGAGTTTTGTAGAATGATTCGTGAAGAGGCCGAATACGCTAATTCTTGGACTGTTGATAGGCATGAAAATTACCCAACAACCGATATGTTATTAAATGTGATTGACATGAATGACATTTATATGGATGTTCTCCGTGAATATGTTATGAAGTTTTCGACTTACATTTGGGCCCTTGAGGGTCGGGGTTGGACTTCTATGCAATCTGAAAACTTTTTGGCTAAATATACCCCAAATGCACAAGGACACTTGTCTATACACCACGACTCATCCGACATAACTTGTCTTGTACAACTTTCAGATTTAGACGAATATGATGGTGGTGGTACTTGGTTTAGAAGACAAAAACAATTAGTAAAATCACCAATTGGATATTGTACTATACACCCTGGAAACATAACTCACAAACATGGTGCTAGAGCCGTAACAAACGGAACTCGTTATATTATCGTATCTTTTATGAAAAATAGTGAAAGATAGAGTGTGTTACTATTTATATAGAGATAACACCCTTATGGAGTTTTTAAATGGCAGTTAACATACCAATTTGGACAGGCGCAGCGACATTCACAAGTGGAAGTTCCACTCCTTTCGGATTTTTTGATTCTGATTCACAATTCAGGTCAGATGCTCCAAAGGTGGCTGGGTGGTGCGCAAAACGACTGGGATATCCCATCGTTGATATTGAATTACAAGATATAAACTTTTTTGCTTGTTTTGAAGAAGCTACCAATGAATACTCATCACAAGTTAACCTATATAGAACGAGAGAAAGTATGCTCTCACTACAAGGGTCAAACATTTCAGCTGACTTACGAAATACACAACTTAATTCTAATTTGAGTTCTGTTGTGAATATCGCAAAAGATTATGGTACTGAAGCAAAGAGTGGTGGTAGATTAACATACTATACAGGTTCATTTACGTTAGTTGGTGGTGAACAAATTTATGATTTAAAGAATGCAAGTGTAGTATCACTTGAATCTGGTTCAGTTTCCGATGGTCTTACAATCCGTAAGGTGTTTCATGAGGCGCCTCCTGCAATTACTCGTTATTTTGACCCATTTGTCGGAACTGGTCTTGGTTCACAACAAATGATGGAGACTTTTGGATGGGGTAATTACTCACCAGGCGTATCGTTTATGATGCAACCGATGTATGATGATTTACTTCGTTTACAAGCAATTGAATTTAATGACCAAATTCGTAAATCACAATACTCATTCCAATTAGTTAATAATCGTATTAAGATTTTCCCATTACCAACATCAACTGATACTGGAACAAAAGTGTACTTTGAATATACACGAAATAGTGAAGGTAATAATCCTGCAATGGCATCAAATGTTGTTAGTGATTTATCAAACGCTCCGTTCTTGAGATTGTTATATTCAGATATTAACGCTGCTGGTAGACAATGGATTACTAAATACACATTAGCATTGGCTAAAGAAATGTTGGGTGCTGTTAGAGCTAAATTCTCCGCTATTCCAATTCCTGGGGCTGATGTTACTTTAGATGGTGCTGATTTAAGAGGTGAGGCTTCTACTGAAAAAGAAAATCTATTAACCGAGTTAAAAGAAACTTTGGAAGCCGTTTCAAAAAGAGCATTAATGGAAGCAAAACGTGATGAGGCTGAATTTTTAGAATCAACACTTGCTAGAGTTCCAAGAGCAATTTATATAGGATAACCAATGGCATTATTCAGCGGTCAAAGAGACATGAGTTTGTTTAGAACGCTAAACAAAGAACTTATCAATGATATTATTGATACGGAAGTGTATTACTATAAACTTGTGATATCTGACACCAATGTAAATGTATATGGTGAGGGTAAAGATAAAGTTTATTACAATCCTGTAAAAGTTCCATGTTTGATTGAGTATAATACCATCGACCAAGTTTCGGATGATTTTGGTCAGTCATATACAAGAACAGCAATATTTAAGTTCTTGAAAGACACATTAAAGGATGATAAAGACATTTATCCTGAAGTTGGTGATATTGTAGATTGGATGGGTGAGTATTTTCAAATCGATTCAATCAATGAAGCTCAATTCTTTGCTGGTAAAAATCCAGACCATTGGGATGGTGGTGAAATTCAAGGTTATTCAGTATCACTTATATGTGATGCTCACGTTACACGACACACTACACTAAATTTGGTAGAAACTCGATTTGGTAATTCAAATTCAAATTCTAACACTATACCGATGGGATTATAATGGCTACAAAATTTAGAACATCAGACCCAAACAAACCGAATCTGAATCAGACTCAATCTTCTACAAGTTTAGACCCTAAATTAAATAAGGCAAATCAAACTCGTAGAGATAATGATGATTTAAAAAACGTATCGGTTGGTATTTACGATATTGACCTTGCGTTCAAGTCTTTTTTAGAATTAGATGTTAAACCTTTGGTAGAAGATGGTGGTAGATTTATACCAGTACCTGTTATGTATGCTTCTCCTGAAAAATGGGCAAGTGCTCAACGTGATGGTTTCATGAGAGATGATAATGGGATGATTTTAACACCCGTGATTTCATTCAAACGAAATAACTTATCAATAAACACGGAATTGTCAAAATTAAAAGTTGCTAATTCTGAAGATGCTGAACAAATGTTCGAACGTAAATATACACGAGCCAATAGATATGACCAATTCTCAATCTTGACAGGACAACAACCTGTAAAAGAATATGTGGCTGTTGCTAGACCTGATTATGTCAATTTAGAGTATGAGGTTGTGGTTTGGTGTGATTACATGGAACAAGTAAATAAAATAGTAGAACAAATAATCTATTTCCAAGGACAATCTTTTGGTGAGAGATATAAATTTGTAATCAAAGGTGATTCGTATTCATTTGAGACTATGGCCGAGATGAGTCAAGATAGAATTTCAAAGGCAACTATAGGATTGACCGCAAAAGCGTATATTGTGCCAGAATATAAGGGTACAACGCCAAATACAAAAAGAAGATTTTCAGTTGGAAAGATTTCTTGGGGTGAAAACCCAAAATTAGGTGGTGATGTCTAAAAATTAGATATTTATATAGTAAACTAACAATATTATGGAAGAAAAAACAGTTATTCAATTTACACAAGAAGAGTCTGACAAGGTTCAAGCTCTTCAAGAACAAGTTTTGTTTACTACAACAAAAATGGGTGAGATAGAACTCGAAATTTATCAGTTAGAACAAATCTTTGAAACTTTAAAATCACAAAAGTCTACATTGTATGGTGAATACTTACAATTAATGAAGACACAAGATGAAATTTCTAAAGCATTAAAAGAAAAATATGGAGAGGGTGAGTACGATATAAGTACAAATACCTTTGTTCCTAAAAAATAACTATCTCGTTTCCCTAATTTTTTGTGTATTTATTATTAAGGAAAACCAAAATTAGAATATTAGGAGAAAAATAATGGCTGAAAGAATTGTAAGTCCTGGTGTATTCACAAGAGAAAAAGACCTTTCGTTCTTACCTGCGGGTATTGCTGAGATAGGTGGAGCTCTTATAGGACAAACTATAAAGGGACCTGCTTTCGTACCAACGAAGGTTGAGTCTTTCAATGAATTCCAACAAAAGTTTGGAGGATTGACTGAAGATTCATACCTCCCGTATACCGCACAATCATATTTAGAAGACGCTTCTAATGCTACTATCGTTAGAGTATTAGGTGCTGATGGATACACTGCTAAACCAATTGCTTTAGTAGTTTCATCTTCAGCTGGTGTAAAGGTTGCTGCTGTACTTCACCCAACTACAACCACAAATGGTGGTGACTTTGATTTATCAAGTGTTGATGCTGCTGCAAGTGCATCTGCTTTTGTTTTGACATTGACTGGTAGTTTGGTTAGTTCAACTGCTACTTCAGCTTCTATGAATCCGACCTCGGATAACTACTTTACAAAACTTTATGGATTCGCTCCAAAGTCATCTAAAGTTGCTTACACTTACTTAAACTTCTCAACATTCCAGTCACAATCATTTGCTACTGGTGAGAACGCAAAAGTATCAGTTGTACAATTCGACACCGATTACACTAAAGCTTACTCCGAAGCATCTACTCCTTATATCGTTTCTCAAAAAGTTGGTGGTGTCGCTACTAACTTGTTTAAGTTCCATACATTATCACATGGTAATGCTACAAACTACGAATTCAAAATTGGTATCCGTGACATCAAACCTGCTTCTGAAGTTCCAGGTTCTGAATTTGGTACATTCACTGTACAAGTTCGTAGAGTCGATACTTCTAAAGTTCCTTATTCTATCTTTGGTCAAAACGTACAAGATACCGATGCTAGACCTAATATTGTAGAAGAATTTACAAATGTTAACCTTGACCCGAACTCTCCAAATTTCATCGCAAGAGTTATTGGTGATAGATACGTTACTGTAGAATCTACAGGTAAATTAGTATTCAATGGTGATTATCCTAACACATCAGCTCACATTCGTGTTGAAGTTGCTGATGATGTTAAAAATGGTGCTGTTGATTCAACTTTAGTTCCATTTGGATTTGCTGCTGTAACATCACCACTTCATAGTGGTTATACTTTACCAGAACCAACTTATGTAACTACACAATCTTTGGATAGTGTTTACAACTCTAAAGTGTTCTTTGGTTACTCATTTGATTTCGCTACAACTGATAACTTAAACTTCTTGAATCCAACTCCGGATGCTAATACCGAGGTGGTTGGTAATGCATTTGATTTGGCAACTTGTCAATCAGGTTCAGGTACTGTATCGTTAACAAGTAATATTGATTACAAAAAATTCATCGTACCTTTCCAAGGTGGTTTTGATGGATGGGAGCCAAACCGAGTAGTTTACACCGGAACTAATATTGTTGCTGGAAACACTCAAGGTTTGGATTGTTCATCTGCTACTGCTAGTGGTACTGTTGCTTTGAGAAAAGCTATCAACGCAATTTCAAACCCTGATGAATTTGATATTAACATGGTTGTTATTCCAGGTTTGTTACATAGATTACACTCTTCAGTTACTACATACGCTAAGGATATGTGTGAAGATAGACAAGATTGTTTCTTTGTGATGGATACGGCTGCTTATGGTGATACAATCGCTACTGCTGTAAACACGTTGACTTCATTTGACTCGAATTATGTTGCTACTTACCACCCTTGGGTTAAAATCCTTGATACTGACAAGAATAAGCCAGTCTGGGTTCCACCAAGTGTTGTTCTTCCTGGTGTTATTGCTTTCAACGATTCAGTTGGTGCTGAGTGGTACGCTCCCGCAGGTTTGAATCGTGGTGGTTTGACAAACGTTATTGAAGTTAAGACTCGTTTAACTCACGATGAAAGAGATTCACTATACGAAGGTCGTATCAACCCAATCGCTACATTCCCTGGACAAGGTGCTACTGTATTTGGTCAAAAGACCTTACAAGCTAAACCATCTGCTCTTGATAGAATTAACGTTCGTAGATTGTTAATTGCTGTTAAGAAATACATCGCATCCTCTACAAGATACTTGGTATTCGAACAAAATACCGCTGCTACAAGAAATCGCTTCTTATCAATCGTAAATCCATACTTGGAATCAATCCAACAAAGAAATGGTCTTTACGCTTTCAAAGTGGTGATGGATGACACAAACAACACACCAGATGTTATCGATAGAAACATTATGGTAGGTGAAATTTACTTACAACCTACGAAGACTGCTGAATTTATCGTACTCGATTTCAACATTCTTCCAACTGGCGCTACGTTCCCAGGGGCATAATTTTAAGATAACACTATTTATTAGAAAGAATTAGGAGAAATATAAATGGCAAATTTGTTAGACCCAAATGAAATAATGTTCACCAACTTTGAACCTAAAATGTCAAATAGGTTCATTATGTACATCGAGGGTATCCCTGCGTACTTGGTGAAGACCGCTGCTAGACCTGAAATTCAGAATGGTAAAATTACAATTGACCATATCAACACTCGTAGATATATCAAAGGTCGTTCAGAATGGCAAGATTTGTCAGTTACTCTTTATGACCCCGTAGTCCCATCTGCTGCTCAAGCTGTAATGGAGTGGGTTCGTTTACACCACGAGTCAGTAACCGGCCGTGATGGTTATGCTGACTTCTACAAAAAAGATATTACATTTAACTCATTAGGACCTGTTGGTGATAAAGTTGAAGAATGGACATTGAAAGGTGCTTTTATTCAGAGTGCAAAATTCTCTGATATGGATTACGCTGGTGAAGATTTAGCAACTGTTGAATTAACATTGACTTACGATTACGCTATCTTACAATACTAATTTACGACTGCAAAATGAGAAAACCCCTCTAATTCGAGGGGTTTTTTGTTTTAAAAAGTTTTGAGTTACATATTTATATAGGAATAAAAGGAGAACATATGAATATAGTTAGACGAAAAACAGACAATGGTGTAGTTTATGCTAATGGTATCGGACAGTTTGTATCTGTAGGTGATACCGCATTTACAATTGATGAAGCTACAACCGAATGGAATTTACCCACAGGTGGATGGGATACTAATGATTACGATTATGTTTCGGTTGAATTAGAACTTCCATTAGACTACCCGCAAGTTGAATATAAGTTAGTTTATGTGGATGGTGTTTATTCATTCGAACAAATTTAAAAAATAAAAGAAATAGGTTATGGTAGATTTACAAGACGACTACAAAATGTCCAATGAGGACATGGTTAATCAGGCGAAACAGCAATACGAAACTAATCAAGTTCGTGATTACAAATTCCCAACCGAAATTATTGAGCTCCCATCAAAGGGGCTTTTATATCCTAAAGAAAACCCATTATCAAGTGGTAAAGTGGAAATGAAATACATGACCGCTAAAGAAGAGGATATTCTTACTACACAATCATACATTAAAGATGGTTCAGTTTTGGACCGATTGTTTCAATCATTGATTATCTCAAATGGTGAAGGACATCCAATCAAGTATGTAGATTTGGTGACTGGTGACAAAAACGCAATCATGATTGCTGCTCGAGTTTTGGGATATGGTAAAGATTACGAAGTTGAAATCGAAGACCCCTTTAGTGGTAAGAAACAAAAAGACGTAATCGATTTAACACAATTCGAAAACAAAGAATATGATGGTTCATCTCAAGTGGAACTTCATAAGAATGAATTCGAATTCACATTACCACGTTCAGGTCGTAAAATTACATTTATGGCTATGACCGAATCAAAAGAACGTAAAGTTAAACACCAAATTGAAGAATTGGCCCGTGCTAATCGTAAGTTAAAAGACGATACTTCGAGAGAGTTAACAACTCGTTTGAAAAATATGATTCTTTCGGTTGATGGTGAGAATGAACAGAAGGTTATTAATCATTTCGTAGACAACGAATTATTTGCGGTAGACTCAAAGGCTTTCAGAGCGTATATTAATGAAGTTGTTCCTGATGTCGATTTGATGTATGAATTTGTATCTGAAGAGACCGGGGGAAGGAGAGAAATGGTACTCCCTATGGATGTTACCTTTTTTTGGCCTAAATCTTGATTATAGAAAACATTTACATACTCACATTTTTGAACTAATTTACCATGGAAATGGTGGGTTTAATTTTGGTGATGTTTACAATATGCCTGTATGGGCTCGTAAGTTTTACATCACAAAAATTATAGAGTTCAAACAAGAAGAGAAAAAACTACATGATAAAGAATCTGCAAAAATTAAAGCAGCTTCAAGAAGAAAGTAATACCCAACGGAAATGTTGGGTATTTCTATATTTATAGGATATAACATGAGGTAATCAATGGGTACTATCAAAACATCAAAACTTACAGAGCTTCTAAAGTCAAAAGGCCTTAGCGAAAGTTTTATTGGTAAATTTATAGATGCTATAAAGCAAAAGAAAAAAGAAAAAGAATTTGAAAAGTTAAATAACGACCCTCGTTACAAAGAGTTGTTAAAAAAATACAACATAGATCCTGTTGATTATAATTCTACCAAAGACGACCCTTGGTTTAAATAAAAGAGGTATAAGTGGCTTCTGAAGAAAGAAAAGACACACAATCTCGTGTAAATGCGATGAAAGCTGAACAACAAGTTCAGATGAATCTTTCTGCAATTTTAAAAGCAAATCTTGATTTAAGAACAAAAGAGGGTAGGCTTGTTAAAGAAATGACAAGCTCTTTAAGTGAACAAAAAACTTTAGAAGACAAACTGACCGGAATTCTTGAAGAAAAACAAAAAATAATAGAAGAATATTGGGATACTGACCAAGAACTTGCTAAAAGTTTGTTAGAACGTATCGAAAATACTGAAAAACTATTAAAAATAGAAAAAAAGAGAAAAGACAAATCTGAAGAATTGAAAGATTTGGCAGATGGTACAAAAGATAGTTTATTAGAATCGGTTGGACTTTCATCCGAAATGTTTAAAAACGGAATAAAGTTTGGTCTTGGTATGATGGTAGCTAAAAAAGGTGCGGAAATGATAACAACCGCATTTGAGTCTACGGTCGGTCTCGCTAAGGAAATGTACACACATATGGGTACTACTGCAGGTGAAGCTGCACGAGTTGGTGGGGAAGTTACGGCTGCTAGTTTTTCAATGACCGGTCTTATGTATGGTGCTGAAGCAGTAGCTGAAGCCGCAAGGGCTACTGGCGAATATTATGGAAGTACCCATGGGATAACATCTGATATGTTGAAAAACGTAACCGAACTTACTGCAATGATGGGTGATGGTGCTGGTGCTGTTCAGATGAACTCTATTTTACAAGATGCAAGTGGTAATGCTGCCGAATTAACGGCTGACATTAAAACTATAGCTCAAGATGCTGGTGTAGATGCATCTGTTGTATTTAAAGAGATGGGTCAAAACGCAAGTTTAATGGTTGGTAAAACCTCGGAAGAAATTAAACTGCTTGCTAAGAAAACAGCAGAGTTGAAAAAACATGGTCAGTCAATGGATATGTTAAAATCGGTATCTGAAAATGTGCTAGATATTGAAGGTTCGTTACGAGCTGAAATGAAGGCGCGTTTAATGACAGGTAAAGATATAAATTCACAGGCAATCCGAGAAGCTGCTATGATAGCTCAAACTACCGGAGATTATTCCAAATTAAGTGAAGAACTAACAAAACAAGTTGGTTCTGCCGAAGAATTTGGAAAACTCGGACCAATGCAACAAAAAGCGTATGCTGATGCATTTGGTATGACTACTGATGGTATTACTGAAATGTTGACTAAACAACAGCAACATAACGAAGAAGTATCTACATTTGGTGAAACTGGTGCAAAAGCATATAACAAAATAAAAGAAGGTGCTATGGGATTTGGTAGTGCTATGATGTCAGCATTACCCATTTTGGCTCAATCGGTGGGTCTTATGAAAAATCTCGGAGTAGGTACAGATAAACTTGGAGGCCTCTTTAAAAGTAAGAAACCTGCTGCTCCGGAAGTGCCGGGTGGTGGTGAAAAGGGTGGTGGTATGATGAAGGGTATGACTGATGCTATATCCAAGATTGATGCCAAAAAATTACTTGCGGGTGGTGCTGCTCTTGTATTGGTGGCTGCATCCGTATTTGTATTTGCAAAAGCCGTTCAAGAATTCATGAAGGTTGATTGGGGTGCTATCGCTATGGCTGTAGTATCAATGTTAGCACTTGTTGGGGCTCTTGCTCTCGTTGGTGCTATAATGATGAGTGGTGTGGGTGCTGTTGCTATTATAGCAGGTGCTGCTGCTATGTTGATAATCGCAGCCGCTCTATTTGTACTTGGTAAAGCTATTCAAGAAATTGCTGTTGGATTTGGAATGATGGGTGAGTTAACAACTCAACTTACAGCGTTGGTAATGATTGCTCCAGGTCTTATTGCTTTGGCTGGTATATTTGGATTATTAGGATTGTCTTTAATAGGATTATCAATTGGACTTGCGGCAGTAACTTTATTTTTACCAACACTTCTTATATTGGCTGCGGCTCTACCATTAATTACGGGTGCTCTTGGTCTTGGTGGTGGTTCATCGGAAGAGTCATCTTCGGGTGGTGGTAAAAAAGACTCCGACCCGTTACTCGAAGAAATTAGAGGTTTGAGAGCTGATATTCAAGGACAGCCAATTCAGATAGTCATCAACGACAAAGTTGTTACGGAAATGAACAAGAAGAACACGAGAATGCAAGGTTATCGTGACCAGATGAAGTAAGGTAAATAATGGCATTGATAGACTTAAAATCAGACTTATCTAAATTCAGAAAACCCATTGATAAACCATTAGTGGATAAACCAAGGGTTGATGTGAATACTAAAATAAACACGACTCCATTAGAGAGTCTTGCTAATGGTGTGTCTTCTCCGAATCGACCTGTACAACCTGAACTGATAGGTGGTGTAACTCCAAAGCCAGTTGACCAATCTGAAAAGTTTAAAGGGGAAACTACTCCGATTGTATATAACAATTCAGAAAAGTTTAAAGGTGAGACTGACCCCACATTATATAATAATACTGAAAAGTTTAAAGGTGAGACTACTCCAACCATATACGATAATACTGAAGAATTTAAAGGCCAGTCTGACCCTAAACTTTATGACAATACTGAAAAATTCAAGGGCGAAAACGAACCAAAGATTTTTAAGTTTGTAAAACAATTTCTTGGTGAAGTTTCTCCAAAGCCATTTACATTTGTACAACAATTTCTTGGCGAAACCACTACAAATAGTGTATCACAGGGTGACAAGTTTAAAGGTGAAGTAACTCCAATTCCTACAAATCAAGACGAACAATTTAAAGGTGAAACTACACCTAATTTAGTTGTTCAAGGTGATAAGTTTAAAGGTGAGACTACGATTTGGAATACAAACATTGGAGTTGACTTTTTCAAAAACGATAAGGCGATTGGATTCTCACAAAAAGTCGACACTAAATCAAAGTTTACAGGTGTAGACCCATCACAAACTATATTCAAAAATAATTCATTGTATGGGTTATTTAAATCTACTAATTATGGTGTTACTAAAGACCTCGATAACGGATTGGGTAAATCGTATACTGATTCTAAACTAAAGGGATTGTATAACAAATATAACCTCAAAGAAGATTCGTATAACAATTGGTTTATTAAACATCCACTTATTCTTACCGGCATTCAAACCAAAAAAGGTGAACCATTTAATTATGGTATTGGTGGATTGTCTTTTATCAGAGGTGGTGCTGTTACAGCCGTTACAAGGGCTGCTATAGATGTTGTGAGAATTGGACAAATGTTATTAACACCTCGTGGTATTATTTGGTCGTTGAAACAAGTTGGTATGCAACGAAGTCAAAGATACGGAAAAACTTGGACTCCCATAAATCTATTAGCAAATATAGGAACTCAACATTTGGGATTAAAGTTCCCACGAGCTGGAGTTTTGCCGGTCGATGATACATTTAGATACACAAATTTATTTACAAATGGGCCTGAATTGGTTGGTGTTTATCGTAAAGTATTATTGGGTAGTCCATTATTAAAAACCGATTTACGAGGTGGTTTTGATTCGTTCTATGGTATTGGTGTTACAAATACAACTCGTACCATAAACACATTTAAAAATGCTGGTAAACTTTATGGTGATTTTATAGCAGGTGGTGGTGTATCACCAATGTCAAGTTTTAAACAAAAATTTAATCCACTTGATGCGCCTGTTAACGCTGATGGGCTCACATATAAAACTACAATCCCTGTAACTGATGCTGAAAAGAAACAATTTGGAGTTGCTAGTCGTATTGTAGAATCCACACCTACAAAGTATTCTGATAATTTTGAGAGCAAACTTATATCTCAAACGGAAGAAAACTCACCCATTCCAATTGATGATGCAAATGATGGTAAGCCAACTCCGGGTGTAGCTCCATCGAGTTTAGAACGTAAAAAAAATCTATTAAAGTCCGATGGATTTATAGCCGGCAGTCCTGATATTGCTGACTATGAAATGTTGTCATATGGTACAATTAAAAAATTTGCTAGTGGTAAAGATGCTGATGGTAATACAATATCAGCATTTAATGATTTCAGATTAGCCTCTAAAAATACAAATACAAAAAATAGAGCATCAAGTGAGGATTTTAAAAATAGAAACTTAAAAAAACGTGTAGGTTGGGATGGTAAGGCTGGATTTTTTAATTTTCCAGAAGAAAACGATTTAATTAAATTTATAATCGGTAGTACACAATTTAGAGCCACTTTAAATGGAATTACTGATAACTGGTCACCAAGTTGGAATAATGTTAAATATCCTGGAAATCCATATCCGGTTTATATGTACGAGTCGTTTGAACGCACTGTATCATTCAATTTTAAAGTATATGCTATGGCCGAACCGGAACTTAAAACTGTATACGAAAAATTACAAGCTTTATCAAATTATACATTACCAAACATCGGTGGTCAATATTACACCGGACAACTTATCAAAATAAAAATTGGAAGTATCATCGATAAAAATGGATTTATAACATCGCTTACTTATACTGTTCCTGATGAAATCAGCTGGGATATTGCTCATGAAAAACCAATAGGTATTGATGTTTCAGTTGGTGCTACATTAGCTATGTATTAATAAGGTAAAAAATGCAAAGATATACTGACATAGAAATTTTAAAAGACAAGAACGGAAAGCGATTCCGTAAAACTGTATTATATCCTGAAATTGAACCAACTGAAAATGATATTTATATAACAGGTCAGGTTGGTGATAGATTGGATTTATTAGCAAATAAATATTATCTGGACTCTACGTTATGGTGGATAATCGCACGAGCTAATAATATTGGATATGGTAATCTTGTCGTGCCAATCGGAAAACAAATTAGAATTCCAGCAAATCATTTTGAAATAATTGACCTATATAACACGTTAAATCAATAATTGGATTAGTTATGTCTATATTTGACGCAGGAAGTTTACCAACACCAACAGCCCCAACGGGAGATGCTAAACGATATAAACGTAGAGCATATGCTACCGTTCAATTTAGTGGTGAAAACGACCAATTTTCATGTGGTGGTGGTCCTGCTTTATTAATGAACCCTGGATCGGGTTATGGTTCTGTTTATGGTAGACCAAAGCCATATTTAAATTCGGTAACTACTAAAAACCAAGGTGGTGGTGATATAACCGATGTTGCTTTATGGGAAATTGAATTTACATATACCTGTTATACGATTGATGACTTAAACCAATTGTCACAAGCTTTTATGATTCCTGGAAATTTAATCAACGTAAAATTTGGTTGGAATACTGGTGGTGAGATTTCAATATCTAACGCCAGAATTTATGATTTCGGATGGTCGTATAATTCGGATGGTTCATTTTCATGTACGGGTAAAGCGCTTGGTCAGTCATCGGCTGCTGGTGCTTTCGCTATGACCCCTGCTAAAACTGGAGTAGCCAGTGCTGATGCGGAAAATTCTACGGAATCATATTCTATAATAAAGCAATTACAAGACCAATGTGACGAGGCGTTTGGTTTGACTCGTGAGGATGATGGTACTATTGATGGTGGTAATTTACCATCAGAGGGTACTGGTAAATCTATTAATGGATTTGGTATAGCTACTTTACAAAAAGAGGCTGGGTTTATTGACTCTATAATATCATTCGGTTCGGCTGATGAGGTTTACGTTAGTTATGTTCAGGTTAGAAAAATTATAGACTTTTTAAACAATGAGGTGATGGGTAACGGTTTTGATTTTGTGTGTACTGCTAAGTATCAAACTCTATCCTTATTAAAATCTGCTGATATGATGGCTGTGATGTTACCGGGCGAGGGTGGTAATTATGGTAGTGAAAATGATTTTAGTGGATTTGAAGGTACATTTGGTGATGTAAATGACATCTATATTTCTACTGGTAAATTATTAGACCTTGAAAAGGAGTTGTTAACTAAATCTAAAGAGACCCGAGAAGCAAGTTATACAGCAAATTCATTTTTACAAAGAGTATTAGCTGAAATAGACCAATGTACTGGTGGTGCTGCTTCGTGTGCTATAATCCCAACGCCAAGTAATCCTAAAAAATATAATATTGTAAATAAATTAAATGACGTAAAAAAGAGCTCGGGTGGTACTACTATAAATTTGCTTGGAATTGATTCCCCAATTAAAGGTATTAATATGTCAAGTAATATGGATCCTGAAATGGCTGCTATTGCTTTCGCAGGTGGTGGTGGTACTTTTCCAGAAGGCGCCGCTGATAATATTTTTAAAGGATGTAAAGCCAAACCACAATCTAAAAGAAAAGGACCAAGCCCAGCCTCATCTGTTGAAAGTAAAATAAAGGAAATCGGTGAAGGTTCTTGGAAAGCTGAAGGTGCTTCGGATTTTAAAACCACGTTAAGAAAATATGTATTAAGTAAAGAGACTGGTGTAAAAAATGTATCTTTACGATACAACATTGATTTGAGCTTGACATTTGATGGTTTGCCGGGAGTAGCGTTTTACCAAAAGTTTCAAGTTACACCATTACCTGCTGCTTACAATGGTGGTAGTACATATTTTGTAGTCGGTGAAATTGAACATTCAGTAAAAGAAGATGGTATGTGGGAAACTACAGTTGTTGGATATATGATGGTTAATGTATAATGGCAGGTAGAAAGAAAATATATTATCCTCAAGGTCAAATTCTCGGTGGGAGATTTACCGCTGGAAAAGAGTGGATGTTGGAAGATGGTACTGAATTCAAAGGCGCGTATCATACATACACCACAAACGAAGTATTTACGGAATCCTCGTATGTTAGAGGTCGTTCGAAAAAACTGATACCATATGTGAATATGTCTGAAGAAGCTAACAAGAAAAAGTTTGAATATGATGGCCTTGTTGCTCAAACTCCAAAAAAGTTTACATTTGCTAACTACAGTAAACAAACACCAACTCAACTGGACTATGACCGTGGATATTTCTATAGATATTTTGTAAAAAGACGTACTTCAGATTACATAAGCGAAGTTAATCTTGAAAACTATGGTAAGGCTGATAAAGAGCATTTTATAAAAGTAAAACTTGCTTGGAAAATCACAGGACCATTAAATGACACCAACATCGAACGTGGTGTAATTGATACAAATCGTAGAATCTTGTTTGAGACTGAAAACACAATGCCCAAGATATCAGAGTATGTCAAAAACTTAACCGAATGGTTAAAATCTTAACAATTTGTTAACAAATATTATTTGGAAATCTCAATTTATTACATTATCTTTACTCTGTAATCAATGAGAGATATGACACACAAAGAATTTAAATTAGTAGTTAAGAAAGAAATCCTTGAATCTGCCGGATATAATAGACAAGCAGTGAAGTACCATGCAGGAGATACAATGATAGTTGATGAGGCTACGTTCGAGCGTATCCAATCCGGAAACACTGTTGAAAGAATGACACGAGAAGGCTTTATTCATTTTGATAAGTATAACTTTGAAAATGAGGTTTCATTCACGGCTGTCACTGTCGAATATGGTACACGCAGATTAGGTCAAAGAAAACAAAAATAAAAGATATGAGAATTAGATTTGAAAGTAGAGAAGATATCATCAACGCTTTGTTTAATGAGTTTGGTGTAAAAGGTGGTTTTAATAATACAGCCACAAACAAACACATTGAAAAACATTGGACTTACAATCGATTGTTACATTATTATTACTCATATAAAGAACGTGAACAATATTTTAATAAAACGGAATGTTAAGCGAAGCTATTTTAAATAAAATCCAAACTGAATTGGGTGAGTTCAACACCGGTCGTGTAATCGGTGGAGACAATGACTTTTATCTACGATTTGGATACTGGCGTAGAACTGACCTTGAAAGGTTAGAGCAAATTCTATCGGACTACATTGTAATAGAAGATGACATCTACGATGATGATTGTGGATACCTATTTTCTTACAAGGTCAAAAACAAGATTTAACAATTTGATAACATTGGGGGCTTGTATATGTCAAACCTTTATTGTATCTTTACTCTGTAATCAATGAGAGATATGAACTATAATCAATTAAACGGAATGAGCATCGAGGAGCTCAAAAACCTCAACCGACTTGTAATCGAAGTCATTAAGTCAAAACAATCGATGATGGCTTATCAGATGAAACATTCACTCAAGGTGGGTGATAACGTTCGAATTAAACACCCAAAGATTAATCCGACTGAAACGTTCATCGTTCGTAATATTAAACAAAAGAACGCTAGTGTTGTGAGTATTAGTGGTCGTCACTCTTATAATGTGGCTATGTCTTTGTTGGAAGTAATTGGATAATAAAAAATAAAAAATATGAATTATAACGAAGTTAATGTACGAGTGAGTTGTCAGTATTACGAAAACTACAACGTTGGGCCTGATGGTTTTGGTGAAACTCCTTATTGGAAACCCAAGGGTGGTTTTGACTTTATCTTCCCCATTGACAGCGATGCTATGATGTACGCCCCACAAGAACACCTGTTGACTGCTATCAAAAGTTTGATTGCAAAACAAAACACGGTTGCTGAACGATTTGAGTACATCTCACATGAGGTTGAGTTTAGTGAACCCTTTGTGGTTGAGGGTCTGATGTCCGAACTTGAACAAGTGCTTGATGAAGTTTACAATTAAGGTATGTGGGAATATAGAGATATCGAAGTCCAAGCGGACGAGTGGGAAGAGTATCAAGAACTTTTGAATACTCTTTGATATATGAAATAATTTTCGTATATTTGTAACATATGAGGTTAGTAGACACCAACGAACGATTGGCAAAACGTATTCAATCCCTTTCAAGGGATTCTATATTTGTATACCCCATATTATCAAGTTTGAATAAACATTCGGCTCAAACGCGTATATCATCAATCATGGTATCGGATGGGGTTATTGATTTGTTTATAAACTATCACAACATTGACTCTGAATGTGTTTCAAATGATATAGACTTTTCAGAGTTCAAACGAGTCTTTGTATACAAACTAAAAGACTTTTTATACCATTATAAAGGTGATACTTCTAATATATATGACTTTGAGGCAGGATTGTTTCATTCGGCTAAAGATTATGAAGTAGACGAAGGTGTTATATATACAATATTCAGACGTAGACAAGCTCCAAGGGCAAACGACCTCATTCCTATTTGGAAACACTATGAGGAGTTCTTAAAATGGAAAAACTTGTGGTCTCAAAATGCGACTTCAAGATTTGCACAGCTATATCCAAAGTCTTTGTTCTATATTGAAAAAAATGGTATAAATACTGTAGATGGTATTGAATATACAAACTACAACTTCTTAACAACCACATCACGACCATCCAACGCATTTGGTGGTATTAACTATGCTGCTCTCAAAAAGGATGGTGACACTCGTAAGAGATTTGTATCAAGATTTGAAAATGGTAAACTATATCAGTTAGACTTTGATGGTTACCATATTAGACTTATTGGTAAATTAATTGACGTGGATATACCATTGGATATAAAAGCTCATAAGTGGTTGGCTAATCAGTATGGAGTTGACGATTCTACTGCAAAAGCAATTACATTCCGACAATTATATGGGGGTGTTCAAGAAGAATACATACACATTCCATTTTTCAAAAAAGTATCAGAGTACATAGAATATTTGTGGGGTAAATTTAAAACCATTGGTTATGTAGAGACTCCTATATTAAATAGAAAAATTGTATGGTCTGATGATTTAAACAAAAATAAACTATTTAACTATATTCTACAATCGGTTGAGACTGAAAGAAACATAATTATAATCGACAAATTGTCCAAACTCCATGAGTCGAGGTCTTTGCCAGTTCTATACACATATGACTCAATTTTATTTGATGTACATCCTGATAATGGTATTGAATACATTAAATCAATTAAGTCTATAATGGAAATTGGTGGATATCCTACTGAAGTAGAAGTTGGTGATAATTACAAAGATATGGTTAAGGTAAGTATTTAGATATTTATATTTATGAAGAAATTGTTCGAAAAAATAGTCAGAAAATGGTGGTCTCAAGTTGGTATAGATTTGACCAACCCTTATAGTGAAACTTCACTAATGGGATTGCATAAAGTTTTGGCTGAAGGTTTTGGTTATGAGTTTGCTGATGAGTATGTAAAAACTCTATTAGAGGGTGGTGGATTGCCCAAAGATGCTCAAAAAGAAGAACCTGCTGGTGAAAAAGATGTTGAGACAATCGAGTTGGGTATGATGACAGCTCTTGAACGTGATAAGTACAACGAGAAATCTGAAGAACAAGACCTCGATGAAGAAACTTGGGTAAAGAATAAAAAGTCAGGTTCGGTTTATCAAGTAAAACAATTAAATCCACAAACACAAGACCCTGCTACTAAAGATGATGTTGAAAAGGCAAAGCAAAAGGCAACCCCATCCGATGATGCGGATGAACCAAAGGGTGAACCTGCTTCTGAAGAACGTATTATTTCTGGTAAGGATAAGACTTTAATAAAAACAAATTCATTAGAATCGAAGGCATTTAGTCAAGACATGATTCCAAACGATGATGACTTTGCAAAAAAGAACGCAAAATTAGCAAATCCAACTCCACCGGATGCATTCAAACTTCCTGAAGATTTGGTTTCTAATCCAAAATTCCCAAAACGATATATGAAGGCTCTTGAACGTATGATGAATACGAGACCGACTGGTGATGCTACAAAGTGGTCACACTTTAGTGATATTCCTGGAGGAGCCGGACAAATATCAGCTCAAGCTGGAGAATTGATGACCATGATGGGTACATCAATGACCAATGATGAGTTTACAAAGTTGACCGATGCTTTATCAGCACATGAAACGGCTCTGATTAAGAATAATCCTGGAATGAAAACTGAAGGTAGTCGTATTGTTACAAAGAGTTGGATTCAAGCCGCAAAGAATAATAGGCAAGCTATATTAAACCGAATTGGCTCACAATATCCGGGTGCTGAAATTGTAGCAACATCATGGGATACCAAAGAAGAGGTAGAAGCTCTTGGTTTGAAAAATTACAATAAGAACAAAGGGTTTTCAAGTGATATGTACGCTAAAATCAAATTAAAAGATGGTAGCGAAATTTTAGATGAGGTTTCATTGAAAAAATCTACAATGGTAAACTTCTTGAATTCAGGTGCTGGTAAATTTTCCGAATGGGATGATAATTTGCCAGACGAAATCAACCAAAAGGTATACTCATCAAATCAAAGAAAACGTCTTACTGAAGTTGGTTCTAAATTTTCAAATGACATTCAAAAATTGATAGATTCAAACGACCCATCCGTTAAATCTTTGGTTGATACGATGAAGTCCAAAAAAATATCATTTAATGAAGCCTTATCTGATTTGTCAAAGGGTGGTGGTAGTAGAGGTAAGTCGAAAGTTGTGTTAGAGGGTATTAAGGCTCTCGCTGATTCTGGTAATGCTGATGCTAAAGCTTACATGAAAGAAGTTGATGAGACACATCGTAAGTTCCAAGCCGAATCCGTTAAAGCAATTGTAACCAATCCCAAAATGAAAGCTGGGATGTTGGAAGAAATTAAAAAAGAGTTCCCACTAAAATCAGTTTCAGATGGTGAAGAGACTATGGCTATTGGTCCAAACTCACTTGATAAAAAAGTCATGGAGAAAATATTTGGAACGTCTGACTTTGAACAAATCAAAGAAAAGTTAGTTGCTGAAGATGGCAATCCACCATATTTGGGTTATAAAGCTGACCTTGATGGTAAGGTAATTCCTTTGGCTACAATTGTTGTTCGTGAAGATGGTGTTGGATATGGTGGTCAGATAAAATTTGAAATGCAGTTAGATAAGAGGTTTGCTAAAACACTTGAAACTGCTAATAAACAAGTATATTCAAAATAATTTGGGAGATATGAGTGAGAACGCAGTTGTTGTGTACATTTACAAACGAATCCACATTTGAAGATGTGGTCAATACTATTCAGTCATCATTTGAGTTGTTTAGCAAAAAAATATTCATACTGAAGTTAGACCCATCGAAGGAATTGGTTGTAAGTTATAACATCATGCCAACTTCTACAAACTCATTTTTACCAAATACCATCATGGTTCATCGTAAAAAAGAAACAAACACCATGTATACTATAAATGCTTTGAATAGACTAATATCACAATTGAATGGTGGTATGGTTGACAAGGATTACCAAATACATTGGAATGATTATAGAAATGCTGTAATTTTAACCGATGGTGATGGTTACAAGATACTCAAGACATCTTTATTCAGGATAATTGACGTTAATTAACTGTATCTTGATATTTATACCAGTAGGTATTATACCAGTAGGTACTACAAAAACTGAACATTGAAAAATATTTTTTGAAATACATTTGGAATTGTCACCCAAATGTTGTATATTAGTGACAAGTTTAACAATTAACAAATAAAAAAAGGTAAATTATGGCTATTGACTTAAATGCAATCCGAAACCGTCTGAACAGTCTTCAGACCAAAGTAACAAAGACTGACAACTTGTGGAAACCACAACCTGGTAAACAACAAATTAGGATTCTTCCTTACATCCACAATCCCGCTAACCCTTTTATTGAACTTTACTTCCATTTTGATTTTGGTGGTAAAAATGTTCTATCTCCAATTTCTCATGGTGGGGCTGACCCATTGGTAGAGTTTGCTGAAAAATTGAAGGCTACCGGAAATCGTGATGATTGGAATCTTTCTAAAAAATTGACTCCAAAGATGCGTACTTACGTTCCTGTATTAGTTCGTGGTGAAGAATCTGAAGGTGTTAAGTTTTGGGGATTTGGTAAACAAGTTTATCAAGAATTGTTGGCATTCTTCGCTGACCCTGACTATGGTGATTTGACCGACCCTATGACCGGCCGTGACATTACTGTAGAATTCAAGTCGGCTGCTGACGTGGGTAAATCTTACCCAGAAACTTACATTCGTGTAAAACCAAACACAACTCCCGTTTCAGAGGATAAAAACATCCTTGAATTGTGTAAAGACCAAATTGACTTGTCTACAATGTTTAAGAAAGTTTCTTATGAAGAAATGAATAAGATGCTTGAACAATGGTTAGAGACTGGTCAAGTTGCTGACGAAGCAGAACCTGCTGCTGAAGTACCAACACAATCTGAATCAGCACCTAAATCAGTAAGTGGTGCTGCCAGTGTAAAAGAAGCATTTGACGACCTTTTCAACGACTAATTTATGGCAGGAAAGAAAGATTCAGTTCGTGATGAACTATCGTCAATCCTCGCTACCAATCTAAACAAGAAATTCAAATCGGCTCACAAAGTCGCTTTTTTCTTGGATGGCTCGGAACAGACACCCACCGATTTGGATGAGTGGGTGTCTACCGGCTCTCCTATGTTGGACTTGGCTATCTCTAATAGACCCCATGGTGGTTTGCCAGTAGGTCGTATTACCGAGATTACAGGATTAGAAGGTAGTGGTAAATCACTCCTTGCGGCTCATGCTATTGCTGATACGCAACGTAAAGGTGGGTTGGGTGTTTACATTGACACCGAAAATGCTCTAAACCAAGAATTTCTTGAAGCAATTGGAGTGGACATTCGTAAGATGTTATACGTTCCATTGGAAACCGTTGAAGACATCTTTGAAGCAATTGATTCAATTATCGAGTCAGTTAGAGCCGCTGATGGTGACAAGAAAAAGTTGGTTACCATTGTAGTTGACTCCGTTGCTGGTGCTTCTACAAAGGTTGAGATTTCAGCCGACTATGACCAAGCCGGTTATGCAACTCAAAAGGCAATTATCATTTCAAAGGCTATGAGAAAAGTCACAAACCTAATTGGCCGTGAACGTATCTCATTAATCTTTACAAACCAACTTCGTACTCGTATGGGAGTCTCGTTTGGTGACCCATGGACAACAAGTGGTGGTAAGGCAATTGCATTCCACTCGTCATGTAGACTTCGATTGAAACAAATGGGCCAGTTAAAAGCTAAAGTTGGTGGTGTAGAACAAGTTGTTGGTATCAAAACTCGTGCTCAAGTTATCAAGAATCGAATGGGGCCACCGCTACGTTCGGTTGATTATGATATCTACTTTGATAGTGGTATTGATAATTATGGTTCTTGGTTGGAAATGATGAAGACCTACAAACTTGTAAATCAAAGTGGGGCTTGGTACACCTATGTTAACAAAATTACAGGTGAAGAAATTAAGTTCCAAGCTAAAAACTTTGAAGAAACGCTTACAAGTGACCCCGAGTTAAAGGAGACGATTTACCAACAAATTTGTGACACATACATTATGTCTTACAAAGAGGCAGGTGAAGAAGCTAATATTGATAATGTTGAATTAACTGATTTTGATGATTAATAGGTATAAAGAACTGCTCAAAGAAGTAGAAAAGGAACATAGTGAAGTAAAAACTGAAGAGTTAAACGATAGAGTTCTAATCATAGATGGACTGAATCAGTTCATTCGAGTCTTTGGTGCAGTTCCTGCCTTAAATGATGATGGTGAACATTGTGGTGGTGTGACAGGTTTCTTACTGTCCACCGCTGCTACCATCCGAACTCTTAAACCAACTCGTGTTGTTATTGTGTTCGATGGTAAAGGTGGTTCTAATCGTAGAAAATCAGTTTATAAACAATACAAAGAGGGTCGTACTGGCTTGACCAAGTTAAATAGACTTGCTGGATATGAGGATTTAGAAGACCAATCAGCCTCTATGAGAAAACAATTTGCAAGACTCATAGAATATCTACAAGTTCTACCAATCACTATAACTTACATAGACCACGTTGAAGCAGATGACATTATAGCATATCTTGCTGTACATTACTTCAAAGAAAAAGTAACAATTGTATCATCTGATAAAGATTTTCTTCAATTGGTAAACCCACGAATTAACGTCTGGGCTTCTACCAAGAAAAAAATGTATGATGAGGCTTTGGTACGAGAAGAGTATGGTGTTATACCTCAAAACTTGGTATTTTATAGGGTTATAACCGGAGACGCTTCGGATAATATATCAGGAGTTAAGGGTATTGGTGAAAAAACCATTTCTCAAAAAATGACATTCTTGAATAATGGAGAATTATCTCTGGATGGGTTTTTGGATGGGTGTTCTACTGAATGTGATGAAAAGTTATCAAAGAAATTGTTAGAATCTAAAGATACAATAACTTTAAATTACGACTTAATGCAGTTACGAGACCCTGAAATCTCATCATCAATTAAATCAAATGTTAGAGCCATTATGGATGACCATAGACCTGCTCTTGATTTAGTTGAGTTCAAGAAAATGTTCATGTACGATAAATTGTACACCGCATTTGCTAATGTGGACTCGTGGTTGAGAAATTCATTCACAAGCTTGGACACAAATCTTAAAAATCATTTTGATAATAGAAAATAAATTCGTATATTTGGTTTATGGAAAAATTCGGAACGAAGTTCTCAAACACATTTCAGATAAAAGTTATATCATCCTTACTTGGTGATAGAGTTTTTACCAGACAGGTGTTTGATATCCTTAAACCACAATATTTCGATTCAGAGGCATCGGAGTGGTTGGTTAAGGAAATAATGTCCTATATGGACACATATGAGACGTTACCAACCCTCGATGTACTGAAGGTAAAGATTAATTCGGTTGAACGTGATGTTTTAAAGACTTCAATTGTTGATACTTTAAAATCCGCTTGGACTAATCTTGAAAGCGAGGATTTAGACTATGTAAAAGAACAATCGGTAGAGTTTTGTAGAAATCAATCAATCAAGAACGCTATTCTCGATTCAGTATCATTACTCGAACAAGGTAAATACGATACAATCAAGAAAAAGATTGATGATGCTATGAAATCAGGTCAATCACAAGATATTGGTCATGATTACAAAACAATGATTGATGTTAGATACGAAGACACAATTAGAAACGTGGTATCTACTGGTTGGAAAGTGATTGATGATGTTACACAAGGTGGTTTTGGTAAGGGTGAACTTGTAATGTTTGCTGCTCCTCCGGGAATTGGTAAATCTTGGTCATTAATTAACATTGGTGTTAATGCTATGAAACAAGGTAAGACGGTAGCCCACTATACATTGGAATTAAATGAAGGTTACGTTGGTCAAAGATATGATGCTGTTTTAACGGGCATACCTGTCGCTAACCTAAAATTTAACCGAGAGGAAGTAGACAAAATGGTCAAGTCCGTAAAGGGTGACCTAATTGTAAAGTATTACCCTACCAAGACTGCCAGTGTAACCTCGTTAAGAGCTCACTTGGATAGAATGATTCTACAAGGAAAGCGTCCTGATGTTGTAATTGTAGATTATGCTGATTTGTTAAGAGGGCCGTCCAAAGAAAAACGACACGAAGAGTTAGAAGAAATTATCGAAGACCTCCGTGGTATGGCTGGTGAATATGAAGTCCCAATTTACACGGCATCTCAAATCAATCGTAGTGGGGCAGAAGATGACATTATTACAGGTACTAAAATCGCAGGTTCATTCTCAAAAATGATGACTGCTGACTTTGTAATTTCATTGTCTCGTAAGATTGAAGATAAGTTAAGTGGTACTGGTCGATGGCACGTTATTAAGAATCGGTTTGGACCTGATGGTATGACTTTCCCATCGAAAGCAAACTTCTCAAATGGTCAAATTCAGATATTTGATGACGCTTCCATTGATGGTAAACAAACACAAAAAGAGATGAAAGGTGGGGAGAGTTTAGTAAGAAAAGAATTGTTACAAAAATATAAAGAAATCAATGGTGGGATGGATTTCTAACACCTATATATAATCACCCAATTAGAAAAAATGAACAAAAATTTAAGGAGAGTTGTATATGGCGCTATTTGATAATCGTATACCATTTAAACCCTTTGAGTATACTGAATACTATACTGAAGGTTGGTTGAAACAAGCACAAGCATTCTGGTTGCACACGGAAATTCCGATGCAAGGTGATGTAAAAGATTGGAATGAAAATTTGTCAGTTTCGGAAAAAAACTTGGTTGGTAATATCCTATTAGGATTTGCTCAAACCGAGTGTGCTGTATCTGACTATTGGACTGGTATGGTTACCAAATGGTTTCCTAAACATGAAATTAAACAAATGGCTATGATGTTTGGTTCGCAAGAAACCATTCATGCTACGGCTTATTCGTATTTAAACGAAACACTCGGACTTGAGGATTTTGAAGCGTTCTTACATGAATCTGCTACTGCTGAAAAGTTCGAAGTTTTAATTAATACAACGGCTGATTATACACCCGAAGACTTGAAATGGAATTCCGAAGCTCGTGAAGACGTTGCTCGTTCCTTGGCTGTATTTTCCGCTTTTGCTGAAGGAGTATCATTATACTCATCATTTGCTGTACTTTATTCGTTTCAAATGAGAAATCTTTTGAAAGGTATTGGTCAACAAATGAAGTGGTCGGTTCGTGATGAATCGTTACACTCAAAAATGGGATGTCAACTATTCAGACATATGTGTGATGAGTATCCTGAATTATTAGAGTCCGTTAAACCTAAAGTTTATGAAGCTGCTCGTTTAATTCAGAAATTAGAACACAACTACATCGACAAGATGTTTGAAATGGGTGACCTTGAAAATCTTAAAAAAGACGACCTAAAAAACTTTATCAATCAGAGACTAAATGAAAAACTCGCTGAACTTGGATACAATCCATTTGCCGGTGGTGATGATTATTTTGAATATGATAAAGAATCAGCTGAACAATTAGAATGGTTTTACCATTTGACTGGCGGCTTAACACATACCGACTTTTTTGCTCTACGACCTACCGATTATTCGAAGGCTGGTGAGGGTGAAGATTGGTCTGATATATTTTAATAAGTTATGAAAAATCATGGAGAAGAATTGGGTTGGGAGCTCGGAGTAGACTTTCCAACCTGGGGTAATACCGAAATTTATGTTAAAACAATCTCAAAGGGATATCTCCTTGCCGGAGAAACCCCAAAAGACGCTTACTGGCGCGTATCGACCGCTGTTGCCCGTAGGTTGGGTAAACCTCAACTTGCTAGTAAGTTTTTTGATTATATTTGGCGCGGGTGGCTTAATCTTGCTACTCCTGTCCTTTCCAATACTGGTACTGATAGGGGTCTACCGATTTCTTGTTTTGGTATTGACGTGGGTGATTCCATTCAAGAAATTGGGGCAAAAAACCTTGAAATGATGCTACTTGCCAAACATGGTGGTGGTGTTGGTCTTGGTGTAAATATGATTCGGTCTGCTGGGTCAAAAATAACCGGAAATGGTACATCTGATGGTGTAGTTCCTTTTTGTAAAATCTACGACTCAACGATTCTTGCTACAAACCAAGGCTCAGTTCGTAGAGGAGCTGCTTCAATCAATTTAAACATTGAGCATGGTGACTTTGATGAGTGGATTGAAATCCGTGAACCAAAGGGTGATGTGAATCGTCAATCACTAAACCTACATCAATGTGTTGTTATCGGTGATAAGTTTATGAGAAAACTTGAAGAGGGTGATGCTGAAGCTAGACGAAAGTGGGGTAAGGTACTTCAGAAACGAAAAGCTACTGGTGAACCTTATATCATGTTTAAAGGTAATGTAAACAAACAAAATCCAGAGGCATATAAACAAAATGGGTTGAAAGTCTTTATGACTAATATTTGTTCTGAAATTACATTACATACTGATGAATCACATTCGTTTGTTTGTTGTTTATCGTCAGTAAATTTGGCTAAATATGATGAATGGAAAGATACCGACCTAATTTACACCGCAACTTGGTTTTTGGATGGTGTATTAGAAGAATTCATTCAGAGAGCTAAAAACATGAGAGGATTTGAGAATTCAGTTCGTTCAGCCGAAAAGGGTAGAGCTCTTGGACTTGGTGTTCTCGGATGGCATACTTACTTACAACAAAAGGGTATGTCCTTTGAAGGTTTACCTGCTCAATTTGAAACTCGTAAAATTTTCTCTGGCATTCGTATTGAAGCCGAAAGAGCAAGTAGGGATATGGCTGAAGAATATGGTGAACCGCTATGGTGTGTTGGTACTGGTATGAGAAATACTCACTTGATGGCTATTGCTCCAACTGTATCAAACTCAAAATTGAGTGGTAATGTATCTGCTGGAATTGAACCATGGGCTGCTAACGTATTTACTGAACAAACGGCTAAAGGTACATTCATTCGTAAGAACCCCGAATTGGAACGAGTTCTCCGTAAAATTGGTATCAATAATAAAGATACTTGGGATAAGATTCTACAAGATGGTGGTTCGGTTCAAGATATTGTTGAATTAGATAATTGGGGATTTGTTAATGGTAAGTTACTCAACATCCAAGACATTTCTCAAACTAATATTGATAATAAAGAAGTTGATTGGGTTAAAGATGTATACAAAACATTCAAAGAAATCAATCAATTAGAATTAATCAAACAAGCTGGAATTCGTCAACAATATGTTGACCAATCTGTATCATTGAATCTTGCGTTCCCACAACAAGCAACTCCAAAGTGGATTAACCAAGTACACATGGAGGCTTGGAAGCAGGGAATCAAAACCCTTTATTATATGAGAACTGAATCGGTACTTCGTGGTGATATCGCCAGTCGTGCTACTGACCCTGATTGTTTAAGTTGTGATGGATAGATTATGAGACAATATTTGTATTTCAGCGCCCCTTGGTGCGGGCCCTGTAAAATGTTAGGTCCTGTTATGGATAGAGTCAATAATACAATACCTGTTAGAAAGGTAATTGTAGATGACCAACCTGATTTGGCCAGACAATATAATGTAAGAAATATTCCAACTGTAATTTTGTTGGAAAACGGAGTAGAAACTAAAAGATTTGTTGGAGTAAAGTCGGAATCTGAATATTTAAACCCATAAGTTATGATAAAAAAACCAACTATAGTTTTTGCTACAATGTGCAAAAACGAAGAACATTGTATTTTACAAACATTGGAGTCAGTAGCTGACCACATCGATTATTGGATTGTGTGTGACACCGGCTCTACTGATAAAACAATAGAACTTGTAAAATCATTTTTTAAAGATAGAAATATTCCCGGCGAATTACATGAAGATGAGTGGGTGGGCTTTGACCACAATAAAACTTTGATGATGGAGCGTTCTAAAGGTAAAGCCGACTATATCATGCATCTTGATGCTGATGACTTATTGGTAGGTGATTTTTCTTTTCAATTTGCACAAGTTTTTGATGATGTTTCAATAGATTTTAGAGACGCTTATTTTATTCCTGTAAAACGTGGTACTTCAGAATGGAAAGCATTGATTATGTTTAATGGTAATCATAGTTGGAAATTTTGTGGTGTAGCTCATACTACAATCAAGAATTTAGACAAGCCAAATTATACAACCGGAGATTTGTCAAATGGCGGATTTTATATATCAGGTGAAGGTATTGGTTCTCGAGCATTTGACCCTAAAAAGTATTTGTATGATGCTGAAAGATTGCAAAAGCAATTTTGGGATACTTTGGTAAATGATCCTGATGAGTTGAATAGTCGGTCTGTATTTTATACAGCCCAAAGTTACATGGACTATGGTATGTATCGTGAAGCGTTACAATGGAATCGATTGTATCTAAAATTAAAAAATGTATGGATTGAAGAAGTATTTGAGGCTCATATGAGAAGTTCGGTATGTCTTATGAGACTGCAAAGTAATTTGAATGAAATTATTGTAGAAATGGAATCTGCCATAAACTTGTTTCCAGACCGAGCCGAACCATATTTGACTTTGGGTGGATATTTAAATTCTATCGGTGAGTGGGAACTTGCTTATGGCTATTTGAGTAAAGCTCATACTTTAAGCCTTGATAATGCAAAATCAAAATACATTTTGTTTATTAATGAAAAAGCGTATGGTAAGTACATAAATGATGAATTGTCTGTTTCTTGCTATTGGACTGGTAGATATGAAGAAGGTATTGGTTATTTGTTAGAAATATTAAACGATTCAGAGTTTGAATCTTCAAAAGATAGACTTTTTGACAATCTAAAACATTTCAACAACAAATTGGATGAAAAAAACTGATGTACTAATTATCGGTGGTGGGGTGACCGGTCTCTCTTTGGCTTCGTATTTGTCAAAGAGAGATTATCTCATTTTAGAAAAAGACTCCGAACTTGGTGGTTATTGCAAAACCGAAAAGCGAGGTGATTATGTTTGGGATTATTCTGGTCATTTCTTTCACTTTAAAAACGAAGAAATTAAAAACTATGTTTTAGAAAACATAGAATGTGATTTGTTAGAAGTTGAAAAAATTACTGATATTTACTACAACTATCAAATTATAGATTTTCCATTTCAACATAACATTCATCAGTTAAGTAATGCTGAATATCATCAATGTTTGGAAGACTTGGAAAAATGTAAAGAGATTGATAATTCTACATTTAAATCATACGTTAAATCATCCCTTGGTGCTGCTATTTGTGATAGGTTTGTAATTCCGTATAATGAAAAATTATATGCTTGTAATCTCGATGAACTTGAATCCGATTCTATGGGTCGGTTTTTTCCAAAAATGGTTAGCTTCGATGAGTTACGAGACTCGAAAAAATCAAAATCATACAATGACACGTTCATATATCCAACCGGTGGTAGCTACGAGTATATAAAATCTATACTAAAACGGGTAGATGAATCAAAGATTCAATTAAATACTACAATATCATCGATAGACTATGATGATAAGATTGTAACTACAAATTCAGGAGAAAAGATTCAATTTGAAAATCTTGTAAGTACAATTCCATTTAAAAATCTTTTAAAATTATCCAATCGTAAATTTGATAATCTATCTTCTAATAAGGTAGCTGTTTTTAATTTAGGATTTGACAAAGGTACTTCTATAAAAACACATTGGAGATACTTTCCGGGTTCAGAGGTTTTTTACAGAGTTGGGTTTTACAATAATATTTTGGGACATGAAAAAATGAGTTTATATGTTGAGATTGGTTTGTCTGAAACCCAACTTATAGATGAGGGTGTTTTGTTAAAAATGGTTCTGAAAGATTTAGAACGTGTAAATATTGTTGATACTCATGACCTCGTTGATTATCAGTTTTTAGTTATGAACCCAGCATATGTACATATTACAAAAGAATCAAAACAACTATATAATAGTTGGTGTTTAGATTATAATAAATTGGGAATATACTCCATAGGTAGATATGGTTCTTGGACATATTGTTCAATAGAGGATAACATCGTAGACGCAAAAAATTTAGCAAATGTCTTGGAAAATTAAAAATAAATTCGTATATTAGTGGTTATGATAGAACAATTAGAACAACTTAAAGAGTTCCATAGTGTATTTGGACACCCAATTGAAAAATCACCCTGTGCTCAATCGGATGAACTTGCTCAATTAAGATACCGACTTGGTAAGGAAGAGTTGGATGAATATCTCGAAGCAAATCAAAATGATGACCCAGTTGGTATTGCTGATGCTCTTGCTGACCAACTTTACATTTTGTTGGGAACTATGTTAGTTCATGGTATGCAAGATACAATCGTAACCATATTTGATGAAGTCCATCGGTCAAATATGTCAAAGTTGGGTGAGGATGGCAAACCCATCTATCGTGAAGATGGAAAAGTTATGAAAGGACCTAACTACTTTAAACCAAACATCGATAAGATTATTCATGATGCTTGGAAAAGTGGCGAAGGTCAGATGCAAATAGAATTTGATGAAAAGGTTTAGGATGTCGTTACGAGGAGAATCACACCCAGCCCATAAACTTACTGAAGAGCAAGTTAAAGCAATTCGTAAACTATGGGCTATTGGTCATAGGAATATTAAAGTCCTTGCCAGAAATCATGGCGTTTCTCCTGCAAACATCCGTAAGATTGTTAAAGGTGAAACTTGGACTCATATCCTAAACTGGCCGTATGAAAGTTGAAGGTAAACTTTATTCTGACATAAGTAAATTTTCGGTAAGACCTATCGCAAAATCAATTGCAAAAGATATCATTGTAAACAATCACTATAGTGGTATTTGGACAAAGGTATCTTATGCTCTTGGGTTATTTTACAAATCAGAAAGTGAACATCAATTTTTTAGTGGTGTAAATGAAGAGTTGGTCGGAGTTGCTACTTATGGAGATCCTGTAGGTAGACACTCCGGCCAATCCATTTCTCCACTTCTTGACCGAACTGAAGTCCTTGAGTTGACCCGACTATTTGTATTTGATGGTTATGGTTGTAACATTGAAAGTTGGTTTGTAAGCCAGACCTTTAAATGGTTACGTCAAAACGTACCACACATTAGAGCATTGGTATCATATTCAGACCCTAAAGTAGGACACTTGGGTACTGTGTATCAGTCTACAAATTGGATATATCAAGGTAATAGAATCCGACCCAATGATTCGTGGTCATTCAAATGGGATGAAACCGATGAATGGCATCATAGTAGAACTTCGTTTGTTAGATATGGTACAAACAATCCTACAAAAATACAAGAAATGGTAGATAAACCATTTTGGATTAAAAAAGAACCAAGGAAACATAGATATGTTTATATTTTGGATAAGTCGAAAAAAAATCGTATATTTGATACATTGAAGTATCCATCACTACCATATCCAAAAGTAAGTGAGGTCTTTGAAGAAGAGATACATAAATTAGAACCAATTGTAAAATGACAGGAGTAGAATTATTAGGCGATTTAATTAAACCCGAAGAAAAAGACGCAATGAGCCATTTAGGTTCTATTCTTAAATTAAGAGGCGATGCTCTTGAAAAATATCTCGTTGATGATGTTACGAGAATTTTAAGGTGGTACTCCGGATGGGATATTGTACACATAGGTAGTACAAAACCAACAAGTGAAATTTTTAAACAAATTGCATGGAATGGTGATATTCCCGATGTTGATTTTGTATTGATTGACCCATTTGGAAAAGTTCAACTTATACTATCATCAAAATCATCATTCCAAGACAATTCAGCATATGCTTCCATTCTACACATTGAGAGATACCATAAAATGGGTATAAAATATATTGTGATTACGAAAGACAGTAAAGGTGTTTTATGTACAGGAAATTCAAAATATTTAAGAATGTTACCTGCTGGTATTGAAAATGTAATTTTTGTAAACAACGACAAGATTGAATGTGACAAAGATGTACAGCATCAAGAAGTAAATTATAAATGGTCTAATATCGTTAAACCATACTATAAACTACATGACTTTTTGGCTAGTTTCATCGAAAGTTCAACTACTACCCATTCTCATTTTTTTAATTTTGAAACAGGAAAATAAACATTATGTGGACACCTCACGAGTATCAATTCGTGAGATTAACAAAGCGATTGCAAAAGATATGATTGTAACGTATCACTATTCGCACGCTTGGACCATGTGTAGATACGCATTGGGTGTGTTTTACAAAACCGATGAGAAAGACATTCTTGGTAATGATGAAAAACTGATTGGTGTTGCTGTCTATGGATTTCCTGTTGGCAGGTCGGCTGTAACCTCAATAATTGATGGGTTGGGTAATGACCAATGTTTAGAGTTGACTCGATTGTTCATTCACGATGGGTATGGGTCTAATATTGAATCATACGCTTTGGGTCAAACATTTAAGTGGATGAGAGAACACGCTCCAAATATCAAAATGTTACTATCATATTCAGACCCGTTCCAAGGTCACTTGGGTGGTATCTATCGTGCTACGAATTGGTTATTTCAAGATACAAACAAAATACAATTAATGCCAAATTATGGAATTTGTTTGGAAGGTGAGGATGGTCAGTACATTCATTCACGGACTGTATTCTCACGTTGGGGGTCACATAACTTGGAACACCTCAAAACTGAAATTGGTAAGGATGGGTATAAAGAGTTCTGGCGTAGAAAAGAAATGTCCAAACTACGATACATTCAAATTCTACCAACGAACAAGTCTGAAAAGAAAAAGTTGTTGAATTCTTTGAAACACCCATGTGAAACTCCACCAAAAGATATCAATGATATTCTACCAAAGGCAGAACGATACGAAACTTACGAGCCGGAAAATAAAGTAAACTTTTGGTAAAAAGGCTTGTATATGTCAAATTAATTCCTTATCTTTGTATAGTAATAATATGATGAGTATGGAATTATCAGAACTTCAAGGTAAAATTGTAAAGGTGGTTATACCTGTTAAAGGTGTATTGTTCTCAATGAATTTAAAAGTATGTCGTGTTAAAGTACGTTCACTTTTATTCATTGAAGTAATTAAGCCAGAGCGGAAGAATGTGTTTCGTAAAGTATCTATGAAAATGTTAGATTCGTTTGATGAGTCAACGATTACATTTAAAGAGGGTACTGTTGTTGAAAAGTTTGAAAGTAGTTGGGATAGTATTGGACAACCGTCACCAATGGTAGCTAATTCATTTGGTAGCCGGCCTTTTAGTAATCACTCAAAAGGTTGGAGTTCAAACGCACCACAATATCGTTCAACGACAAATTCAGCTGTTGGATTTCCAATGGTCTGATTTGTAAATGTAAAAATTATTTTGTATATTAGGTAAATGAGTTTTTGGGATAGTATAGATTATAATAAAGCACGGAAAGTGTTGGTGATACCGAACATCACCAACTCTTCTAATATTGATAAAGATTCTTTTGTAGATGTGATACATAATCATATCAAAGCATTAGAATCATATGGTGAGTATTATTGGAACATACTCATGCCAAGTGGTAAAATCAGTAAGAAGTTGAACTTGCCAAACGTCAAGCAACATCAGATTGATATTCCCGGTGATATGATGAATCAGAGGTCATTCCCATCTCCAAAACTAATCAACCTACTGAAAGACATTGATTATGATGTAATCTACTCACATTTACCGGACTGGCCGCAAGTGGGTAGATACAAGAAATCAATGGACACTAAAATTGTAGGTTATTGTCATTGGTGGGAAATGAAGTCATGTAATGGGCCTGACAATAGAGCTGGAAAAGCTAAATGGTTGTGGTTACCAATAGAAATCCTTGGAGTATCACAAATGGATGTCTGTTATCTTAACACCCAAGACCAAAAAGATAGAGTTTTAAATGAGGCAATGGAGACTTTTAACCATGAGTTTGTTCAAAAATTAGATGGTATTTTAAAGGTATGGAATTTGGGTGTACCTCAAGATAAAATAGTTGGTGATGTAAAACTTTCAAAAGAAAATACCATCGTATTCAACCATCGAGCGGCCGCATACAAAGGATATCCAAAGTTTATTGAATTGATGGAAGAGTATCGTACACAACGACAAGACTTCAATGTTTGGATTCCACAATTAGTAGGTGACGCTCCACACTCGTGGATTGACAACACAAAAGTTCCAAAACACGAATACTATCAACGACTTCAGAATTGTAAGGTTGGGGTTCAGATGAGACAAACCAACTATGGGTGGTCGGTTAGTGGTACGGATTGTATGATGAACGGAACTCCAATGATTTGGCAAGAATCTGATTGTTACTATGAGATTGACCCAAACGGAATGTTCTTTAAGACCAAGAAAGAATTCTTTGCGTATTTAGATAAAATGTTGGATGATGACACATTCAGACAAGAACAAGACAAATTGTCACTTCAAAGAGCAATGGAGCTATCTTTGAACGAAGACAAGATGATTCAAGAATTACATAAAAAACTAAACGGATAATGTATCAAAATGTATACTATGATAAGGAACAAAGTATCATCCATTGTTGGGATGACAAAAAGGGTTATTTTACAAGTAAGTACCGTAGATATGCTTATGTTAGAGATGGGAGTGGTGCTTTTACTTCTATTCACGGAGAGCGTCTTAAAAAGATAAACTTTTGGAAAAAAGAAGATAATCTAAAACTATACGAATCTGATGTGAACGAGGTAACTCGTTTCTTGATTGACGAGTATGGCGATTCAGATGAAGTATCTACAGGTCATACAGTCTTGACATTCGATATTGAGGTTGAGATGAATTCTGGTCTTCCAGATATCAATAAAGCTGAAAATGAGATTACATCAATCGCAGGACATGATTCGGTTACAAACGATTACTTTGTATATGTTGTAAGTAAGGGTGGTAATATTAACAAACGTATTAAAGGAGCCGAGGTTCGTTCATTCGATACTGAAGAAGACCTATTGGTATCATTCTTAAACAAGTGGCAAGAAATTAATCCAACAATTGTAACGGGTTGGAATATTGACTACTTTGATATTACATATTTGTACAATCGACTCAAGAATGTTGTGGGTGAACGAATGGCAAACAAACTATCGCCTATTGGTAAGATTGGGTACAACAAATATCGTAATCGTTATATCATTGCTGGGGTGAGTTGTTTGGACTACTTGGCTCTCTACAAAAACTTTACCTACCAAGAATTCCCTAACTATCGATTGGACACCATCGCTAATATCGTATTGGGTCGTGGTAAAATTGAATACAAGGGTAATCTTGACCAATTGTTCCGTGATGACATTGAAAAATTCATTGAGTACAACTTGGTTGACGTTGAGTTGGTGGTAGACATGGATAAAAAACTTCAGTTCATTGAACTTGCTCAAGCGATTTGTCACGCCGGTCACGTTTTCTATGAAGATTTCTTATTCTCATCAAAATGGTTAGAAGGTGCTATCTTGACGTTCTTGCGTAGGAGCGGCCGTGTTGCTCCTGACAAACCTCATAGAGCTGATAAAAATGAGGATGGTACTGATGGTGAAGAAAAGTTTACAGGTGCTTATGTTAAAGAACCAAAACCTGGTCTTTACAAGTGGGTATATGACTTGGACTTGACATCTCTATATCCATCTATCATTATGACATTGAATGTTAGCCCCGAAACCAAGATTGGTAAGTTAAAATCATTCTCTTCAGAGGATTATATGAAAGACATGATTGAGTCTTATGTAATTGTCGAAGAAAATGGTACACAATATCCACCTTTGAATAAAGAACAGTTTCAAAAGCTAATCCAAGAATCTAACTATTCAATTTCATCAAATGGTGTTTTATACACCCAAGACAAGATTGGGGTTATACCTGAAATCTTAAATGTGTGGTTTGATAAACGTGTTGAGTATCGAAAGTTGGAAAAACAATATGGTAAGGAAGGTAAGACCGACCTTTACAAATTTTATTCCCAACGTCAGTTAGTTCAAAAGATTATGTTGAACTCATTGTATGGGGTATTGGGATTACCATCGTTTAGATTCTACGATGTGGATAATGCTGAAGCTACCACTATCACCGGTCAAACTGTAATTAAGACTACTGAAAAGATAGCTAACCAATACTACACAAAAATCATTGGTAAGGATGGAGACTATAACGTGTATACCGATACCGACTCCGTGTTTTATCAAGCACTACCATTGGTTCAAGCCAGAAATCCAGATATTGACCCCACATCCGATGAACAAATGGTTCCCGCTATTTTGTCGGTAGCTAAAGAAGTTCAAGAACACATCAACAAGGTCTATGACACAATGTCTAAAAAATTGTTCAATGTGAATTCTCACCGATTTGACATCAAACAAGAAACTATTGCAAAAGGTGGATTTTGGGTATCAAAGAAAAGATATGCTCAATGGATTATCAACGACAATACTGTTCCGTGTGATAAGATGGATGTAAAAGGATTGGATGTTCGTAGGTCATCATTCCCAACATATTTTAAAAAGGTAATGGAGACTGTGTTGTTGGATATCCTAAAAGGTGTTAACAAATCAGAAATTGACGCAAAGATTATTGAGTTCAAAGACAAGATGTCAGACCAAAATTTCGTGGATATCGCAAAGAACTCTGCTGTGAAAGATATGTCAAAGTATATCAAGAAGCGAAACGTATATTCTTTGAATGAGTTTGAGAAAGGTACACCAGCACACGTTAAGGCTGCTATAACGTACAATCGATTGTTGAAATTCTTTGATGCTCCTTACAAATATGAACCTATGAAGGATGGTGATAAAATCAAATGGGTATATCTTAAAAAGAACCCACTTGGAATTGAGGCAACGGCTTTCACCGGTCATAACGACCCAACTCAAATTGAAGACATGATTCGTCAACACATCGATGTGGACTTGATTTGGGAAAAAGAGTTGGAAAACAAGATTACCGACTTCTACGATGCTATGGGTTGGGATAAACCAAACCCAAATCTTGAAAAAGCATCACAATTTTTTGGATTTTAATTTGAATGATATGAATATTGAACAAGCAAAACAAGTATTAAAAGAACATGGTTACTATGTAGATAATCTCTGGCACACCGATGATGTCCACCGATATGGTGATATTTCGGAGGATGGCGCGTACGATGTGTTAGATTCAGTTTTACAAAATGCGTACACCATTGAAAAAATTAATGAAATGTTGGAGGACGAGTTCAACAATCGAACAAATTAATGAGTGTAACCAATTACATAGTAGAATTATGTCCACGGAGTGAGATTGTAAAATTTGTGGAAACTCATCACTATTCAAAAAATATGAATGGATTACACATTTCATATTGCTTTAAGTTGATGGATGGTGATACTATGATTGGTGCTATGGTGTATGGGTCGTTGGGTATGGTTGGGGTTGCTGAAAAGTACACCAACAATCCATCAAAGATTTTGGAGTTAAAACGACTCGTGTGTATTGATGATACTCCAAAGAATACTGAATCTTATTTCATAGGTTGGACGCTTCGGTGGTTACAACGAAATACTGATTTAGAAATGATAATCTCATATGCTGATAAAACATTTGGACATGAAGGTGTGGTTTATAAAGCTACAAACTTTGAATGTGTAGGTGAAACTTCAGCCGGAAGGGTTATTATGTGGAATGGTCGTAGGTATCACGACAAAACTTTAAGAAACAAACACAATGGGAAACTAAAGCCCGTTGCTATTGAATTGAAAAACGCATTGGATGATGGAAGTGCTAAGTATGTGGAAACCCTTACAAAGAACATTTACATTTACCGATTCAAAAAAAGAAAGCAAAAAATCCACCAATGGTTTGGATAATTCAAAATAATTTCGTATATTTGTCTAAATAAAAAATAAAAACATGAAAAAAAGTTCATTTGAAGGGTTTGTAGCCCGTTACAATTTGGGTGGTGAGGTTGAATCCGTAAAAATCAACTCAACTGATGAAGGAATGTCTGTTCGATTCATCTCCGATGACAAAACCCTATTGGGTAGTGTTGAGACTGAAGAGAAAGAATTTCCAAATGGTGAGTTTGGTGTTTACACGACTTCACAACTAAAAGGTCTTCTTGGTGTTTTGGATTCAAACGTCAAAGTAGAACAAGGTGAGGCATCATTAGTATTTTCAGACAATGGTACGTCTGTAAACTATATGTTGGCTGACTTGTCAGTAATTCCTGTAGTTCCTGAACTGAAAACTCTTCCGGAGTTTGGTTCAAACGTTACACTTGACGATGAGTTCGTTGGTAAGTTCATCAAATCAAAAGGTGCTTTGAGTGACTCCGACACATTTACATTTAAGTGTAAGGGTAACAAAGGTGAGGTTATTTTGGGATATTCTAAAATTAACTCGAACCGAATTTCCATCAACGTTGAGTGTACTTGTGTATCTGACGTTGAACCAATTTCATTCTCGGCTAAATACCTTAAAGAAATCTTGAATGCTAACCGAGGTGCAAAAGCATCTTCTTTGAAGATTTCGTCTCAAGGTCTTGCTCATGTTGCATTCGAACATGATGGGTTTAAATCTAATTACTATTTAGTAGAGATTAAGTAATGAGTTTTTGGGATACTGAACCAGCGAAACCGGAGTTCGACTACACGGCTGAAAAGAAAAAGTTCATAGATAATATGGACTACCTTTCTTCTATGTCTGTTGAAGAACAAACTCTTTACAAGAAATGGGAAGAGTGGAATTCCGACCTACCATCCTCAATGAAGAGGAAGGCTGCTATGGCTACTTATATTGATTCTTTGTGGATGCCAACTGACATCTATAATAAAGAACAAACTATAAAAGAGGTTATGGCACTCGAACCCTATGTAGAGATTGTTGATGATTCTAAAGAATCGACTCGTTGGACTGAAATCCGTAAACTAATTCACACCATGGCTTTTTCAGCCAATCCCGGTCGTAATGTCAAGATTTATGTTAAAGACCGAGTTAGTGGTAAGGTATTAGGTATGATTTCGTTAGGTTCAGATGTCACCTCTTTGGGTGTAAGGGATGCTTATATTGGGTGGACTCAAGACAACAAATACAAAGATGGTAAATTAAATCATACAACAATTGCTACTACTATTGTATGTACCCAACCATTGGGATACAACTTCTTGGGTGGTAAGTTGATTGCTTGTATGGCTACATCACCAATCGTAAGAAAGTATTGGAAAGAAAAGTATGGTCAGACTTTGATTGCTGTCGGTACTACATCTTTGTATGGAATCCATTCACAATACAATGGCATCCCACACTTCAAAACACTTGGTGAGTCCGCAGGTAAGGTTGCTACTAAACCAGATGATTCGGTATATGAAGTATGGCATCATTGGATGAAGGAAAATCAGCCGGAAGAATACGCAAGACAAACTGCTGAAAAGGCAAATGTCGATGGACCTGCTACCGGAGTAAAACAAAAAATCATTAATATGATATTCAAGGAGCTTGGTATCAAATCTTCTAAATATCAACATGGATTTAAGAGGGGTGTATACTTTGCTCAAATGTATGAGAATGGTAATGAGTTTCTCCGAAATGAAATCACCGAAGACCAATTGGTATTAAAAGACAAATTTGCTAAAGGCGATGAATACACTATGAATTGGTGGAAAAAGAAGGCAGTATCTCGTTATGAGAAACTACACGAAGAGGGTCGTATAAAACCAGAACCATTATTTTACCTTGATATTATTGGTATGTCTTGGGAAGCCGCAAAAGAAAAGTATTTAAACGAAGTAGGAAGATGAGTAATACATTATGGGTTGAAAAATATAGACCCGATACGTTAGAAGGTTATGTCGGAAACGAACATATCCTTGAGAAAGTAAAAATCTACATTGAGAACGAAGACGTACCACATTTGCTGTTGTATGGTCAAGCCGGTACGGGTAAAACCACATTGGCTAAAATCATTACAAATCAGATTGATTGTGATGTCATGTACATCAACGCATCTGATGAGAACAACGTTGACACGGTTCGTGACAAAATCCGTGGGTTCGCTTCATCAATGGGATTCAGAAAGTGGAAAATCATTATTTTGGATGAGTCTGATTACTTGACACCAAATGCTCAAGCAGCTCTCCGTAATTTGATGGAAACTTTTAGTAAGTCGACCCGATTCATTTTGACGTGTAACTATGTCGAAAAAATCATCGACCCAATTCAATCACGTTGTCAAACGTTTGCTATTACACCACCATCAAAAAAGGATGTTGCAAAACGATTGAATGATATTCTAACAACTGAAGGTGTTGAGTTTGAAATGTCGGACCTTGCTGTTCTTGTTAATAGTGGATATCCTGACATTCGTAGGGTGTTAAACGCAGCTCAACGACAAGTCATCAACAAGAAGTTAGTAATCGACAAACAATCCACAATTCAGGCGAATTATGCTGAAGAGGTTGTCAAGGTTCTTCAAGGTAATGGTGATGCTAAATCTAAATTTGTAAGTGTACGTCAAATCATTGCAGATTCGGGTGTAAAAGATTTCACTCCGTTGTATCGTTTGTTGTACGACCGAGTTGATGAATACGCTAACAACAAAGTGGGTCAGACTATTCTAAACATCGCAGATGGTCAATACAAAGACTCAATGGTAGTAGACAAAGAAATTAACGTGATGGCGATGATGTTAAATATTATAACAAGTATCTAAAATGGCAAAAGGTAAAGTAATCGAAATGGGTAAAAAGCAACCCGAACAAATGAAAATGCAGTTAGACCCATTCAAACTAAAAACAGTTGAATGTCCTAATTGTGAAGGTATCTTCTTTAGTGAGGTAACTATGTACAAAGAAGTCCCAGCACTACAATCACCAACCGGTCAAGCGTCATTGCTTCCAATTCCGGTTGTAATTTGTAATGAGTGTGGTACTGTACATCCAAAGTTTACACCGAAAGAACTATTCGAAAATGGCGAAGAAAAGTGATACTGCCACGATTAAGGCAAAATCTCTATTCGACCATTTGGGTGGGTTAACCTACCAAAAAACTTCATGGGAATCCTTGTCCGAAATGGATAGGAAGTCATTTTCGCCGTTTATGGTGAATCGCTTCCTATCCATGAACATGGATTACTTGGAGCTTGTGAATGAGTATCAGAAATTTACCATTGGTAACATGGGTACTCGTGAAGTTTACAAGTTTTATTTAGATGTTCTACCAAAGAGAAAAAGCTTTGATAAATACGTTAAAGGTAAAGATGATAACAAATGGAATGAGAACATCATTAAGTGGTTGTGTACTCATTTTAATGTATCATCTCGTGAGGTAATGGATTATCTTGAGATTTTACCACAATCGGAAGTGATAGAAATCATACAAAAATACGGAATCAAAAAAGAAGAAATACAAAAATGGCTGAAGTAATTAAAGAAGCAACGACAAAGGTAGAGTGGAAGGGCGAATCCTACACATCAGAATCACGACCAGAACAAAGCGCTGTTGCGTATTGTGAAGAAAACTATCCACAAACTACTGAAGAGTTTAAAAATATTTTGGACGAGATGTATATTACATTTTGTAAAAAACAAAGAAACTATGGACCGGGTAACATTTCGGTTGGTACAGCACTCCAAACTCAAGATGAGGTTAGATTGTCTTTGACCGGATTGTGGTTTAGAATCAATGACAAGGTTCAAAGATTAAAACAAATGGTTGTTTTAGGACAGCCGGATGAGGTGGGTGAGTCTATCCAAGACACATACGAAGATTTATCGGTGTATGGTATTATCGCCCAAATCGTTCAGAGAGGTAAGTGGGGAAAATAATTCCCTAAAAGTTTGGCAGTCTGCCAAAAATTTATTATATTTGTATAGATGAAAAAATCAGTCGTTTCCAACATATTCAATTTCCCAACATACGAAGAGAAGAAAGAACACTCTAAAGTATCTTACTCTCAATACACCATGTGGGCTAATTGTCCTAAACAATGGAAACTGACGTATATGGATGGTCATAAGAAAGATGAATCATCTATACATTTGATTTTTGGTACTGCTATGCACGAGGTTGTTCAAGACTGGCTAAAGGTTATCTACAGCGATAGTGTAAAAGAGGCAGAGGAGATGGACTTGAACACCATGTTGAGGGACAATATGGCCAAAGAATACAAAAAAGCTATGGCTATATATGGTGTCAAGTTCACCTCTCGTGAAGAAATGAATGAGTTCTACCAAGATGGTGTGGAAATCCTAAACTTCTTACAAAAGAAACGTGGTGAGTATTTCAGTACACGTCACTATAAACTTGTAGGTGTTGAGTTGCCGATTTATTATCCAACCGAGACCAACGAAAATGTAATGATGAAGGGATTCCTTGATTTGGTATTTGAGGATGTTACTATGAACCGCATGGTAATCCTTGACATCAAGACCTCAACAAATGGTTGGAACAAATATCAGAAAGCTGATAAAACAAAAACCGCTCAGTTGGTTTTATACAAGAAGTTCTTTTCCAAACAATACGGATATCCCATTGAGAACATCCAAGTAAAATACTTCATTCTTAAACGTAAGTTATACGAAGAAGTTATGTTTGCTCAGAGTCGAATTCAAGAATTCGAACCTGCTGCTGGCAGTGTGACCCTCAAACAAATCGGTAACAATTTTGAGTCATTTGTTAAGAGTGCTTTTAACGATGATGGTTCATATAGAACTGATGGTGTGTTTGAAGCAACTGCTGGTGAAAAGAATAAGAATTGTAAATATTGTCCATTCAAGGATAATCACGACCTTTGTGTAAAAGCAGAGAGGTTAAAATCGTAATCAATAAACCAAATATATGATTTACAAGTACGACAAAAAACGACTACAATTTAAACGAGTTAAGTTGGTAAAACCCTCACTCATTCTATTCGGAATGATGACTGGTCTTACTTTAACCTCATACCTAATTGGTAGGTATCAGAACATAACAAACTTATCAAGGTTTGAAAAAAATGTAGTTCTTGTTAACATGAACTCCGAGCCATTTCAAGAAGAAGAGTTGGTGAGTTTGATGAAGGAGTTAAAGATTAAATTTCCACATATTGTAATGGCACAATCTATTTTGGAAACTGGTGATTTCAAATCACACATCTTTAAAGAGAACAATAACTTGTTTGGAATGAAACAGGCAATGTCTCGTGTTAATACCGCAAAAGGTACTAAAAACAATCACGCATATTATGATTCTTGGGAAGAGTCGGTATATGACTACGCATTTTACCAATGTAGATTCCTATCGGGTATCGGTAGTGAAGACGACTATTTTAGATATTTAGGTAATAGTTACGCTGAGGCTGGTAACTACGTTGTTATGTTGAAGCAAGTTATTGAGGACCGTAAACTAAAAGAAAAGTTTCAATGATAAGAAAACCAAAAACATCCGTAAAGGTGAAGATTAACTATAGATTCAAGAAAGATAAGGGTATGAAGGTAGCACTAATTGGTAGCGAGAAATACGAAACTCGTGGTGAACTAAAAGAAATGCTATTTAAACTAAAACAAAAATATAATGATGACCTAATCATTATGAGTAGGGGTAATCAGAATGGTATCGAAAAGCACGTTAGAAAGTTTAGTTTGGAAATGGGTATCAAGTATATTGAATACAATCCTGCACACACTCCAATGAATCTTTACAGTGGTATGACCGATGAATACTATGAAAAACCATTTCATCCTACACAAAAATTACATCAGTACGACACTATAGTTTGGAATGCTGATAAGATTATTTACTTTGGAGAAATTCCAAGAAGTGAGTTCAATCACTTTAAACGTGTATTAGAACGAAACAACAAAAAAGCAACATTTATACAATAACAATTCTATATTTATTAGAAAGAGTTACGATATGCAAGAATTAAAATTACCTAAACTTAAAAAGGTAGACCCGAATCGTCAAAAGAAAAAGAAGATTCTTTTATTGTCAGACGACCTACGGCTACATAGTGGAATTGCCACTCAATCAAAAGAAATTGTCATCTCAAGTCTACACAAGTATGATTGGGTTCAGTTGGGAGCTGCTTTAAAACATCCAGACCATGGTAAGGTATTTGATGTTTCTGAAGATGCTTGTAAAGAAGCCGGAATCGAAGATGGTAGTGTTAAAATTTATGCTCATACCGGATATGGTAGTCCTGAAGTTATCAGAGAACTAATCAACATTGAAAAGCCCGACGCCATCATGCACTTTACTGACCCACGTTTTTGGGGGTGGTTGTATGACATGGAGCTTGAGTTAAGACAATTTGTACCAATTATTTACTACAACATTTGGGATGATTTGCCAGACCCAATGTGGAACGCTCCGTTTTATGCAAGTTGTGACCAATTGATTTCAATATCAAAACAAACCTATGGTATCAACAAACGTGTATTGGAAAAGTATGGAATGCCTAAAGAAGATTGGGCATACAAGTATATTCCACATGGTGTTTCTAAAATGTTCAAGCCAGTTCCAAGTGATGACACATCGTTGATTGAATTCAAGAAAAAATACGACCTTGACAAATATGACTTTGTAGTTCTTTGGAACAATAGAAACATTCGTAGAAAATCTCCAGGAGATGTAATTCTTGCATTTAATGAATTTGCCGAAACGAATCAAGATAAAAAGGTATGTTTGTTCATACACTCCGAACAAGTATCGGAACATGGAACTGATATTCCTGAAGTAATCAAATGGAATGGTAAGTTTGGTGATTACAAATTCACAAACGGACCAATGACAACCCAAGAATTAAATCTATATTATAATTCAGGTGATATTATTCTTAATATTGGTTCTAACGAAGGATTTGGATTGGCTTCATGTGAAGCTCTACGAGCCGGAACTCCAATCATTGTTAATGTCACCGGTGGACTACAAGACCAATGTGGTTTTGAATTGTTTGGTAAACAAATAACAGCCGAAGATTATGTAGAAATCGGGTCTCTACACAACCATAGAGAGTGGTCGAATTCGGATGACATATCTTATGGTGTGTGGGCTTTTCCTGTCTGGCCAAGTAACAGGTCATTGCAGGGTTCGCCGATGACTCCGTATATCTTTGATGACCGATGTGATTTTCATGATGTAGCTAACGCTCTAAACCTTACATTTTCATATGGTAGAGATAGGTTAGAAATTTATGGTCAACGTGGTCATGAGTGGGTTGTTGGTGATGGTGATATGGCATCCGAAACAATGGGTGACAAGTTCATCGAAGCATTTGAAGATTGTTTCCAAAATTGGAAACCTCGTAAACGATTTGATATTTATAAAGCATGAAAAAGTTATGTATAGTTAGTTGCCCAATCGCAACTCGAAGTGGATATGGGTCTCGTTCGAGAGACTTTGTACGTTCTCTTATCGAAGTAAAAAAAGATGAGTGGGATGTTAAGATTTTACCACAACGTTGGGGAAATACACCTCAAACGGCTCTTACTGATGGTATCGACAATGATTTAATTTCAAGAATGATAACATCAATTCAACAAAAGCCGGATGTTTGGATTCAGATTACAATTCCAAATGAGTTTCAGTCAGTTGGTCATTTTAATATAGGTGTTAGTGCTGTTATTGAAACTGATACAGCAAGTCCAGCGTTTATCGAAGGTTGTAATAGAATGGATTTGACTATTGTTTCATCTAATCACTCCAAGAAAACTCTTGAGGTTACATACGATAAACAAGATGAAAAAACCAAACAAAAAATTGGTGAATTGAAATTAGAAAAACCAGTTGAAATTTTGTTCGAAGGATTTGACGAAAATATCTTTGATAATAAAAAGCCAGTACATAGGTCGGTAGATGACATTATGGGTTCGGTAAAAGAAGACTTTGCTTTCTTATTTGTTGGTCATTGGTTACCCGGTGAATTTATGCAAGACCGAAAGAATGTAAGTGGTTTGGTTAAAACGTTTCTTGAAAGTTTTAAAAACAAAACTAAAAAGCCCGCTCTGATTCTGAAGACATCGATTGTGGCTCCATCAATTACAAATGTACATGAAATTCGTAAACGTATTGATTTAATCAAGTCAACGGTTGATTCTAAAAACCTACCTAATATCTATATTGTAGATGGTGACTTGACTGATGATGAGATGAACTCATTATATAACCATTCGAAAGTAAAGGCTCACGTTTCATTAACACGAGGTGAGGGGTTTGGTAGACCATTGTTAGAGGCTTGTGTTAGTGGTAAACCTATTTTGACTTCAAATTGGAGTGGTCATTTAGATTTCTTACATAAAGAATACAACTTCTTGGTAGGTGGGAATCTTGAACAAATCCACCCATCAGCTGCTAACGATTGGTTGGTCAAAGATTCTAATTGGTTTACAATCAATTATAATGAGGTTTCTAATACCTTAAAATATATTTATGAAAACCATGGTAAATGTTTGGAAATGTCAAGAAAAAATCGTAAGTTTGTCAAAGACAATTTTACAATTCGGAACATGACCGAACTGCTTGGTGAAATTTTACAAAAACATAACGTAGGTAAAGGTCCACAACAAGTGACTTTACAATTACCTAAATTGAAAAAAGTAAATGGCTGATTTTAAAAGTCAACATAGAGTTAGAATGACCGACCCCACTCCGATTTCAAAAAGTAAATTGGAAAGGGGTATGGTTGCTAAAGTGAGATACAAAAAGGTATCGGGTGATATTGAAGAATATTTTGTATTCGTATTACAGCCCAAGTATATGGAGTATTTCCATTGTATCGACTTAAAGCACATCAAACCAAATGTATTTGAAAAATTAGCGGAAGAATATCCCGAGATTAAAAGTACAAGTTCAAAAGTAAAAAAGTTGGACTTGACTAAATTACAAATTAACGAGAGTTCTAAACAATTTTATATGGCCGAAATCAAACGAAAGATGTTGAGTGAGGGATATAGGACTTTTGTGGAACGAAACATTACATCAATTATTATCTACAATTACAAATATGGTAAATTTGATAGAGTGGCTTCGGAACAAGAACGAGAACAAATAGATTAAAATTATGAAAATCAGTTACGCAGTTACAGTATGTAAAGAGTTGAAAGAGATTCAACGACTTATCAGTTTCTTGTCCGAGGGAAAACGTGATGAAGATGAGATTGTAGTTTTGTTTGATAACAAAAACGGATTCCAAGAAATCCACGAATGGTTAGAATCTAACAATATCAATGTTACTTCAGATTCATTTGATGGCCACTTTGGTGATTGGAAAAACAAATTAACATCACTTTGTAGTGGTGATTATATTTTTCAGATTGACGCAGATGAAGTACCCAACCCATTACTATTGGCTAATCTACCAGACATTCTTGAATCCAACGATGTTGATGTAATCCTTGTACCACGAGTAAACACGGTAGAAGGATTGACACAAGACCATATTCAGAAATGGGGTTGGAATGTAAACGAACATGGTTGGGTTAATTGGCCCGACCCGCAATGGAGAATCTACAAGAACAAAGAGTCAATTCGTTGGATTAACAAAGTACACGAACGACTCGAAGGATATGAGACGATTTCAAACTTACCATGGATGTTAGAATTATCATTATTCCATGATAAAACCATTGAAAGACAAGAACAACAAAACGATTACTACGATACCCTATCGTGAACGAATGTTTGGGAACGAGACGTGTGTCATAAAGAAAATTTTCAATTTATCTATTAGCTATTTATGAATGTAGTATATTGGGTTGGGGTTAAAAGTTCTAATGAAAACACTATGGAAAAACATGGTGGGTTCGAATACTTTGAATACTCTAAAAGCACTTGGAAACATTGGTGTACAAAAAATGGTGTAGAGTTTTACGAATACGATTCCACGGAATGGGACACTACCAAACATAAAGTAACTTGGACACGGTGGTTTGATTTAGAATCAAAACTTTCACATTTGGATTGGAATAAGGTTGCTGTTGTTGATGCCTCTTATATGATTCGTTGGGATTCTCCTAATTTTTTTAATATGACTTTTGATGGATTGAGCACGTTTCAATCTCTCGAAAACGTTAGATGGTTGTCTCAAGGAATTGGTGGGTATTATGATTTATTTCCAAATGTAAACTTTGATTTAAAAAAATATATCGATTGTGGTTTCCAAATATTTACAAAATCACACATTGAATTTTTAAATAATTTAAAGGATTTTTATTTGGAAAACTATGAGAAAATTTGTATATTAGAGTCAAGTGTTGGTCGTGGGACTGACCAGCCCGTATACAATTATATGTTACAATCTATGAGTGTAGATTTTAGGTTTGAGTTACCCAACTCATTTAACGTAAATCACATGAATCGATTTAATTGGTTTTCTCACAATTGGCAGTTAAAAGAAGACCAGACTCCTTACTTTATCAAGTATGGTAACTTATGGAAGTTTTCCGGCTTTGATAGAAAACAACGAAACTCTCTGATGAAACAAACATGGGATATCGTAAAAGAGATGTACAATGGCTAAAAACATAATTTTTCTTATAAACATAGAACATGATAAAAAGTTCCAAGGGGGTGGAAACACTCTCAAGGGGGCTTTTGAGTGGTCAATAAAGTCTTGGGAAAGTTATGCGGAACGATGGGGGTGTGATATTTTTGTATTAGACCAACCTTTGATGGATATTGAATGGATGAAACCAAATTGGTTTAAAATGTATATTCTTGATATTCTTGAGGCTAATGAGATTGATTACGACCAAGTTTTATATGTAGACTACGATACCATCGTTACACCTGATGCTCCAAATATTTTTGAGTTGACTGACCATAAATTTACAGCTGTTAGAAATTATGGTGATATGGATTGGGTATGTCGTAGTATTGAAAACTATTCAAAGTTTGTGTTTGATGGGTTTACATTCCCTTATTACAATTATTTTAATTCAGGGGTTATGGTGTTCAACAAAAAACACAAAGAGTTATTTAAATCAATCCATAATTTTTATCAAGAAAATCGTGATAAATTGATTTGGGTTCAAAATACATATTGTGTTGGGAACGACCAACCTGTATTTAACTTCTTTGTAAATCGTGACATTCCACACGACTACAAAGTTTTAGGTTACGAGTGGAATATGCAAGACATGATGCGATTTGAAGTGTTGGGTGATGATATGTTACATACTCGTTATGGGTATGTGAGTCATTACAACGCTGGTACGCCACCATCATCGCAATATTGGATTGAAAAAACTTATAAACATTTATATGAAAACAATTGAAGAACTATTAATAGAGGTTGGTGAAGATAAACACCAGAACCTCTCAACCACATCATTCAAATTCAAAACTGATTTGTGGGACTTTTTTAAAGGATTTGAAGATAAAGTATGTGTTGAGTTTGGAACTCATAAAGGACAAACTACCCGTATATTATCATTTTTATTTGACAAAGTTCATACAATAAACCATAATGAAAATGAATCTGCTAAGGAATTGAATAATGACCGAACGAATATAGTTTATCATAATTTCGATTTATATTCAAATCAGTTGTTAAACATACAGGATGAGATTTCAGTTTTCTTAATAGATGCTGGTCATCAATATGACCAAGTAATATCAGACTTGAATCGTGCTGTTGGTATGAATTGTTCTTCAGAATGTTATATTGTGTTTGATGATTATGGTTGTAATGTTCATAGGGAAAACGTAAAACGTGCTGTTGATTTGGCATTAAGCAAAAACCACATAGAACTTGTTAAAGGAATTGGGCATGGGGTCGGTCACAATTTTGGACGTAGACGTTACAATGAACAATTTAGAATATTAGAAGATTTTGAAGGTGTAATTACAAAAGTTATTTGGCATGAGTAAATTAGGTGGATGGGCTATCCAAGAGTCCTGTTACAATTTTATTAAAGAGATTTTACCAGAGGGTAAAACTATATTAGAATTCGGTAGTGGTATTGGTACTGATTATTTGAGTAGACACTATACGATGTACTCAATTGAAAATTATAAAGAGTGGATTGATAAATATGACTCAACGTACATTTACGCTCCAATTAAAAACTACAATTCGGAGTGGACTTCTCCCGAACTTCCAGGAGAACATTCGGAACGCCAAATTGGTTGGTACGACCCCTCAATGTTAGTTGGTAAATTGCCAGAACATTATGATTTAATTCTAATAGATGGTCCAAATGGTATGTTTGGTCGAGGTGGTTTTTTAAAACACATTGATATGTTTAATACATCAGTACCAATGGTATTTGATGATATAAATAGACATACAGAACGTGCTTTGATGATTAAAGTTTCAGAACACGTTGGTAGACCATGGTTCGCTCTTGATGAAAACACGGGATACATACTATGACAAAGTTTGCTATAGGATGTTTAGTACAATGGTATGAGGTGAAAATTATTGATGAGTATATCTCATCAATTCGCTCTTCTATAAAATTGTATGATAAATCAAAAGTACAAGTAGACTTTGCATTGATTACAAATCAACTTCTTGAAAAATTTGATGGTAAAGATTATGAATTTGAATGGGTTTTAAATAAAATAATCACGGAATTTGAATATATGAAACGTGATGGTTATTCTGTAAACATAACAACTCACTCAACCTTATATTCAATCGCAGACTATCGTAGGGATTTTAATGAAAGATATTGTGAGTCGGCTGATGTTCTGATTTGGGGTGAGTCTGATATGCTGGCTCCAAAACAAATGTTCGTTATACTTGACCAATTACATCAGCAAGTTAAAGACCAAACTCCAAAATACCTTTCGTTCTTTGGTGGGTGTAAAATGTGGGATGATTCTTGGAAATTATTGGAACATCCGAAATTCACAACCAAACCTTTTATAGAAGGTGATACTGAAAATTGGTGGTCATTACGCTACACCATGTCTGAATCCGAAATGGATTCTATAAATGAAGAAACTGAAAATTTAGATGTTGTAGTTTTACCACAACATAAATTTAACGGGTGTGGGTTAGTAATATCATCGGAAGTTATCAAATCAGGTGCTAATATTCCTAAAGGTATGTTCTTTGTACATGAAGATACCGCGTTTATGATGATGACCCAAAAATTGTTGGGTAATATACCACAATATGTTATCAGAAATATTTTGTTAGTTCATAATAGAAAACACCATTCGAAGCGTAAAAATGTTTTAGGTGAGGTTGGTATAGACCCAACAAACACGGGCTTGTTAAGAGAACAACATTCTTGGTATAAGAAGGCTTATGAAGCAAGTAGTCAAAATCTTGCTAATTTATTTCACCCATATTATAAATTTAAAGGTTGGAAAGATGTCTTATAATATTTTAGCAATCGGTGCTCATCCCGATGATATTGAATTTGGGTGTTTTGGCACACTAAAAAAACACACCAATGATGGTGATAATGTGACTATGGTTGTAATGACCCAAAGTGATGTTAAAGATGCTCATACTCAAGAAGTAACACGAGATAGTTCTCAAAGTATTATTGAAGCAAAATTGGCTGCTGATGTAATTGGTGCTGAATTAATTCTTGGACCATTTCAAGATACTAAAGTTCCATTTGATAATCAATCAGTAGCGTTCCTTGAAAAAATCATTAAAGAACGTAATATAGATATTATCTATACCCATTGGGGTGGTGATACTCATCAAGACCACATTAATACTCTTTCTGCTACAATGGCTGCTGGCCGTTTGGTTAAAAATGTACTTTGTTATGAACAAGTCCCACTTCCAAGAATTACTACGACATATCCTGTAGCTAACTATTATGTTGATATCACAGAGTCATTTGACTACAAACTTCAAGGGTGTCTAAAACACCGGAGTCAGATAGAAAAATTCAAATGTCATGGATTTGATATGATATCCAATCTTGAAACATTAGCAAAATTCAGAGGTAGTCAGTCGGGTGTTAAATATGCTGAAGCGTTTAATGTTTTAAAAATTGTTCGCTAATGTATAAAAAATATACATATCAAACTAAATCCGGTACGGATGCTTTAATAATTGCTTTGAAAGAGTTAGATTCTAAAAAAGTAATTATACCATCCTACACTTGCACTGACATATTGACAGCAGTTACACAAACCAATTGTGATTACTACTTGTCTGATTGTGATTTTGACCTACAAATTGATGTCAAAGATGTGTTAAGTGTTGCTGACGACTATGATACTATCATCATACCACATATGTTTGGTATCAGAGCTGATGTTAAAACCATAAGAGAACACACGTCTTTAAAAATAATCGAAGATTTAAGTCAATGTCATGGTCTGGTTGGGTTGGGTAAATATGCTGACATTGTGGTCTCATCTACAAATAAATCCAAATGGTTAAACTTTGGTAGAGGTGGGTTTGTATTTTCAAATAAAATGATGGATTTACCACTATATACGTTTGATGAGTTAAAACCAACAATTCAATCTAATCTTATAAAGAGAGTGGATTTGGCAAACGAAATAAAGAACGCTGGTGTTAATTTAATTGGTAATGAAAGTTCGTGGCTTCGTGGTATGTATTTCACCGACCATTCTAAACGAGAACCATACATTCCCTTACATAAAATTGTTGGTGGGCTTGGATGTTATAAAATTAATTCGTATATTGGTAAGGTAGATTGGGTTTCTATAATTGTTTAAATATGAATCAACGTGAAAGAATGATGACTTGGTACGCTGAGTCTTTAAAAACATATGGAGTTGGAGACTATAGGTCTCTGACATGGGGGTCAGCTGATGGCACTTCTGCGAAGTTTAGATATGATGCTATGAATTCAATTATTCCGTTTTCGGATAAGTCAATTATTGAATTTGGTTGTGGCTGGGGTTCTTTCTTTGATTTTGGTTATAATTGTAAGTCATATCATGGTATTGATATAAATGATGAGTTTGTTAAAATTGCATCTGAAAATTACAAAGAACATTCGTTTGAGGTATCGGATATTTTAGAATCAAAGATTAACAAAAAGTATGATTTAGCAATCTCATCTGGAGTTGCTGGAAATCAAGGGGGACCTGCTGACCATCCAACTAAATTAAAAGAATATCTACAATGTATGTATGATTGTTCTGATGTTGTTATGGTAAATTTTCCAAGCACATGGGCTTCTATAAGAAGCACTAATATTGAGTATTTCTCACCATCATCTACATTAGAGATTGCCTTATCGGTAACTGAAAATGTTACCTTAATACACAAATCAAAATTTGACTTTTTAATGGTATTATCTCGATGAAAATAACAATACATCAACCTGAACATTTCCCCTACATGGGATTCTTTCAAAAAATGGAATCGGCTGACTTATTTGTAATTTTAGACGATGTTCAATACACAAAAAATAACTTTCAGAATCGAAATAAGTTTCTTAATAAAAATGGTGTAGATGAATGGTTTACTATTGAGTTGGAACAACACGCAAATTCAAAACTAATCAAGGATATTTTCGTTAGTCAAAATCCAAAATGGAAACGTGTAATCCTAAATAAGTTACAAACCAATTTTGGAATAGACTTTTCAGATATATACTCACACACTTCTCTCGTTGACGTAAACATTGCTAGTATTGAATATTGTAGAACTGCATTGGGTATAACAACACCCATGGTCAGGTCATCAGAGTTAGGAATCACATCGTCAAGCTCACAACGGCTTGCAGACATATGTAAACATTTTTCAGCAACCGAATATATAAGTGGTTGTGGTGGAGTTGTATATCTCGATGAATCCTTATTTGATTGTAAAGTTAGTTACTTTCATCCGAATGTTACAAATTATTACACTACATTACAACACATATGAAAATAGCATTTTTTACTGAAGGTGGTTACTTTGGAAAAGTTCCACGAAATAATCCAAATATGAGAACTGACCAAGCTTGGGTATGTGCTTTAGATGCAATTCACATCCCAATCTTTAATACGCCGGAAATTCCATATTTCATAGATGTTGGTATTGTGATTATACCAAAAGAAAAGAATAGAGAGCATCTTGCTATAAATCAAGTTGATTTAATTCAAAAAATAAAGCCTTTCTGTGGAAAAGTTTATGTGATGCAAGAAAGTATTCAATGGGACTGGCAAGATGAGTCATTTACATCTATGGCTTGGTTTTATAAACAACTAATAGATAGCGATGGTGTCTTGTGTCATAACGATGTTGATGTTCCTTTTTTTGGAGGAGTAACTAATAAACCTGCATTTGTTTTACCAACGTTAATGATTGATAACGGAATACGACAATCTGAAACAAAAGAAGAAAAAGTATTTGTTGCTGGGAATTGGACAAGTACATATCGTGGTTTTGACGCTTGGTCTATAGCTTGTGAGTTTGACTTACCGATGGTTGGCTACAAAACTGGTAAGTTTAAAAGTGGAGAAGAACAAAATGGAGTTGAGTATTTACCATGGATGGTGTGGTCTGACTTTATGTTTGAATTATCAAAATACAAATATGCTGTACAATGTTATCCCGCGTCTGCTGGACAATTCCCTTTAAATTGTTCGTATTTAGGCATCCCTTGCATTGGATACAATGATGTAAATACGCAAAAATATCTACACCCAAATTTAAGTGTAGAACGTGGTGATATAGTCACAGCAAAAGAATTAGCAAACAAATTAAAATCTGATAGGGACTTTTACAAAGAGTGTAGTGAGTCAACTAAAGAATTATACAATCAATTATACTCCGAGTCTGTATTTATAGAAAAGGTAAAATCTATATTATGAAAATATTAGTTACAGGTGGTGCTGGTTTTGTTGGAACAAACCTCATCAAAAGATTATTAAAAGATGGTCATGATGTTTCTTCGTTAGACAACTATTCGACCGGTCTTAAATCTAATGAAATAAGTGGTTGTCGGTATTGGGTTGGTGATATTCAACACATATCCACAATGGATACGGATTTTGATGTAGTATTTCATATGGCAGCTATTGCTAGAATTCAACCATCATTCGAAATGCCTGAAGATTATATTAATACAAACTTTAACGGAACATACGAGGTTGTTAAGTTTTGTATAAACAATGATATTAAATTAATATATGCTGGGTCTTCTTCTAAACACAGCGGTAGATTTAAAAACCCATACACATTCTCAAAAGATTTGGGTGAGGATATTATTACTCTATATCAGACCCATTTTGGATTATCAGCCTCTATTGCTAGGTTCTACAATGTTTACGGACCACATCAGTTACTTGAAGGGGGTTACACCACTTTAATTGGTAGGTGGATTAATAACTTGAGTAAAGGTATTGCTTGTGAAATCTATGGTAATGGTGAGCAACGTAGAGATTTTACTCATGTAGATGACATTGTAGATGCGTTGGTATTGATTATGGAAAAGAAATCATATGGTTATGAATTTGAATTGGGTAGAGGTAAAAACATTTCAGTAAATGAAGTTGCAAAGATGTTCGGTATTAATCCTATTTACAAAGATGGTAAGCCGGGAGAAGCACTACATACATTAAACACGGATTCTACGACCATGGAAATCTTGGGTTGGACTCCGACTCGTGAGCTTGAAGACTATATTAAAAAATTATACGCATGCTAGACCAAAGAATAACATTTGTAATTCCATCAAGAAATAATCTTGAGTTTTTAAAATTATCATATAAATCAATCAAAGACCTGGGTGGTAATCACGAGGTTTTGGTATTAGATGACGCTTCAACCGATGGTACATCGGAGTGGATTAGTTCTTTAAATGATGACAAACTGATTACATATAGAAATAATGGACCTGAACGTATTGGAATTGTTGGTATGTTTGATAAAGGTATTCAAATGGCAAGAACTCCAATTATTATGGCATTTCATGCTGATATGGTAGCATCTCCAAATTTAGATAAGAATATTATCAAACACCTAAAACCATTAACAGTTGTATCAGCTACACGGGTTGAGCCACCATTACATCCACCGGGTGTTGAAAAGATTACATTAGCTTGGGGTAATGAGGTTGATGAGTATGATTATGACATGAACGTAATAAACTTGTTACAACTTGAGAATCAAAACAAAGATAAAACTACTGAAGGTATATTTGCACCATGGTGTATGTATCGTGAGGATTTTCTATCAATCGGTGGTCATGATGAACTATTTGCTCCACAATCAAAGGAAGACTCCGACTTATTCAATAGGTTTCTACTTAATGGATATCAGCTGATTCAGAGTTGGGATGCTCTCGTGTATCACTTTACATCTCGTGGTAGTAGATTTAACAAACACGCTGGTGGGTCTGCTGGTGTAAACTCCGAAGAATGGATTCACACCACGACCAAGAATGGTAGAAATTTCATTCGTAAGTGGGGACATTTTGTAAAACATGATGTGTACATGAAACCGTTAATTCCACATAAATACAATATTCAGTTTGACATCACAAATTGTGACATGAAATTTTTAGAGATGTTAGAACCGTGGTGTGATGTAATCAATACCGATTTACCACAAGAAGTGATTGCTGAGTATATTAAAAATGAACAGTCAAATACTAAATTCGACTTATCAAAACGTATAAATGTGAATGAGAATTCGGACGTTATTGTACAATTTGATGTTAAACGAATGACAAATCAGTCATTTCAATTCATCCAAAATATGTCAGAAATCTTCGATTTTAACAACTTTGAAATCGGTGAGTACGAATTTGACATATTTAATGTAAAGGTTAATCGTGTAAAACACTATGAAGATGGCCTTATAAAACTATGAGATATTTTATATTACTACCAGATGATACCGAGAAAGATGTTGATTACTCAACCAACATATTAGGAGAAGTATCGTTTAAGAATTTTTGGGCCGAACATGGTTTTGAAATATTAATCCGATTGGTAGAGAAATATCCAGACACCCTTGAAGCGGTGGTTATAAAAGATGAAAAAAACAAATCTTATTCCGTAGAAGAATTCTTGGACGTTATTAAAAAGCTGAAAGTAATCCGACATGGCTAAACTTAATGTTAATCAATTCGATTTTAGTGAAATTCAACACGCTGGTTATGAAAAATTTAAACCCAAAAAGAAAAATAAAGTTAAAGAAGACATACTCGAATCATCGGGGAAGTCTGATAGTGGGAGAAAAGGTGACTCTCATATCAGTAAACGAACAAAAGCAAGAAGGTAGGATAGAAGACCCATTTGGAATCGAATGGGATATACCACTTGACTTTTTAGAGATAGCTTAATATTTATTCTTATGATAGAAGAATCATTTAATACACCCGAATTCAAAGCACTACCTTGGAAGACACGGTTTTGGATTCGATTAAAGGTAGCATTTTTTGCTACAATTGGAGCCCTATGAAACATTGGACATCGGTTAGAGCCGTATACTTGTTAATGTCACTTGTATTGTTGACATCAATTTTGTTGAGCAATTGGTATGTTGTTTTATTTGTAGTGATAATGCTACAAGCTGGAGTTTGGACCAAGGTATGTCCATCAAAGTGGATTTTTGAAAAAATAGGATTCAAAAAGTCGGAGCTATGACGTGTCGGCTCTCGATGGAATATCAGTTAGGTCACGAGTAGCACTTTTAGTAGCTGCTGTGATTATGTTTACGTTCTTCGCTGTACAATCATGTATTGTTTTTGGAATTTGTAAAAATTCATATGAACTAGCCGTATTTGGATACTCATGTGTAATTGCGTTTATGCCACCCTTTTTCATGGTGGTTATGGAATTCTTACGAAATAAACAAACTACATCAAATGACCTTAAAAAGAAAAATATATATCTTGAACACGCCGCAAAGATAATCAGACATGATATGCATAGCGGTATTAACACTTACTTACCTCGTGGTGTTAAGTCTTTAAGACGTAGACTTGATGACGACAAAATCAAAGAACTTGGAATTGGGGCTCCACTACAATTAGTGGAAGATGGGTTACATCATGCTCAAAAGGTATATGCTGGGGTATATGAGTTTACAAATCTTGTAAAACAAAATTCACAACTAACAAAAACCACTTGTGATATTAAACATATATTAGAAGATTATTTAAGACTTACCGCTTATAAAAACCAAGTTATACTTGATAGTAATTTACCAACCATAGATGTAAATGAAGCTTTATTTTGTACTGCTATTGATAATCTAATTAGAAATGGATTAAAGTATAATGATTCACCAACAAAGTGGGTAAAAATATACAAAGAATCAACCGAAGATGGTAAGTCCTACATAGTTATAGAGGACAATGGTAGAGGTATGACCCAAGACGAGTTTGACATATTATCACAACCTTATCAGAGAAAAGAAGGTCAGGTAGAAAGTGGAACTGGATTGGGGTTGAATATATGTACTGAAATATTAAAAGAACACGGCTTTAAAATAAGAGCTTATAAGACTGATTGTGGAACAAAACTAATGGTAAGGGTATGATTCAATCTTTAATGTTAATTGATGACGAAAATTTATTTCATCTCGTATTCGAGGATGCTTGTTCATTGCTTGATATAGCGCTTTCAATGGAAGCGTTAGATTCATCTGATGAAGCTGATAAAAAATTCAAGGAGTGGTTTCCTGATGACGTGAATCATGAAAGACCTGAATGTGTGTTTGTTGATTTGAACATCATCGGGTCATCTTTTGATGGTATTGAGATGATTCGTAAAATAAACTATGAATATGGTAATGGGTGTGTGATTGGTATCATATCATCATCAGAGGATATTGAAGAAATCGAAAAGGCAAAAAAAGTTGGTGCTCAGTTTTGGATTATAAAATCAGATGACATTGAACCACGTTTAATTGAGTTTAAAAAAGACTATGAGGGGTATCGAAATAAAACAGCCCCGTTTAAAATATATAAATAAAAATGGTTGTTGGAAAAGTTACGAGAGATGGGTTATTAGAATTATCCAAAAAGAAAATATATCTTGAGGGTAATATATTAAAGATTCTACAAGCCGAAGCCGGTGATGTTGAGTTTGAAACCTATCTAAAAGATTGTATTGTTAGAGATGTTTCTTCTCGTAAAAAGAGACTAGAAGTAACAAAACAAGTACAACAACAAAATAAAGAATTAGAAGTAGCAGCGGCTAACACGTCTAAATTGATGGAAGAGTTGAGAGTTGCATTAGATGAGTCTGAAATGTTAAGAAGTCAAGCTGAACAAGCTAAAGACAAAGCACTCGATGACCTTGATATAATGCAAAAACGAACTCAATTTGAATTAATAGGTACGATTGTTAGGGTTGCTTTATTTGTGATAATTGGGGTGGGTGTAATTACATCGGTAATGTACGCTATAGCAATGATGGCTGGTCAAGATACGCAAATCATAGGTTCTACATGGAGCAATATGTTTGGTATTCTTTTGACAAATGCATTTTCAATAGTTGGTACTATTATGGGTGTTAAATATGCTACCGACAATGGTAACTCGAAAGAGTAAATTATTATATTAGAATAGTCAGAAGCGGCCACATATTGTGGCTGCATATATTTTATAAAGGAGTACGATGGATACAACTTCAGTACAACCGGCCGTACCTGATTTTGGTGTATTTAATCAATTGGGTGATTACGGTCCGTTAGGATTAGCTGTACTTGCGCTTGGGTATGTAGCTTGGATGTTTTTAAAACGCCAGTGGGCTGAAAAAGACAGACTAAAAGAAGAATTAAATAATACAAAGAAACGTAAGAAATAATGTCTTTTGGTCCGTTTGAAGTATTAACTCAATATGGAGTATTGGGTTTTGCCGTTTTAGGATTGGGTTATTTGTGTTGGGTGTTTTTAAACAAACTAATGCAGAGTGAAGAAGAGTATAGAAAACGAGTAGAATACTTGGAAGAGGAATATCGTGATTCATTGGAAGAGAAATTGACCGAAAGTACCGAAAACTCTAAAAGTTTAAAAGAAATCGTTATCATGTTTTTAAGTGGTAAAAAATGAAAAGAAAGATACTCATAGTAATCACAGCATTTGTAGCATTGGTTTGTTTACAAATATTTTCAAGTGGTCATGGTCACGTTGTCGTTGTTGAAGAAAACGTACAACTCACCGATGAGAATAAACAATTAACCACAGCAAATAAATCATTGCGTAGTACTGTTTCTAAATTAGAAACTCAAAATGAAGAACTTGTAGAAGAAAAACAAAACCTCGAAACCATGGTATCCGAGGTTATTGGGGATTTAGATAGTACCAAGTCTGTTGTTAAAAACATTAAGAAAGAATTGAAAGATGAGAGGACTGTTAATAGCATTAATAATGGTAGGGAATTTGAGTTTCAGCCAATCAAGTTACCCGATTCAGAAGGTAATTGATGGTGATACTTTTGTTATTTTGACAAAGGGTCAAGCTGATACAATTAATTCTATATTTGAAAGTCAAAAAGCTAAAATAGCAAAGTATAAAGCTGACACGAGAGTTAAAGATTCTATAATATCAATCCGAGATACCTTGTTGATATATTATACAAATAGAGTAATTGAATACAATACAATCATAGATAAGGAAATAGAAAGAGTTGATAGACTTGATACTATTTCAGAGTGGTTGTATAAAAGAGCAGTTGAAGGTTCTTGGTTATATTACTCATATCAACAACAATCGGTAGTTGCTGTAGATTTATCAGATTATGTTGTTAGAAAAAATGATTCCAATGGTGATTTATTATTTTATAAAATGACACCGGATTGTAATAGAGATGATAAAAATGATAAAGAACCACCATTAAACTGGCAAACTGATATAGCATTACCATCTCGTCCAAAATTGAATATATTAAAATTAAAACAAATCGAAAGATAAGATATTAACATATTTATTTCTAAAATAGGAGTTCTATGAGTTTAAAATCGTTACAAACTAAAATTGGTGTAAATGCTGATGGTGCTTTTGGGCCCGGAACTTTAAAAGCAGCTATGACATACTACAAGTTTACACCCGAAAGAGCGGCACATTTCTTTGCTCAAACATCACATGAGACTGGTGGATTTAAAGCATTCTCTGAAAATCTAAATTATTCAGCTCAAGGATTACAAGGAATCTTTGGTAAGTATTTTCCTGGAAATTTAGAAGAATCATATGCTAGACAACCTGAAAAGATTGCTAATCGAGTATATGCTGACCGAATGGGTAATGGTAATGAAGCATCAGGTGATGGTTGGAAATATCGTGGTAGAGGAGCTCTACAATTAACTGGTAAAGCTAACTACGAAGCGTTCTCAAAATATTTAAACAAACCCGAAATCATTACAACACCTGATTTAGTAGCAAATGAACTTGCTTTTGAATCTGCTTTGTTTTTCTTTGAGAGAAATAAATTATGGGATATTTGTGATAAGGGTGTTAATAAAGATACCATTCTTGCATTGACAAAAAGAATTAATGGTGGAACTCATGGGTTAGCCGACCGTGAGGAAAAAACACTCAAGTATTATGGGTGGCTAAAATAAGGAGACTAATAAAATGGCAAAGTACACAAAAGAACAAATTGAAAAAGCTGTAAAAGCTAAAGGTTATGTGTGGTTCGAAGACGCCTCTAACAAAGGGTTCGATTTGAACATCATTGGTATCAGAAACTCTGCTACCGGAACTAAAGTTACTAACGCATTTGATGATGCTATTTCAGTATCTTACAAAGAAAATGGTGTTTGGGTTTACAAAGAATGGGTAAACACTACCGATCCTGGAACTAAAGGTGTTAAGGAATATCATAACGCTGCTGGTGTAGCTCGTTTGGTTCCTGGTCAATATCGTGGTTCACATACTTTGGGATTACACCAAGGTAAGTACGAAGCATTGAAACAACAAAAGCCCGTAAAAGTTTATCGTGACGCAAACCGTGACATGAACTATGATGAGACTAAAATTCAAGAAGGTGTATTTGGTATCAACATCCACAAGGCAGGTGCTGATTCTACTTATGTAGAAAACTGGTCCGAAGGATGTCAAGTATTCAAAAGAGCGGCTGACTTTGAAGAGTTTATGGCTATTTGTAGAAAAGCTGGAGCAATTCATGGTAAGTCATTCACTTATACATTGATTGAATCTAAAGATATCGTTTAATCATCGAAAATTAAACATAGTAAGAACCCTCCCCTAACAAGGAGGGTTTCTTTTTATATTGATATATTTATATTGGAATTAGTTTTGGAATTGTTATGTAGCCGTTAATAAAGGAGAAACAACTATGGCATTTTGGGACATTTTCAAAGACAAAAATGATTTTAACGAGAAGACTATCGTAGGTTTTCTATCATTCACAGTAATGGCTATTTTCGCCGGAGCTGACATCGTAACAGGTATTATGGGTAATCAACTCATCATTAGCGACACGATTTTTAATTCGTTCGTAATGATTACCTTGGGTGCTTTTGGTATCGCTGAAGCTGGTAAGATTTTCGGTGGTAAAAAGAACAACGAAGAATCAGAGGGATAATTTCATGAAAAAATTACTCGTATTGTTAACTACAATATGGGTGAGTGTGTCAGCGTTTGGGCAGAATGGTAAGAACGAAGTTCTCCCTGCCCCCGCTTCGAGCTCTCCATATTTCTTGGTTGATACCACGTTCGTTCAAGGTTCTAAACTTGAAGATACAACTGTTATCTATTTACACTTCAATAACCCAACCTCAAATAAAATTACAGGTATTCAGGTTAGATTCTTCTATGATAATGCTAACTTCAAAACTCCTATCGTAAAGTGGGGGCCTGTAGCAACTGCTGTTAGTTCAAAGTATGGTGCATACTACTCATCATCAAACTGGGTTAACGTTAACTTGATTTACACCGGAAACTCGACTACGTTCGGATGGTCCAATGGTGCTATTTTCATGGTTAAGTTACCTCATAAATCAACCTTTGACCCTGCTACTGTAGATTCACTTGAGTTGATTGGTACTACAACATATAATAACTTGGCTACCACAAGTGCCGGTATTGACGTAACTTTGGGTATGTATTCTTATGGTGGTGCTTTCTTACAACCGGAATTGAAATTCCCATTCATTGTTAAAAACGTTCAAAACAATGGAACTAAAGGGATTACCGCCAAATACCACTACAAGAAAAAAGCATCTTCTACTTGGTTAGCCGGAACATCGTTCAGAACCGATTCTACTGGTAAAGTAAACGTGGTGATTCCATATGACACTTCATATTACAATGTTAAATTGACAATCGCTACCGACTCTCTAAAAGATGGTTCAGCTATATCTATTGTAGATGCATATAGATTGGCTGACATTTCAGTACAATCTGATACTGCAGCTTCTTATGAGTATCAAGAAGGTGACGTAAACCGAAATGGAACTTTGACTACATCTGACGCATTCTTGGTTTTCAATAGATTAGCCAAAATGGATACGACTTGGAACAATCTTGTATCAGGTGAATATAACGTTAAATTATTGAGAAAGACTGAATATGATTCAATCGTATCAAATTCAAGTACATTCTTAACATCAAAGGTTGGTGTATACACAATTGATAAAGTAATTAATGGATTAGATTCATTACAATACCATTCTTATGTATTAGGTGATGTTACATCTACTGGTTACAACACAACATCTTACTTGGTTGCCAGAATTGCTCAAGGTGGAACTGGAACTCAATACGTTCTCGACCAACAGCGAATGATTGAACACATTGATGATTCAGTTCAGTTTGTAATTCCTAAATTAAACGTATCTGCTGATAACACCGCTACAATTCCTGTAACTTTAGTTACTCATGGTAATTCAATTGGTGCTGCACAAATTGGTCTTGAGTTTGATACTAACATTTTTGAATTCGAATCATTGGATATGGGTGAGACTATGAGTCGTTGGACATCATTCTTGTCTAATCAAGATGGTAAAATCTTATGGGGTGGTCATGAATCACAAATGGACCCCGCTCTTGTTACCGGCGTAACCAACGTATTTAGTTTCAAATTTAAAATTAAATCAACCAATTGGGAAGAGAGTCCCATTCGTGTATTCTCAAAAGCAGCTGGTGATGAAAACGCAGATGACTTAAATATCATCAAAACTCCTGTAGACGCTACTGTTGTTTATAGAAGAGGTAAGAGTGAATTGTTGGATGAGTTAGTAGATGGTTTCAGAACATTCCCTAACCCAGCCACCGATTATATCTTGGTTGATTACTACATGGCTGAACAACACAAATTATCAAGTGGATTGTTTACACTTGATGGTCGGTTGTTACAACATAATGAAGTTATCAACCAAGGTGGTGTTACAAGCACCAAGTATGATTTGACAAAATTACCTACCGGTGTGTATGTGTTAATGATGTCAACTGATACTAAAACAAAATTCTATAAAATCATGAAATATTAAAAAAGGATTCGAAATGAGTGAAGAAGTAAAAGAAGGAATGTCAAGCATCACCAAAACAGTAATTGGTGCTGTTACTACAATTGTAACTGTAGTTTCCGGTTATGTAGTTACAAATGTTGAGAAAATCTTTGGTACTGAAGAAAAAGAAAAGACCGAACAAGTATCTGAACAAGGTGGAGTTCAAGGTCAATCAGCTGCTCCAGCGCCAGTTGTTATCAACATGACAAACAATAACACACAACAACAAAACAACTCAAATGGTGGTGGTAAAACCATTATCAAAGAGACTGTTCGTGAAGTGCCTGTTCAACAAGCAGCTCCAGCCGCAACTCCAGCGCCAGAACCAAAAAAGGAAACTGTAGCAGAGAGAGTTGCTCGATTGAAAAGGGAAAAAGCTGAAGCCAATGGTGAAGGTAAATAATGGAAACTCGTAAAGATAAATTTATCTCAACATTATTTAGTGTTATTGGTATCATCGTAATGATTGCCGGCTTCGCTCTCATTTCATCCGCTGTTACTGGTTGTAAATCTACCATATCTACTCAACAATATCAAGCTGAATTTGAAAAAGCTGCTCCATTGGAAACATTACCACCATACACTGGTGAGAAACAAGTGGTTCAGTTGGCTACTTTAAATGTAAATAAAGAATTGTGGGAATCCTTTCCTGAACTTCGTGAGAAGAGACTCGGAATGGGTGTATCGAATAGAATCATCGAAAACTTCGAGACTACAAATAGATTTATTTACGCAGAAGAAAAAGAAGCCATAGTCAACCAAATGCTTGATGCTTGGGAAAAGGATGCACAAGGTCTTGGTGATGGTCGAACCAAAATCAAGATGGAAGGTATCGCTTTACCAAAATTCATAGTGTATGCTGAAATCTATGACTTTTCAGTTTCATATGCTGAGAAATATGATAAGGGTAAATTACAAAAGACAAACACTACAATTATCGGTATTCAAATCCGAATGGTTAATGTTGACAATTCACAATACATTGTAGCCTCTGGTCAGGGTACATCCACTCAAATTGGTGAAGGTTACTTTAAAAACCCAAGTATGTCTTTTGACCAATCTACAGTCGGAATTGCTACTCAAAGAGCTTTGGAGGTTGCTACAATGAACCTTATGAAGCGAATGAGTACAAATGGCTGGTAAACAATTTATATTATTTATCTTACTTTTAAGTGGATTGTCCCTATATGGGCAGTCCACTTATCGTTATATAGACCCGTGTACTGGTCAACAAAAAACGATAAATCTACCACCAAGTGGTACTGGCACAATAATGAATTATGCTGGTCAAACTCGTATATTTACTTGGGCTGAACTTCAAGGTGGTGCTTATGAAGCTTGGGTTGCTTCTATTAATGCACAATTTCCACCCGGAGTCGACCCATGTGCTGGTCAAGGTGAAACCGTAACAAACGATTTTAACACTCAACTCGGTTCACAATCAGCTAATAACGTAGCATCAATAACTGGCATTGTAAGTATGGCTGCTTCCATGGGTAGTACAATGTCAGGCGCAGCCTCAACTGCTGGGGGTGTGGGGGGTTCTATGTCAGGCAGTTCATCCTCATCTGGCGGAAGTTCTAACTCAAATGATAATGGCGAAGGTGGTGAAGGTGGAGAGGGTGGCTCTAACAATTCTGGCTCTAACAATTCCGGTGGTAGTAAACCTCCAAGTGGCGGCTCTGGTGGTGGTTCAACTGGTGGAAATGGTAATAGTGGTGGTGGTAGTGGTGGTGGAAATACTGGCGGTTCTTCGAGTGGTGGTTCTAATGGGGGCTCACAGGGACAACCATCATCCGAAACAACTCCTAACTCCGAGGGAAGTACCACATCTGAAGGTGGTGGTACAAGTCAAACAAACGCATCCGCTACCGGTGGTGAATCCGAATCGAGTGAGGGTGGTGGTGGTTCTTCCGGTGGAAATAAATCTAAATCTAAACAAGAAAAAGTGGGTAGGGGTGCTTTGATTGGCGCAGGTGATATCGTAATAATCAGAAATTCCGGTGATATTTCAGAATCAGGCCTTGATAACTACAAGATAAATGTATCTATGACTCACTTGAATACTAAACAAACATTCATTAAAGGTGTTAACGTCAACTATCAAACCGGAGAAAACGTAACAAATGTTACTCTATATGGCTCATTAAAAAAAAATGGATACATGGGTATATTTTCAAACTCATTTATGACAAACTTTAAAACGGATTGGTTTAATACAACATCATTATTAAATGCTCAAAAGACGGGTCCTGTAACTTGGATGATAGGTGGAAACTACACATATGGTTACTTGGGTAAAGGTAATTTCCAAAACTTTTCATTAGTTGGTGGTGGATTTACAAACTTTAAAGGTGGAAAATCTATAGGAGCTAACGTATTATTGTTGTCAGTATATTCTCCATACATATTTTATTATGAGGGACAGTGGTATAAAAGTGGGTTCTTGATGGTGCCTATGATTAATACCGATTTTAAAGTTACGGATAAGTTCAAATGGAGTATAAGTTTTGCAGGAGTATATCAGTTAAATCAGTCAGTTTTAAACTGGCAGTTAATGACAGGTACAAAAATATTATTATGAAACAGTTTATTTTAACTCTTATTTTTATACTATTAGTACAAATCCAAGGATATTCTCAAACCTGGAGTCATTCCGGATACATTAGAACCGAGGGAGATACTGGTGTAAAAAATGTACCTGTAAAACTTTATAGTAGAGTAATACCAAATATTACCGGATTTACTTCACAAACAAACTACAATGGTCACTCATACTATAGGTCTACGAGTAATTCCACTTGGACAAGTGCAAAATCCGCATGTGAGAACATGGGTGGTCATTTAGCAACAATATCAACTTCAGGTGAAAATTCTTTTTTGTTTGGAACATGGCCATCGGGTTGGATTGGGCTGTATCAAGATAAAGGTGGTGCTTTTTATTCCGAACCTAATGGGGGTTGGAGATGGACTGAAAATGATATTGATGATTATAAACACAATTATGATTCTAAAAATTACACTACAACTTTAGTAGATAACGTTGGTAGTAAAAACGCAACAATGTACAATGGGCCAACCCTAACAACTTCAAGTGGTAATTATGTACAATTTGATGGTACAAATGATTACTCAATAACAGGTGACGTTTCTGGCAGTTTTCCTAATGTGTCAGAGGTTCAAACTTTACAATTATTATGTTATCCGGAATCAGCCGGTATATTAGTTACCGAGCTTGGTACGGGTAGCGCTTCGAGTGGTTGGCATGCTGCTGTTATGGAAATAACCACAAGTGGTACATTGAAAGTTGGGTTTTGGAATACGGGTGGTACTATATCAAGTATATCAACGACAATCTCGATGAACACATGGCATTTGATAACAATGACATATGATGGTTCTACTTTAAGGGGTTATTTGGATGGCACTTACTTTGGAACGTCCACATTCAATAGGGAAGTACCACATAGTAATTCTTCAAATGGTATGTATTATGCTTTGGCCAAATCCGAATCCACAAATATGGGTAGTGGTGCTTATGGTAAATATAGATTGGGATATTTCAGAATATTTAATAGAAAATTATCAGACGATGAGATTGATAGGGCTTGGATGAGTATTTCATATCGGTATGGTAGGATGAAATATTTAAATTGGAATAGTGGAGAACCAAATAACGCTGGTGGTGAGGACTATATTCAATTTGTATCTGGTGGTAGATGGAATGATTTACCAAATAGCTCACTTCCATATGTAATTGAATTTGATTACATAGTTGATACAACCGATTGGGTTATGGAAGATAGTATAGTTACTGATGTGAATGGTAGATACTCATTTAGTAAAACATATAACCCATCAAAGCAATATTATATTGAAGTCGTTACTCCAAAGGTTTCATCCAATATAAGTTCTTCAGATTTTATAGGACCATCAAAAGTATCTATTGGTGAAATCCCACTAAAATCATATCAATATCATAAGTGTGATTTAAACAATGATGGTTATGTGACTGTGGGTGATGTATACCATGTAGCACGAATACTGAATGGGTTGTCATTTACCAAAAAAACGCTATTGTTTACATCAAGTCAATGGACTACACTATCTAATGGAACTACGAATTTAAAATCTACAATTCCAGGAATCACAACAAATTATACATTTACACCAACATCGGGAGGAACTACTAACTTCTATTTATTATCGCCCGGTTATACCTATCAATCAAAACTAACATATTAAGGAAACACCATGAACACACTCATTTGTTATTTCGTAGCAGCAGTCACCTCATTAGCCAGTATGAATGGAGTAGACGAGAAAAAACTAACATATGGTATCAGACAAATTACTGAAGACATGATACAAGAAAAGTACCAATTATGCCCCGATGGAAAGCCCGTTGAAGTTGTAATTTTATCAATCGAAGCTCCAACTCAAGGATTAAGAATCGGGCCATTTGAATTTAAATCAAAAAAAACAATAGTTAAGAGTAAAGTAGTTATTGATGGTAAGGAATACCTTGGTACGGGAATAGCAAAAACAAACGTTGCTGCTACTTTGTTACAACTCCAAGATGAGAATTTACCATTTGAAAGAACTGAATTTAGCATTGCAGTGAAAAAATCATTGGAAGATGCTTTAGACTGATATTTATTATTATGAAGAAAGACATCCTAATCAACGAGTGTATTGTTGTAGCCAAAAGAGTTGGTGATACACTTGTAATGGCTAAGAACCGTGACCGAGCTTACATGCCTCAATTAGAAATAGTACATGAAATTGTGGATGGTGTTGAAGTAGCTTATCTTCGTGATATGATAACCGATTGGTCAGAGGGTATGAATGAGTATGGCATTGGTATTTTGAATACAGCACTCATGGTTGGATATGATGAAAATGAAAAGAAGATTGTGAAAAAGGGTGGTAAACCCTCAAAGGATGGTGCTAGAATCCGTAAAGCATTGAGTCATAAAACATTGGGTAAAGCCCTAACAAGTGTTGTTAAAGTAGATGGTGGTGTTAAAGGACATACTTTGGTATCAAATCCACAAACAGCAGTATCCGTTGAGATGACATCAAAACACAATCCCAAAATTGACATTAGAGATATAGATTCAGATAACTTTGTAAGAACTAACCATGGATATCATTATGCTGATGCTGGTTACACAAAAGGACCTGATTACTTGTCTTCGAAGATTAGAAAAATGTCAGCTGAAAAAATGACAAACAAGGTCAGCGATGACCCAATTGGAATATTACAAAATTTAAGAAAACAGTTATATAAGCAAGACAGTCCGTTGAACATGAGACGTGATACTCCCAAAATGAGTACATCATCACAACTTATGTTAAACTTGACTGATAGAGTTTTGACATTACATTACTTTAAATCAAAAGTGGAAAAGTTCAATGGTATCATTGTTAGATTACCAGAGGGCTACGTTCCGAAAATTAAAATTGAGGTCGAAGAAGTAGACCTCTAATTAGGAGATTCGAAAATGGCAAAACCAAAAGCTAAAAGTTCTACAATCAATGTTGTGGAAAAAAAAGAAATTAACAGACCAGGCGTTCACGCCAAAACCAAAACGTCTAAAAATAAGAATTCGAAGAATTACAAAAAATTATATCGTGGTCAAGGTAGGTAGTTAACTACAATCCCATTTTATACCTTGATAATGAATTTTTAAATACTTATTAAAAATGGGAAGAATATAATATGGCATTACGAGTTACTAAGCGGCAAATACAAAGACAAGCTGTAAACGCAGTACATAATCCACCCAGCGCTACTGACAAGGTTATAGTATCAAAAAATAATCAAGCTGAAAAACAAAAGATGGTTCACGACCTTATACCATTTTTAATGATGTTGTATAAAAAATACATGGATGCTGAAATTACCGAGTCTACTTTAAACGAAGGTCCTACAAAAGGTTTGTACAAAGGTCCAATCAAAATATCAAATCAAAAGATTGAGGTTGAGGTTGAATTGTATGGTGTTGATAATAAAACTCGAATGTATCTTACTCGTTTAATTCACACGCCAGTTAAACATCCGATGTTAAAAGTAGGAGCAATCCTACCAATCCCAGCAAGATTGTTTAATATGCCCGGTGGTGGTTGGAGAAAAATCAATACAAAGGGTATGTTTGAACGTATTGAAAAAGTAGATGGTAAGTATGTTGTATACCCAAAATCAGGTGGTGATAGACTTGGTACTCATGACACATATGAAGATGCTTTGAATCAATTACAAGCCATTGAAGCAAGTAAAGCTCGTAATGAGGATTGGAGTGAGAAATACAAACGCTCCATAGATTGTAATAATCCAAAAGGGTTTTCTCAAAAAGCACATTGTCAAGGTAAAAAAAAGAATGAATCCCAAGAACTAAAAGAAGATTTAAGAAATTGGTTTGGTAAAGGTAAAACCGGCTCAAACGATGGTGGTGGTTGGGATAGATATGGAACTGATGGTCAAAGGTTAGGTAAGTGTGGTGATGGTGATGATGGAGATGCATATGCTGCTTGTTTATCAAAAGAAAAAGCTGCAAAACTTGGACCTGATGGTAGAGCCGCATTTGTAAGAAGAAAAAGAGCAGACCAAAAGAAATCGGGTGATGCTAAAAAGGGTGGCGAACAAAAGAAAGGTCAAAAACCCACGTTCTCAAAAACAGGCGCAAGTGAGAGTGTAATCAACGAAATCCCTATGGATGATTTGAAAGACATCGATAGAGTTGCTGATAAGTTTTTAAATCCATTGGATGTAGTTCTTACTGACAAACATTTCTTTGATAGACTTAATGACCCAAGAAATGGTAAAGAAATCTCACAAGCTGAATTGATTGGGTTCTTTAAGAGATTATCAAAACATAAAAAACAATTTGTCGAGTTTCTTGAGAAATACGAACAAATGGTAGCTACCGATGATAGAACCAACATCAACATTCCGTTTATGAAACAAGCCAACAAGGCAATTGCCAAAACTATCATGAGAAAAAAAGATTTCAAATCGTCTACTCCAAAGTTGGAAATATAAAATTTAATTCGTATATTTGTAATGAAGTTAAAGAATCTCATATTAGAAGGAATGTACGATAAACTTACGGGTGAAATCAACAAGGCTGTGTTCGTTACGATGAAGAACGCTCTAAAAGGGTCAGGTACTCAAGAATCACCAAAGAAGTACAAGGGTTACGTTGTTCGTAAAGACCCAATGCCATTTAGTGATATGCAAACTTTGTTTCAAACTGAAGACCGAACTTTGTACGTTGGTGAGTTTTCAGATTCAGTATCGGGCGTAGATGTTGAAGTTCATTTAAAGTTTGCTGTGACTGAAGATGGCGTTACGCCGGGTAAGTTTTTCATGGATGGTCACGCTGAAGCTGATTCCGATTTCCCATCAATCGAAGTGAATGTTGCAGTACACCCCGATGATAACGAAAAAATATTCTCAAAAATTCAGCCAGTTCTTCGTGATTTGGTAAGACATGAGATTGAACACTTGACACATGGTAAAGATTCAGCTGCTTTGAAGTTATCAAAACTACTCCGTGGTGATGAGGCCATGAGAGTCAAAATCAGACAAAACCCAGAATTGTTCTACAAATACTTCTTATTACCAAAAGAGGTTGATGCTAACATTCACGGATTGTATTCTAAAGCCAAGACGTTGAAGAAACCATATCAAGATGTGGTTGATGATTATTTAGATTCATTGGTTGATGATGGTATTATCAATCCAATCACTCGTAAAAAGATATACACCGCTTGGAAAGTTAGAATTCCAAAAATTGGTGGTATTCCTAATTTGAAATAACACTAAAATAATGTTAATAACTTGTTGATAAGTTTAACATAAATTTAACATTAAACGCTTGGTTTATTCAAAAACAAATAGTATCTTTACTCTGTAATCAATGAGAGATATTATGAAAAGTGTTCGTCCTTACAAAATTGAGTTGGCTGGTCGCCAGTTAAATGGTCAAGAAGTTTACAATGTTATTCTTCGTAAAAAATTGTTGAAGTCGTTTCTTGGATATGAAAACGCAGAGAAGTTTGTGAATGCTCACCGAGTTGAGGTGTTCGCTGAAAAACTTCTAAATCCTAAAAAGGTCGCCAAAGACTTGGCTGAACTTCACTTGTCATTCTCAAATTCAGAAATGTACGTCTAATTAGTATGTCAATCATGAAATAGTAATATTTATATACATGGGTAAAACGTTAAGAGTTTTTGATTTCGATGACACGCTTGCGAAAAGTGTGTCATATATTTATGTAAAGCATTCGGATGGTACTGAAAGTACCCTTGACCCAGCCGAATATGCTGTCTATGAACCAAAAGTAGGTGATACATTCGACTATCGTGATTTTAATAGAATGTTGAATAATCCAAAGGTTATCAAAAAGAATGTGGATTTGTTACGAAGAATGATTTCAAGTCCTGAAAAGAAAGTTACCATTCTTACTGCTCGTAAGTTAGGATTTCCTGTCAAGTATTGGTTCAAGAAGAATTTGGGTGTAGATGTCTATGTTGTTGCACTTGGTGATGCTAATCCACAGGCAAAAGCTGATTGGATTGAAAAACACATTAAAAGTGGATACACCGACATTGCATTTATGGATGACTCGATTAAAAACGTAAAAGCCGTAGCTCAATTACAAGACAAGTATCCTAATATTAGAGTTAAATCCGTTCTGGCTGTCGAACATTTAACCACCATGGAAAGAAAAGAATTGTTAGAACAATACTACTCTGACCAATTTAAAAGACTTTTGTAACTATTTATAATCAGTTTAGTTTACAAAACCCCGATATAGGAAACCTATGGCTACTACGAAAACGCAGGCTCAAATATTAGAGAGTATATTACACGAAATCTCTGAAATGAAAACAAAACTCCCAAATGGGGAGTTAAAACGAATGGAACTGTCCATTCAAGAAATGAAAGAAAACTACATAGACATCAAAGAAGATGTTTCTGAAATAAAATATACTCTACTTAATCCTGAAAATGGGGTTATTGTTAGAGTAAATCGTAATACCGAGTTCAGACTTGAAAAAGAACGTAAAGAAGATTATTACGAAAATAAAATAAAAGAATTAGAAAAGATGTTGGATTGGAAAGAGGGTGTAAACAGAGCTCTTTGGATACTTTTCACATCAGTCATTGGTTTAATCTTTTTCTCTGCTCAGAGTTTTTTGTTTTAATTAATTAATTTTTCATACTTATGGGTATAGATTTCAAACATAAAGCTATGGATGAAGTGTACAGCATATTATTGTACAATCCAAACAATGTGGATGATATCGTTAAGAAAAACCTAATTAGTAACTTGACCGAATACTATACTGTTGTAGAAGAGTATGAAAAATGTATTCATCTTCAAGAACTGCTAAAGGTTATGGAGAAGGACAATGAAAATAATAATCAAACGAGTTGGTGGTGAAGTAGAAACAATTAATAAACCATTCATCATCTATGTTATGAATGACGATGGTAGGCCTGTAGTTGCTGAAATAGCAAATGAAGTTGAACTACCAATTTATATTAGTAAATTCAAATCGGAATATAATACCACCGAAACAATAATCTACGACATTTAATGAAATCTAAACTATATTTATTAAATGATGACGTACACTCATTCGATGATGTAGTATCCATATTGAAACGATATCTTGGTTATACCTTGATACATGGGTGTTCAATTGCTGAGATTACACATACAGTGGGTAGATGTGAAATTAAAAGTGGTGATGCTTCGGAGATTGAACAAATCTATGAAGTATTTACGAAAAACGGATTTAAAGTAGAAATAAAAGAATATGGAAACGAATCAATCTAAAGGACTTGGTGATACAATAGCTAAAATTACATCAGCTACAAAATTAGATGTATTAGCAGAACAAATAGCTAAAGCCGTTGGGGCAGAAGATTGTGGTTGTGCTGCTAGGCAACAAACTCTAAACAAAGTGTTTCCCTACAAAACCAAGGAAAATAAATGAAATTCCCAAATCTTGCAAAATTTATATTAGAAGTAATCAAGGAAGAACAACTTGATGAAAAACTGATTACTTACAATAATAGAAAACCATATGGTCAAGTGGTATTCCTTGCCGGTGGTGCTGGTAGTGGTAAGGGTTGGGCTATTGATAACTTTATTGATTCGGCTGGATTCAAAGTCCGTGATGTGGATGCTATGAAAAGCAATCTTCAAAAGTTGAATCGATTAAAAAAGCTAAACCTTAATAACGTCTTAAAAAGATTTGGTAAAAATATAACTCCATCAGACATGGAGAAAATTCAATTAGTTAAAGATAAAGGTGTTCCGTTCTACAAGTGGGATATGAGAAAGCCGGAGAATGTGTACGCACTACATACGATTGTAGATGCAATGGGCTTGAAGGATAAGACATTAACTGCTCTATTGGCTGGTAAAGATAATCCTGAAGTATTACCGAACATCTTATTTGATATTACTGCAAAGAAAGTTAGTTCAATCACCGAGTACATGGTAGAGTTGGAAGAAGCTGGTTACAAGCCAGAAAACATTCACTTGACATGGGTATTGACTAATTACAATATTGCACTTAAAAATAACAAAGGTAGGTCACGGGTAGTTCCTGAAGATATTCTTTTAGGTACTCATGAGGGTGCTGCTAATACTGTTTGGGGGCTTGTCACTAAAGCCATGCCAAAGGGCATGAATGGTAGAGTTGATGTGATTCTAAACAATCCTGAACATACTGTATTTTATTACGACAAAGATGGTAATAAATTAACCGGTGCTACCAAGGGATTCTTATCATTGCCTGTTAAAAAGGCAGGTGGTTCTATCTTGCCAGAAAAATTGTGGAAAGATACTTTATTCGGTTGGATTAAAGGTAATGCTCCCGAATCAATCACAGCAAACATGAAATAAACAAACCAAAATTAGTTATGCAAATATCAGCTTACATTATTGATGATTTCTACTCGGACGTAGACACTGTTAGAGAATTCGCTCTACAACAAGATTTTTCAGTTCGTGGAAATTATCCAGGACCAAGAACACAAACGTTTCTGAACGACTCAATGAAAGAAACCATTCAGTCGGTTGTCAAACCTTTTTATGGAAATGTGACTTATTGGTCTGAAGAACAATACACAGGTGCTTATCAATATACAACTTCGAGAGATAGAAGTTGGATTCATGCTGACCAAACTACGAAGTGGGCTGCTGTTTGTTATTTAACACCCGATGCTCCGTTGAGTTCCGGTACGGGATTATTCAAACACAAACCAACGGGATTGTTCACCGCGCCTCGAAATGAAGATGGTACTTACAATCAAGAAGTATTAAAGTCAATATATAAAGATTCCCAAGACATGACTAAATGGGAATTGGTAGATAGACTTGCTAATAGATACAATAGACTTGTGATGTATCGTGGTGATAATTTTCATATGTCATTGGATTATTTTGGACAAGATTTGTACGATGGTAGATTGTTTCAGACATTCTTCTTCGATACCGAACTTTAATGAATTATTCTCACAAATATAGGTTTGTTTGGCATTGCCCACCAAAGGTTGCTAGTAGAAGCACGGCTGAAGTGTTTCGTAAGTATTGTGATTTGAATCCACACATACAAACACCATTAGCAAATCAGAGATGGCCCGTGTTTACTCATGAAAACAATTGGCCCAAAGAATGTCCTAATGAATATTTACATATAGTTTCAGTTAGACATCCATATTATAGATGGATTTCGTATTGGAAACATGACCAAGTGGATGGTACTGAATTACCAAGTGGTACGACTGACCCCTTGGATGCTCTTAAAAAATTCCCATTAGAAAGATGTGATGCTTTATCGGAGTGGAGAGTTATTACACAATTTGAATCACGAATTGATTATATAATTCATGCCGAAACTTGGTCTGAAGACATATTCAATTTACCATTTATGCCCAATGATATTGTAATAGACCAGATGAATTTGGGAAGACTGAAAGTACCATCGAACGTTAGTTGGGATGAGGTAGAACTTCGTGAGTTGGTCTATGAGAGATTCAAGCAAGACTATGATAACTTTGGATATGGTAAGTGGGATAACTTTGACAATTTGTGGGATTCTAAACCAACGCAAAGCAAACTTTCAAATATTTTTCCAAAAAAAGCATAAAAAATTTGGCATTATCAAAATAGTTTCGTATCTTTACAAAGTAAGATTGAGACTATGAGTTGGATTCAGAAATACAAAGAAATGGGTTCCCGAGACAAGAAGACCGGAAAACTCAAATATTATATAGTGACTTCATATGAACACAAGTCATTTAGTTGTGAGTGTCCTGCTGGACAATTCCGTAGATACTCCGAGTGTAAACATATCAAACGCCTCCGTGAAAAATTGTGTATTTAACATAAACTTAACATTGAAATGTTTGGCAGTATGAAAAATAATTTGTATATTTGTTAGTAATGATTGAGAGAAATATGAAACCCATGACCATTTTTAGTGACATTGACGGAACTTTGGTTCATCAAGTCCGTTTTGAAGAAATTAACCCACATACCAGTCGTGCTCTGCCCGGTGCTGTTGAGAAAATGAACAAGTGGTATAACGAAGGTCACCACATTGTGTTGACTACCGCTCGACCTGAATACCTACGAAACACTACTGAAATCGAGATGAAAAACTTGGGTATTCCATTCCACCAATTGGTGATGGGAATTGGTCGTGCTGAACGTATCCTTATCAACAACTCAAGTGAGGAACGTCCCGAAGAACAAAGAGCTATCGCTATCCAAGTTGAAAAGAATGGTGGTCTCGAAAACATCAACATCTAATCATGTTACACAAATTTAAAACATTTGTGAGTCGTATTAGAAATATGATTCGATGGGCTCCCATCATATGGAAAGATAGGGATTGGGATTACTACTATGTTTATGAAATTCTGAAAAAGAAAATAGAGTTTCAACTCGAACACATTCAAGAAGAAGAAATTGTGGTGTTTGATTATCAGTACCAACGAGGACAAACCATACTCAAACTGTTAGATAGGGTTCAGAATGAATATTACATTGAACAACTATTTGATAGGTTACCGAGTGGTGATGTTGTTAATGACCGCTGGGTAGTTGAATATCATTATAATCAACATCAAAAGGCCAAACGTATTTTATTTAAACTTTTAGAAAAACATATAGACAATTGGTGGTCATGAGTAAAGAACCATTATTACCCAAAGTACGAAACGTAAACAAAGATAAACGTAGACGCAAGAAGCATCAATATCAACCATATGAGCCGATTGCTATAAAATGGTTTGGTGTTAAGGAACTCGCTTATGTTGAAAAGTTGGAGTTCACAAAAGATGGATATGCCACCTATAGAGTTAGGTCGGTAAGTACAATTGGGTGTATTTATTATGATATTGAGTTAGATGACCCACGAGACCCATATTGTTATGTTTCTTCAGTATTGACAAGTAGTATGACCGATGCCGAACGTACTCGTATTTTAAATGAGGTTGCTAGGTCACGTCCTAAAAAAGAAGTACCAATTGTTAATAAAAAAGTAAAAAGTAAGGAGTTATCTAATGACGACAAGGTTGCTCTAAAAAAACAAGCAAGACGCCAAAAAGACTTTGTGAATGGGGATTTTTGGTAGATGTTTGGATATGTCAAATTAATTTCGTATATTTGTTAAAATTAAAGGAAAGTTATGAACTATAAACCATTGAACGATTACGTTTTAGTAAAAATCATCCGAGAGGATGAAAAAACCAAAGGTGGGTTGTATAGACCCGAATCAGTAAAAGAACAAATGAGAGGTGAGGTTATTTCAGTTGGACCTGGAATCTATACTCAAAATGGTAATCTCATCCCAATGTCTTTAAAAGCCGGTGATACCATCATCGTACCAAACACAGGTATCCAACTCAAACTTGAGGGTGATAAATACAATTTGTATCGTGAAGGTGAAATCTTAATGGTAGAAGTAAAATGAGTATAACAAAGCGTTGGTTTGAACAACTCCGAGAAGCTGAAATTACCGATGAATCTGAAGATTACATCGATGACGCTTATCATTATGAATCGTGGTTAAAAGAAAAACAATCCACGGAGTTTGAATACGAAAATTACGAGGATTGAGGAATTTAATTATAGGAATGGTACTGATGCTAATGGGTCAATCATTGGTATGGATTCAGACAAACGGACAATTTGTTTGGGATTGGTTTAGACGTAACCCCATCATTTTATCCGTGGTCTTTGGGTCTGTATTATCATTCCTATTTATAACCTCAACTCGGTATATGGTGCCGTATTTCAACGGCGCTTTGTGGCCCGTTAGATTCATTGGATTTGGATTGGGCATTGTGTCATTCACTGTAATGACTTACTTTTTTATGAATGAGGGTATGAACACGAAAACCCTTGTTTCTTTAGGATTATCTTTAATTATTGTATTAATTCAAGTATTATGGAAGTAGACATCTATACAACTAACAAAAAACTCAACGATTTATTGGGTAATGAACTCAATAGACAAAAAAGAATCTTTCAAAGTGTTAAGTTTTATGCTTATATGAATGACCGAATCATTCATGGTATTGAAGCATACTATGACCGTAGAGGATTATATGATATTGAGTCAAAGTTATTGAAAAAGGATGAATTAATGAACAATTTTGATTTCGAATTTTTACAAACTATAATCCGAAAATATTAAATCGTGTATTTATTATAAATGGAGTTACGATAAATGAAAAAAGGTCATAAATTACCTAATGGTTATGTTCTTGGGATGGGTAGAACCCCAATGAATTTGACAGAGGCTCAGATTCGATATGCGATGAAGAACTCTAAATCAAATTCTGGTGCTGCTAGATTCTTGAATGTATCATTAACGACCTATCAAAAATACTCCAAAGTATATAAAGACGAGACCACCGGAAAAACTCTTTGGGACTTACATAAAAACCAAAAGGGTGAAGGTGTAAAAAAACCCTACAATGTTGATAAGGGTAGGTATGCTCTACAAGATATTTTAGATGGTAAGTATCCTGACTATTCAGTCCATTTGTTAAAAAAGAGATTGATTAACAATGCTGATAAGTTGGAAGATTTTCCACATGAATGTCATAGTTGTGGGTATAATGAAAAACGAATATCAGATGGAACAATTCCATTGGTATTAGACCACATGGATGATGACTGGCACAATCATATACGAGAAAATTTAAGATTCTTGTGTTATAATTGCTTTCATAATCTCCGAGGTAATCTACGAGGTAAACAGCCGGAGTGGAGAGCCGAACAAATAACAATCGCAAAAGAACAAAGTAAATACAACAAAAACAAAAAGGAAGAATAAGTTATGGGAAAACAAGTATTTCATGGTAAAGAGTCGAGAGAAAAACTTCTCGAAGGTGTAAATCAACTGGCTGATGCTGTAAAGGTTACACTTGGACCTCGTGGCCGAAATGTAATCGTTCAAACTGAAGCAGCACCCCACATTACAAAGGATGGTGTTACAGTTGCTAAAGCAATCGAATTCACCGACAACACGATGAATCTTGGTGCTCAAGTAATCAAGGAAGCAGCACAACAAACTGCTGACAATGCTGGTGATGGTACAACTACTTCAACTGTATTGGCTCAATTTATCTTTAATGCTGGTATGACTGCTGTTGAGGATGGTGCAAATCCAATCTCATTAAAAAGAGGTATGGATAAAGCAGTTAAAGATGTCGTGGACAATCTTATGAAAAATGTATCAGTAAAGGTTGATACAAATGAACAAATCAAACAAGTAGCTACCATTTCTGCAAATGGTGATGAAGTGGTTGGTGGTATGATTGCTGAAGCTATGGCTCAAGTTGGTCGTGATGGTGTAATCACAGTAGAAGAAGGTAACTCAAATGAGGACGAACTTAACATTGTAGAAGGTCTTCAGTTTGATAAAGGTTACCTATCACACTATTTCATCAATAACCAAACTAAATTAAATTGTACATTGGAAGACCCGTACATTTTATTGTACGATGGTAAGATTGTGGAGATGGATGACATCGTTCAGATTCTTGAGACTGTATCCACGAAGAACAAATCAATCATGGTTATTGCTCATGAGGTAGAGGGTCAAGCATTGGCCACCATGGTAGTAAACGCAGCTCGTGGTGTATTGAAGTGTGTTGCTGTTAAAGCTCCTGGGTTTGGTTCTGAACGTAGTGAAATGTTGAGAGACATGGCTGCTTTGACAGGTGGAACTTTGTTTGGGGGTATTGGTAAAGAATTGGAAGAAGCCACATTCGATGATTTGGGTAATGCTGAGCGTGTAGTTGTTACCAAGAATGAGGCTGTGATTGTTGGTGGTGCTGGTTCTGCTGATGAAATCAAACTTCGTATTGACCAAATCAAACATGAGATTGAAGAACAAAAATCAGATTTCGAAAAAGAGAAACTCCATAAGAGATTGTCAAAGATTTCAGGTGGTGTAGCTGTACTCCGTGTTGGAGCTCAATCTGAAGTAGAGATGAAGGAAAAGAAAGACCGAATCGATGACGCACTTTTGGCTACAAAGGCAGCTGTTGAAGAGGGAATTGTTCCTGGTGGTGGTGCTTCTTTGATTCATGCTCGACTGGGTATTGATGCAAATAATACACCCACATCAAATGAAGATGAAGAACGTGGATATTTCATTGTGTTACAAGCTTGTAAAGCTCCATTTCTTGCAATCTTATCAAACGCTGGTTTGACTCATGATGGTGATTTAACTGAAGACTTTGGTAAGTCTGGCGTTGGATTTGATGTCATCAATGAGAAATTTGTTGATATGATGGAAGTTGGTATTATTGACCCGACCAAAGTATCAAGAACTGCTATTGAAAAAGCAGTTTCGGTTGCTGGTACACTACTTACTACTGAATGTATGATTGTCAATGAACCAAAAGTAGTAAGTGAACCGCAAACTCCACAAATATAATTTAAAGTATCAGTATCTTAAACTCGAAGAGGATGATATTAGAAACGAACTCGAATCGTACATAGATGATTTTGAGGGTCGTTTTAACAAATATTATGCTAAAAGAAATAAATTGGATGCTGAAGAACGAATCGTTTGGGTGAATGATGAAACGGGGGAGGTGAGAGATACTCCCCCGACCAACGATGAGTTTAGGAAGTATCGGGAACAACAAGACCGACTCCTTGAAAAGAAACGTGAGGAGTTGAAAAATAAACCCGAAAAACTGAAAAAATTATATAAAAAACTATCTGCAAATGTACATCCAGACCGAGGTGGTTCTCATGAAGAATTTGTCCGAGTTCGTAAATCATTTGAGTCGAATAATCTATTAGACTTATTGGCTATGGCTGATGAATTTAATATAGATTATGAGATTGATGAAACTGATGAAATGATACTCGAAAAAAACATAAAACAACTTGAGTTCGAAATACATCGTATGAAATCAACATTAGCTTGGGAGTGGGGCAGGGGTGATAAAAAAGGAGTAGTGAAAGAAGTGGAACGTCAGACCAAGTTAAAAGTAGATGAATCCGACTTACCTGATGATTTAAAATCTAAATCAGATGACCCATTACTATTGGATATGTAAAATATTAACTATATGAACAATCTCGATAAAAACTATAAAAACCTACTTCAAGATATCTTGGACAATGGTATAGAAAAACAAGACAGAACCGGTACTGGAACTATTTCAGTATTTGGTCGTCAAATTAGACACAAAATGTCTGAAGGATATCCTTTAATTACTACCAAGAAAATGGCATTCAAAACCATGGTGGTGGAACTGCTATGGTTTCTTCGTGGTGATACTAATATCAAATTCCTGGTCAATAACAATTGTAATATTTGGAATGGTGATGCTTATAAGAACTATGAAAAATGGAACGAAGAAGCAAATAGAACTTCACCATTTGGACCAGTTCCAAAACTTTCCGAAGAAGATTTCGTTAAAGCAATTAAGCTTGATGATGATTGGGCTAATAGATGGGGTGAATTAGGTCCAATCTATGGAGCACAATGGAGAGAGTGGCAAAGTGAGGTTGCCATCCCAACGACATTAAAAATTGATGATGGTGATGATGTTGAACCTTTGTATGTAAAAGGAACACAATATATTGACCAAATCCAAAATCTAATCAACGACCTTAAAAATAATCCAGACTCAAGACGATTAATGGTTTCAGCTTGGAATGTAGGTGAATTAGACCAAATGGTTCTTCCACCATGTCATTATGGGTTTCAAGTATATACCAGAGAATTAGATTTGGATGAAAGAATCGAATACTTTAATTCAACAAAACAACCATTGAGTAGAAGTATGGATTATCACCACTCTCATATGGATAGTTTACGAGTTCCAAAGAGAGCAATTTCCTTGATGTGGAATCAACGCTCAGTAGATACATTTTTAGGATTACCATTCAATATCGCTTCTTATGGTTTATTACTCCAAATAATTGCTAGAGAGGTAAATATGATACCCGATGAATTGATTGGTAATTTAGGAGATGTTCACCTATATTCAAATCACATTGAACAAGCAAAAGAACAAATTGGAAGAGAACCATTTGACTTACCTACTTTATGTTTAGATTATAGAGAAGGTGAATATGATAAAGATTTAAAAGGATTTGTACCTGATGATTTTGTGTTATTTAATTACCAATCTCATCCAACAATTAAAGCACCATTGTCAAACTAATGAGTTGGGTATTTGTATATTGGGATGATTACGTCCCCGCATCAGAACCAAGTGGTTCTCAAAATGATTTGGAAAATTCAAAATAATTTCGTATATTTGTATAAATAAATTTAAAAAAATGGCAAATCACGTTACTACTTGGATTTCGGTAGAAGAGGGGTCACCCGAAGTATACCAAAAGCTCCAACTAATGTTTGGAGATTCATCAAATTTGGATTCTTGGGATTCTAAAAAATTCCATGATACCTTGTATCCGGAACACGCCGGAGAAGACTATGACCGTGAAGTGTTTACTACACGAATGGGTGCGAAGTGGTGTCACATCGAAGATTGTGATATTTCTGAAGATGGTTTTGAATTACAAACCACATCAGCATGGGATTGGTGTCGTGGTGCTTTTGTACGACTTCATAAGATTCTACATGAAGTTGACCCAAATGTCGTACTGTCATGTACCTTTGAGGATGAGGGATATAACTTCGTTGGTGGTGGTGCTATCAAAAATGTAGATGACTTATACGAATACTCGGATGAAACTCTAAAATATCCAGACCGAGACGCATTTGAAAATGAGGATGAGTATTTTGATGCTTGTGCTGAATTTCATGAGATTGCAGACGAATCACGATGTGGGTGTCGTGATGAAGCTCTTGAAGATGTGACTTGGGTTGATGATGACTACAACGAACAATAAATGATATAAAATGAAAAAAACAACACTATTTTTACTCTCGTTACTGTTATCAGTAACCACATTCGCTCAACAACTCCAAGATTCTATTGATTGGAATACGCCATATTATAGAATTATCTATTCAGAGGTGTTACAACAACCAAAAGCAGCATATTACAATGTCGCTTGTCCAAATGGTACGGCTTCAAGAGCTGGGATGGATTTCTTTACCGAAAAGGGAATTGTCACATCGGATAACGCAGATTATGTAAATAATGAATGGGACAAGGGTCACATGGCTCCAGCCGCTTCATTGAATTGTAATAAGGATATGTTGTGGGAAACTTTTAGTTATATGAATTCAGCTCTACAACAACAATCATTGAATCGTGGTGTATGGAAGAAGTTAGAGATTCAAGAACGAGAGTGGGCTCGAACGGCACAAGTTGATGTATATATTCGAATTGAATTCGCACCCAATCCACCACGAGTACCAGCAGGCGCAGCTATTCCAAGTGGGTTCTACAAAGAACTAAAAGTGGGTAATCAAAAATACTGCTACTATTTCAAGAATGTAGCACCTACAACATCAGACTTGAATCAATATAAATGTAAGTGTAGATAATGGAGTTAATTTCAACCCATCCTATCAAAAAAACGGACTTGGGCTTCCACGCCAACTTATTTGGTGGGAAGCTCTTGGCTTGGTTAGATGCGGCAGGTGCTGCTATGGCCATGCAAGTAGCAGATTCACCACGAATGGTGACAATCAAGATTGACGAGTGTATATTTAAAAAACCCGCTAAGGAAGGTCAATTATTGAAAATCTATGGAAGGGTTGATAGTATTGGTAATACATCATTGACATTATACATGGAGGCAAGAGCTCACAACGTATACACCGGTAAACAAGTGCCGGTGTTATCAACAAACATCGTATTCGTAAGAATTGATGAAAATGGTGATGCTATTCCTATTTCAGATAGAGTTAGAGAAAAATACGGATTTGTAAACAAATGAAAGACTCAATACTAGCATCATACCTGTGGAATTCAGATACCAAGGATATGATATACGCATTAAAGATGTTAATAAAATCCGTAAAGGATGGTAAGTTAGTAGGAATTGAACCAGAAAAAATTGGGATTATAGACGACAAATGTTAGAAATTACACTTGGTGCTCTTCGAAATGAAGATAAATTTCTTATAGGTAGACGTATGGATGATAATAAGAATCATCCAGGTCTATGGGAGTTGCCCGGTGGTAAGATAGACCCAACTGATGAGTCTTCGTGGCATGGATTGAAACGTGAGTGGATGGAAGAGATGGAGATTGATATTCATCCACATTATTTGATACCACCACGAGAAATGGAAGGTATGATGGTACATCCTTGGATATGTAATTTCGTGAGTGGTAAACCCCGACTAAATGCCCATTCAGAGGTAAAATTTATAACTTTTTACGAAATAAACAACTACAAATTCACACCAATAAGTAAAAGTGTCATACATATTATAAAAGGTAGTTATTTATCATTCTTTCAACCATCCAAGGAGACCAACACATGAAAATCAAAACTCTTATCAGTAAGATACACGATAAGAAAAAAGCCGGCCAGAAATCCATTAAAAAACCTAACATCGTAGAAGACCAAGAACATGATTACAAGATGTGGGTAAGTTATTCAGAAAATCCTTATATATCTTCTCAAGAATATGACAATCCAAAAAAATAACATCGACCCCAACATAGAAATGGTCGGAGACGATTTCGTGTGTCCTAAAGAAAATTTGGGGACATCTAGCGATGTCGCCCAAATCTCCTTAAATGACTCAAACTTCAATGTCGCCCAAACCCTCTCCAAGGCCCAAACCATCCAAATCCAACTTACCGATGAGTTAGTTACTTACCAGTTAGTTACGTTAGTAAATCCAAAACCCACAATAGTATGGGGTGGGGGTGATAGTCAAGATGGATTAGAGCCGGACGAATACGATAGTTGGCATCCACACTTTTAGATATGATATTTCACAATCATAAAGTACAATTTATAGGAATCCCCAAAGCGGGGTCATATTCCGTATGGGAATCTCTTTATGATGAGAATCTACCACAAGATGGTAAATACAACACACACGACCATTGGAAGTTACAAGACGTTCGTAGTCCATATCCAACCTATTGTGTAATCAGAAACCCATGGGACAGAGCCGTTAGTGGTTGGAATATGATGCCAGGTCGTGGTGATTTATACGATAAATTAAAATCAGTATTATTAAAGATATACAACAAATCACAATATGAGTTTGTATTCCATCCACAAGTAGATTTTATCTCTATAGATGGAGAGATACGAGTAGACCACATATTAAAGTTTGAGAATCTACAAAACGATTGGAATAAACATTTCAATGTACCACTCAAACACTCAAACAAAACCCATGATAAGATTCATGTGGAAATTGATGATAAAACCGATGAACTAATCAGATTAATATATAGAAAGGACATAGAGCTATGGAACTCATTGAAGAATTAGAATATTGGAACACCCGATACTATCAAGCAATCCACGACCCAAACCTCACCGAACAACAACGTGAAGAGTTGAACCGATGGAGAAAAGAGTGTCTCAAGGAAGTAAATGGTGAAGAGGTGGTAAGAACAAGGCCAGAACCATGGAGATAGTCAGTTGGAATGGTCATGGTTGCAGGAGTGGCAATATGGCCGGTAATTTGGGTGATAGTAAAACTATCTAATAATAAATTAGCTAATAAAAGGAAGAAACACAAAGATGAAAAAGTTTCCAGTAAAAGAACTCATAGTATTAGGAGTAGTAGTAATAGGTAGTATGATGATATACCTATGGGTATTAGGCCAGATGGGATATTATGATTAATAATGAAATAATTTCCGTTCAGTTCAGAGGGGACTCATTAATCATTGAAGCCCTGACCGAAACAAGAATAATCCCTATAAAAGAGCTGGATAAGGGTACACTTGACCATTTACAAGGTCAGTTGTTACACATATGGGACATGGAGAGGAAACGTAAGAAATACTATACCTCTAACCCATGGATTGATTAGGGGCTGAAGATTTATCACGAAAACTTGGTGGGCAATCCCACCTTTTTTTATGCCCTTATATCCCATAATCTCCTCATCAGCACCATGACAAGATGACAAATATCGGAAAAAGTGTCCCAAAATCACCCATTTTTCCCCACAATTCCCCACTTTATGGTAAACACGTCCACTAAAAACATATTATAAAAGCTTGTATTGTATTATTAGTAAACACTCTTTCAGCCGTACCAATCCCACAAAAACCCTAAATGATTCATTTTTACCACAATTATGTTAAACAAGTAGTGGGTAAACCCCCCGAAGTTTCTATTTAACACAAATAAGCACCGCATAGTACGTCTTTTTTGGCGGAAGGCAAAATTTTTGCTGGGAAAGTTATTAACAATGCGATGTTGATAACTTTTTTGTCATAAAAAGACTGACACGATGTCAGTTAAAGTAAAGCTTTAAGTGCTACGATTGGAATTTTTATTTAAAGTAAAGCTTTAAGTGCCGGCCTGACACAATGTCACTTAAAGTAAAGGTTTAAGTGCAAGAAATTGTTAATAACTTTTTTGAAAAAAATGGCAAGATATTTGGCAAGTTGCATATTATTTCGTATATTTGTACTGTGCGGGTGCTATTATATAAAAAAAAATAGCTAAATAATAACACGGGGCTCTGGAACTCAACGGGAATAAGGGTTCCAGAGTGTTAATAACTTGTTGAAAACTTAACAAAAAATTAACATTAAAAGCTTGTTTTATTGAAATACTATCATTACCTTTACTCTGTAATGATTGAGATGAGTCTATTAGAGTTTATTTTTCCTGCCGCTTTTAAGGTCATTAAGTGGATGTATTGGTACTATCAGAACGAAGATGCTATCAAACCGGCAGTTATGTGGATTAAACACAAAGTTAATTGAGATTAAAATTTAACGATTTGTTAACATTAGACGCTTGTATTATCCAATAATAATCAGTACCTTTACTCTGTAAGAATGAGAGATATGAAAAACCAAAACAAAATCCAAGTCCAAATCAACAACGAAATCTACGAATTGTCTGCTAAAGCCCTTCGTAATTACCAAGGTCGCCAGTACATTTATGTCAGTCACGCTGACGCTGGGTCGTTGGTCAAGCAGTTTGTTAAGAAGATGTATAAGAACCAAGACGTGGTAGTCAAGGTTAAATCAGACTCCTTCGCTGGTGGTAACTCCTTGGACGTATATGTCCACAACAAAATCGGTGGTGAGGTGAGTGAGAAAATCTTTAAAGAAATTAATCAGTTTGCTAACCTATGGGAGTACGGAAAGTTCAACGGAATGTACGACATATATGAAGACTATGAGGCTTCGGGTGCTAAAACTGACAAAGGAATGGAACTCCAAGCCGGTGTTAAGTATGTCCACGTTAACAACCGACCACGCTTCGGTACTGTAGAAGCTATCCTTAACGAGGTCCTTAATGAGGGTCGTGCCTTTAGTCAAGTGATTAAATACTACACCGATAGTAGTACCAAGATGAACCCCGCAAAGGCCAAGACTATCTTGGTTGGGATGGGACATGAAGTGAAATAAAATAAAAATAGCTAACACCCAGTATATGAACAAGATACAAGAGTTCGAAATGTGGTTGTCCAATATGGATAACAAACTACAAGAAGCCAACAAGAAAGGCGTTCCCCTTATAGTAGAAGAGGTAAAGTATAGCCAAGGGTATATCCCCAAGGTTCAGTATTGGACCGATAAGCTAATGAACGCAAAGACAGCCCTTGACCAGATTAGCGCACTAAACAAGGTTCAGTATTTCCAAAAACGCCATTATGAGGTATATGGCGTATGGCCAGAGATGAAAGTGAAATAAGCCCACAAACCCCCGTAAGCCTTTAAAGGTGATGAAAGATACTCGAGCAGGGGGGGGGGCATTTTCTTGTAAACCGCTGAGGGTCAATGAGTTAGACGCTCGTGTAGTCCGTTTTTCTATCGAGCCCGGTTTTTTCGCTGGGGAGAAAAGTCCCCTCCGAACCCGTGTAGACACGGACACAGACCTAATTCCTATGCCCTAATTCCTATGCCCTAATTCTTATTTAGCTCATTCCATTGGTTATATAAGGGTACACTCTAATAATGATGGATTATAAGTCTTAAACCTAATTTGGATATGTCGAATCTTTTTTGTATATTTAGGTTACATGACTGATTTGTATATTGGTAACACTATGACTGAAGAACAAATAATTGCTTTAAATAGGATGTCCTCTGGGGACTCCGTTAGGTTGGGGTATACATCTGATGAGGCTGGAAGGGTCTATGTTAAACTTGTTAATGGGGATATCCGAAGGGGGTGGTTTCATTGGAAGTTGGTATATCCTACCTATGATGTTGACTTATACTCTGATGGGGTTATATCTTCTTATGATACCTCTATACTACGTTATATGTATGGTGAGTGGTATAAGTTATATCATCATGTTCCATCTGGTCAATTATATAGTGATGATACTCCCTTGAATTCTATTTAAGCTGATTTGTTTTTACTTCACCGAAACCTTAACAATTTGTTAACACACGATATTTGGATATATCAACCCTTTGTTGTACCTTTACTCTGTAATCAATGAGAGATATGAGTATTAAAGAAGAAATCCTTTATGAGTTGAAAGTTCCGATGAATGGTATCGTTGAACGTATTATCGAGAGTGAAAAGAAAGAGTTCCTTGAACGTACTGGCCGTGTGATGAAGGTTAGTGAGTGGTACAAAGAGATGCTTCGTTTGAGTTTGGTGATTGACCTTATGAAGGCTCTCCAAAACTATGTGTCTTCGGAAGACAAGTTGATTAGTATGAATTGGTGTGAGGGTGGTAAGGGAATTGAGATTAGTGCTAAGATTGGTCGTGGGTCTGAAGTTTATCAGTTCTTCACCGAAGCCATCTACGCTGGTGGTTACAACATCCAACGACTTCACCTACGATACTTGACCAAGACCAAGATGCCACGAATCAAATCAGAGTTGGCTCGTGAGTATCAAGAACAATACAAGAAGTTGACCAAGATTGAAAAGTTGGAACAAGAAATCCAAAATTACGAAAATCGAATTCTTGAGATTGACTACAACCTCTCTTCAATTGAGGGTATTACCGATGAACGGATTGGGACGATTTTAACAAAAGAGGGTCACTGGTCTCATAATAATCCATCTTGGGAACAAATCATTAAGAATGGTGCTGCTGATAATTTTAACAATAGTGAGACTGAATATCTCGAATCGGTTAAGAAATCTAAAAAGCATGGTATTGAATTTTGGAGAACTCAAAACATCGAGTGGCCGACTCGAAGTCGTAAGGGTTATCAGAAAGAACTCACTAAACTTCAATCAAAACTTAACGCAGTAAAATAAGAGATATGAAAAATACTTATAAGGGGTTTATTGTACAAGACCTCAAGAACAAAGTTGACTATGAGTTTAAATACATTAAAGGCATACCTAATGTAAATGTTGAAAACGAAGCTATTGCAAAGGTGATGAAGGACACCGGTCAAGCTCGTTCAAACTTTTGGGTAAGTGGTTTTATTAAAACAACTAAATAAATCAGAATAAGATGAATAACATAGTATACATAGAGGGAGTTGGGTATTGTAAAGAAATTACAGTCCAACGTTTTAATCAAGATGGTGTTTCCGAACCCTACACAATTTATGAACCAATTGACTAAATAAAAATAAGATGAAAACATTTAAAGTAAGCGAAGAGGCATTAAACACTGTATTTGAAGATTTGGATTTCTTATCCAGATTGATGGATGATTTGATTTCAGATTTACACAATGTAAAGGGTGGTCAACAAGCAAGACACAGTTATATGTTCTATAGAGAATCTATGTGGAAAATTAAAGCAGACTTAAAAAAAGGTATAGTAAATGAAAAAAGTAATTAGAGATGGAATGGTCGGAGTTCTTATTTCCGGCGGATGGGGCGCAGGGTTCTACACATGGGGAGCTCCCCTACGGGCAATATTTGACCCTGAACTAATTTATTTAATTGAAAATCAAAAATACGATGATGCTTTGGAATATGTTGAAAAAACCTATCCAGATGTATACACCGGTGGTGTTGACGAATTAAGTGTTGTTTGGGTCGTAGAAGGTACACAATTTTTCATCGAAGAATACGATGGTAGAGAATCACTTATGTTTAAAGATACTATTGATTGGATAAGCGCATGACCTCAAAAGAACAAGCTATATTGATTATCAATAAATTTTACTATTCGTTACCCAATAACGGATATTCTGATTATGGTATCAATAGCTGTGAATCAAGATACAAAGAAGCCATCATGTGTGCATATTTTTCCGTGGTAAATTTATTGGATAGTGTTGCTGACCAACCTGTTACGGAAGAATATATTACTTATTGGAATAATGTAAAAATGGAAATCAATATTAAGTCATACCAACATTCAGTAAAAATTCCTGAAATAGATTAATATGTTATTTGAATTTATAGACGAACTGATAGCCGAGTCATTAGGTGTTAGTGTAGAAACCTACATTGACGTAATTGAAAACAAATGTACAATTGAAGAAGCTGATTTTATTATCGGCGTTTTCTTTGAAGAAGATGGTGATGAACAACTTGCAAAAGATTTATTTAATAGTAAACTAAAATGACCTATCAAGAAGCAATAGACAAATCATTCACTGCCAAGTGGAAAACCGGAACTTGTTCTCAAGGTGAACAATGTTGGTGTAGAACCATAGAGCCAGTAGAACCAATCCTATTTGAGGATGGTGATGTCTTGTCAGAATATTACGTTGTACGGAGCGGTGAGATGTTAAAAGAAACAGCGGAATACTTTGTTAAACTGCACAATGAAACATTTAACGCCAAAGAGAAATGAACCCAAAACCTATCACCGATGAACAATGGGCTGCGTTAAGTGAAATGACTTGGAAAGGTGCCGAGTTGCGTATTGATGAAGATGGGTATGTGTACGAATTGGTGCTTTCACCACTCATGACCCATGCGTCGGGTCATATTGAACATCGGTACTTGTTAAGAACCCCCGAATGTGAATACATCATAAAAGAAACCTCTACATTGAATGATACGTCACGAGAGGTTTTACGAAAGATGTATTCTTATCAACAAAAATACCTACCCAAGCCCCATAGAGCCCCAGAGCCATAAAGCTAAAAATGATTAAATTTTTTTAAAGCGCATGCTTGGAAATATCGATATTATGTTGTATATTTGAAAATACAAAAAGACACGTTGTGGAAATTACTGAAGTACATTTAAATTCAATCGAAGAAATCATAGGTAAGGGTGACATTGGTATCATGTGGCAGAGTATACAAATTTACGACCCACTTATTGGAAACCAACGTGTTGATGACGTTCGACTCGAACGAGACTACTCGGATACGTTGACTGGGGATTCAAAGTTCTTATTAAGTTTTAATTTTGGACCTCGAAACGCAAGATTCAAATATGTAATCGGTCTTGGTGTTTTCTTCGGAGATATAGCAACACCCCGATTGGTATTACGGGCTCTTTGGGACGACCACAAACTACGAAACAAACTGGCTGATATTGAATTACCATACTAAATTGTGATAAGGAATCTGAAAATGAATTGGAACACATACTTTAGAAATATCGCTCATCAAGTAAAATTAAAGTCGAAAGATATTCGAACTCAAATAGGTGCGGTTGTGGTTGGTAAGGATAATGAAATCATATCTACCGGCTATAACTCATTCCCACGAGGGATTAATGATGAGTTGGATTGGCGACAAGACCGACCTGAAAAATACTATTGGTTTGAACACGCTGAACGAAATGCTATTTACAATGCGGCTAGGATTGGTGTGTCTCTGAAAGATTCTACAATGTATTTGACGTGTGGTATGTGTTGTACCGATTGTACTCGTGGAATTATTAATTCAGGAATCAAACGAGTGTACCTCGAACGTAATGGTGGAGCAACTGGCGGAATATGGGACGAACATGCGATTCGTTCAATTGAAATGTTTAAAGAAGCAAACGTTGAAATAAAATACTATGAAGAAGATTAATCTATTAGGATTATTGACATTGACTATTATGTCATGTACACAATCCACAACCGAACGTAAAAGTGTTAAGTGTGTTGTTGATTCCGTAGAGTACCATGGGGTTGGTCATGACAATGTAATGCAACTTGACCCATATTGGAAATTATATGTGAACCAATATGATGTAGTGGTAAAATCACGAAAACCACATGGTGTTGGCGACACTATCTACATTGATAGTATTTTTGTAAAATAAATTTGGAAATCTCAAAATTATTCACTATCTTTACAATCTAATAAAAAATAAAACATGGGAACTAACTATTATCGAATACCATCCGTTGAAGAAGTTGAACAACGTAAAGCTCGACTCCAAGAACGTATTTCCAATATGGAAATGACACCCGCTAATATTGAACGTGAGTTCAATACCATTCCAACCGGCGACTGGGAATATGATAATCCTTGGGGTGAATTCACAAATGAAATAAACATCCATTTAGGTAAACGAAGTGGTGGTTGGAAGTTCTTGTGGAATTTTCATGATAACAAATATTACCATGACCAAGAAAGTTTATTTAGGTTTATTAACTCCGGTCGAGTTGTTGATGAGTATGGTGAATTGATACCGACTCATGAATTTATTGAAATGGCGTTAACGTGGTGTACTGATGGTTGGGATTTACAATCATATGATACCGAACACCCACGAACCAATTGGTTTCGCCATGTGGAACGATATGTTGATGGTCTTCGTATTTCAGACTCAACCAATTTTTCATAATTATGACTGAACAAACATTTATAGATTTAGGATTCGAACGAGTTGATGTATCAATCGAAGAATCAGGCGCTGACACCCCATTCCATTATTATACTATTGACATTGGTGATATTTGTATTATGTCAAATGATAATGAGAGCGCAGAAGTCGAAGGGTGGCATGGTTTTATATTTGACTCGATGACTTTAAAAATCAAAGGAGCTGGTGACTTGGAAGTATTGGTATTGTTATTAAAGAACAACACATGAAGATAGATAAACATGAGTTGAAAACCACCATCTACTTATTGATTTGGTTAGGAGTGATGATATCGTTTCCTCTAATTCTTTTTTAAATTTAACAATTTGATAACATTGAAAGTTTGTAATATCGGGAATTATTCGTATCTTTACAGAGTAATAAGAGAGATAAGTTATGGAAGAAATTTTTAAACCCACCCCGTGTTCAACTATCGAAGAGTTCGAATCAATGTTGAAAAATCAAATTAAAGAGTATTACGAAACCAAATTCAGTTGCTTGCCAGTTCCTAATGTGGTTGTCAAACGTGGAAGTAAGTTTTACAAAATCGTATCTGGTAATTCTGTTTGGGGATTTATCGCTAGAATCCCAATGATTCACAAAGGTGTTCAAATTCGTAAAGGTGACTTGATGAAACCTGCTGGTCGAAACCAAGCTGCTAAACACGCTCGTGGTAACGTAATCGAAGGAACTGCTAACTATGGTGCTTACGGACCTGCTTACTTAATCTAATAAGTTATGATAAAAACTAAATCAAATACTCGTGGTATCGAAATCGACTTGACCGGTCCACAAGGTAACGCATTTTTCCTTTTGGGAACTGCTTCAAATTTTGCTAAACAACTTGGTATTGATTCCAAACCAATTTTGGATGAGATGAAGAGTGGTGACTATGAAAACCTTGTACAGGTCTTTGACCGACACTTTGGGTCATTTGTCACTTTATATAGATAAAAAAATGAAAGTAATATTTTTAGATAACGATGGCGTTATATGCCTATCCAACAATTGGGGTGGTCGTTACAAGAAACAAGAAAAATGGGGTGGTCGTAAATTGTCTATGACATCTCGTGAAATACCGGTTCAATACCGGTTTGATGATTTTGATAAAGGCGCTATTGAAGTTCTTAATAAAATCTTAACGGAGACTGGTGCTGAAATAGTAGTTAGTTCCGATTGGCGATTTCACGCTAATTTGGAAGAGTTGGGTGATTACTACACATCACAGGGTATTATCAAACGACCAATCGCAACAACTGATATGTTTAAAGACATACACCCAAGGGAGTGGTCTGTATTACGATTTAGAGCTGATTTGGAATTGGAACGTAGTATGGAGATTCAACATTGGTTGAATAATCATTCTGAAATTACCCATTGGGTCGCTGTGGATGATTTAGATATGTCTATTGATTTTTTAAGCAATCATTTTATAGCCAGTAATGGTTCTGATGACAAGGCCGGATTGACCAACTTTGTTCACACACCCTACTCAAGTGAGGGAATTAAACAGAGTGGTGTAATAGATAAAATTTTAAAACTTTTAAACAACTAAATATGAAATATCCTAATTGGTTAAATAACCTAATTTACTTTTTGGCAGGAATTGGATTTGGTCACCTTTTATTAAACTACTTATTATGATTCTTGCATTTGGTTACGATGAAGCTATACTCGGAGTTGATACTGAATATCAACGTGTAGTTTACTCTAAACAAAAAATGGTCGATATTTTGACCAACGATGGTATGTCTGAAGAGGAGGCTGTTGAGTTTCTTGAGTTTAATACATGGTCCGCTTATGTAGGAGAGTCTACTCCAATATTCGTTCACGACATGAACATCCACGATATCAACGAGTGGTTTAAAAATGATTTGGAAAATTAAAATATTTTTTGTATATTTGTAATATGAAGATTGAAACGTACACAATAGGATACCAATGGTACTTGCTTCCTACCATGAAAATAACACCAGATAGATTACTATATGGTCATTACACATTTGAGATTGTATTCTTAAACAAGGGTCTTTCTTTCAATTGGGGGTTTAAGAAATGATAAGTTACATTATATTGTATTTACTCCTTGGGCTGGCTCATATGTTTTTGATGGACCTTGTTATTTTTAGAATAAACAAAATAAGTGATGCTGAAGAGAAAATATACTTTGGGCATCCTGAAAGAATATCGACAATATTAGTATGGCCTATAATGTCTTTTATATTTTGGTTTAACGTATTCAAATCAGTTTTTAGAAAACCATGAAACGGATACATAACGACATTGGTGCTGTGTGTAGTGATTGTGGTTGTGTGATAAAGACACGGGGTGAAATGTCTCAATTTGAAAAAGAATGTATGGATGGTAATCAAGACTGCCTACCATTGATGTGTAAAGAATGTTTAAGTCACAAACTTAATAATAGTAATTTGATATCAGATGTATACAACACGACAACAAAAGAAGATTGATGATGCGTTTTTAGAATGCTATCGTAGACTCTACAATGAAGCAACACCATCCGCTGATTTTGACCAATTAGTAGAAAATGCTGAACTTAATGAAATGGGTCAAAAGGTGATTCCGTATCTCGAATACGAGATAGAGCACGAGCGTTTGGAAGAAATCATTAAAGAAGTTTCAAAAAAATTTAAATTTAAAAAATACATAGCCGATGGATTCCGTATTGGAATTTTGATGGGATGTTCTCCAAAGTCAAAATATCCAGCATGAGAACATTAAAAAAGATTTGGAATTTTCTTGGATGGTTAGAACAAGAAAAAATTAACACCATGATTTATTGTGGTAGACCTACAAGTATATGAAATTAATAGCAATTTTAGTTGGAATAATAGCCATAGTTTTGGCGGCATTATGGGGCATAAAGGATGTCCTAAAAGAAATAGAGAAAAGAGATTAATATGAAAATTACGTTTATATCAGACACACACACTAAACACCGAAATATTACGGAAGATTTGCCGGGCGGTGATTTACTGATTCATGCGGGTGATTTTATGAATTCAGGTTACCATCAAACTGAAGCAATTGAGTTCTTTGATTGGCTTGATAATATTAATAACTACGACCATAAAATATTCATTGCTGGTAATCATGATAGGTGGATGGAAAATGCGCCAGATGTATCGAGAGGAATTTTAACTGGCTATAAAACTATCGATTATTTAGAAGATGATTGGTTGAAAGTTGGCGAAGATATGGATAATCTGGTTAAGATTTATGGTAGTCCTTGGCAGCCGGAATTTTATAATTGGGCATTTAACTTGCCAAGAAATGGTTGGGAACTGGAAGTGAAATGGAAAGGTATTCCTGATGATACCGATATTCTTGTTACTCACGGACCATCTTGGGGTAATTTAGATACAGTTTATCATAGCCGTTCCATCCCATTGGGTTGTGAATTATTGGCCGAGCGTATCAAGGAAGTTAAACCAAAGATTCATGTTTGTGGTCATATTCATACCGGGTATGGTTATAAGTTTGAAAATGGTACACATTTCTTTAACGCAGCAGTATTAGACGAACGATACAATTATACTCAACGACCTGTTAGTGTTGATTGGAATCCTGATACCAATGAGATTGTATTTTTATGAAAAAAATAACATACGATATTCATAGTTTTAAATGGGATGCTGATTCTAATACGTTTTATGGCGATGCTTGGAATCTTCAAGAAGTGGGTAATGGTGTATATTATCAGTTTACATTCCCAAATGGAAGAAAGCAATTTTATATCAAGAATTGGAAAACGCAAGGGGCTCGTAGATTTAGATTTGTAAAAGAAGTTGAAACTGATTATACCAACGAATGGTTGTTTGAATCTGAAGATGGTATTAAGTGTATGGTTTGTGTAGCATTAAAATAATATGAAAACATTTATAGAAATTGGGTCGTGTGACTTTCAAACATTAAACTATCTATCCGATTTTGGATGGAAAGGTGTTATTGTTGAACCCGTAAAAAAATATTTAGATAACATTGAACAAAAAGAAAATGTGTTCTATGTTAACGCAGCCGTTGATACTGAACGTGGTAGTAGGGAGTTGTGGTTGTGCTCTGAAGAGTTGGTTGATTCCGACAAAGATTATGCTGGAATGTCATCGTTTTATAAAAACGTACAATCTGAAAAGGCAGGTTCACATGATAGGTCAATCACAGTACCAACACTTACATATTCGGATTTAATATCGATGTGTAATATCACTCAAGTTGATTATTTGAAGATTGATACTGAAGGTCATGATTATGAGATATTGAAAATGGTTGACCTACGAGGTCCGCTACGGCCAAAGTATATAAAGATAGAACACAAACATTCCAGCTTCGATGCGATTGTAGGACATCTATCTACACATGGGTATCATTGTGAAGTTTGGCCGTGGGATATTATTGCCATCGATGTATTACCAAGCTAAAATGTCAGCAGGTGCTAACATTTAAAATAAATTTGGCAATGTCAAAATTATTTCGTATCTTTACAAAGTAAATAAGAAACACATGAAGTATAATATCATTAAAAATGAAAAAGACGCTCTGAATCTAACAAATGGAACGTCTTATAAAGATTCACTTGTAGGTTGGACCTTTAACCAATTAGTAAAAACATTTGGTAAACCAACCTTTGACACTCCGAGTGGTGATGGTAAAGTAAATTTCGAGTGGGTATTCCAACGTACATCTGATGGTGCTGTATTTACACTATACGATTGGAAAAGTGGAAGTCGTGAATTCGCAGAGTTTGAAAACAAACGATGGAACGTTGGTGGTAAAACATATGCCGGTGAATTTGTAACGGACCTTATCGAACAAATTAAAAAGAAACACTAACATTTTAACCTTGATTAATTTTTAACACTTATTTATAAAATGGAACGTATTGAAATCGTTACATCCAAAATCTCAAACAAAGCGTTTGATGTTAAACTTGATGGTGAAGTCGTAAAGACATTTATCAAGAAAGACTTCGCTGAAGATTTTGCTACTCGATTATCAGCTACACTTGGCAAGCCCATGGGAGTACAATAATGAAGGAAATGAAAAAGTATTATTTTTATTCTAAAACAGACAAAACATCAGAACCCATTGCCTATACAAAAGCTTGGGGTCGTTTGGGAGCTGCAAAGTATTTTGCTCAGGTAAAACAAATGAGTCTCAAGTCATTTTTGTCAGTATTTAAAATATCACGATGACCGAACACGAAATTCAACGATACGGGGAAATCCAATACCTAAAAGGTAGATTAGATGAATTACACAAAGCATTTCCAACAGTCATTGACCTACATCGGTCTCGTAAGTTAGATGCTCGTATTCAAAAGTATTACGACAAACTAAAACAGGTTGATGAGATTGCATATCACTTGTATTTAGTAGAACGAGCTAATCAAGCTGAATCTAAACGTAAATCAAAACAACACATGAAATCTTTGTTGGAAGAAATTATCCCACAATTAGGTGACATGGAACTTATACACAAAATCAAAACACAAATCGAAAAATATTAGTTATGAAACTATTCGAAAAATCATTATTCGTTATTATGGCTATCCTAGCCGCAACATCAGCCATTTTACATTATAAGAATGGTGAAAATCCTACATGGCAAATTATCACACTTCTTTGGGTCATCAATTCGTATACGTTGTATCAACGTGGAGTTCGTGATGGCATGAGAAAATAAATTTGGCAATCTCATACTTATTTCGTATATTTGTATACAAGATGCCGCCTTGGTGAAACAGGTAGACACAAGGGACTTAAAATCCCTCGGACAGCGATGTCCGTGCCGGTTCGATTCCGGCAGGCGGTACACGGAAACTCACATATAGTTCTTTGACATTGTTATTAAAACGTCTCCGTAGCTCAGCTGGATAGAGCAACGCACTTCTAATGCGTAGGTCATTGGTTCGAATCCAATCGGGGATACATTGGGCTCGGTAAAGCCTCTTATCGAAAGATAACGTAACCGAAGTGGATAATTTAGAAATAAATGACGCTCCACTATTTAGTCAGGTGGCGGAATGGTAGACGCAATAAGAAAGGATAGTATTATCGTGGGTGTGGAATGGAAAAAACCCATACGAGTCCTTCTTTGAAATCCACAATTGCAGGTTCGAATCCTGTCCTGACTGCAAATAATTCTGATGCATAAAAAGTATCTGGTGCAGGTACGTGCTTAGTTGGCCAACACAGAATTATTTAATAGTCAGGTGGCGGAAAAGTATAGACGCTTCTACAACTACTGTATGTGAAAACACAGTTAGAAATTAAACGCAGTGTAAAAACACCTCCGTTTAAATACAGGTTCACAATCCTGTCCTGACTTCAAATTGGTGGTAGGTTTTGGAAACACTACGTAATAGGTTAAGTTTAAATCCAGCGACTACAATTGGTCCAGTAGTAGAGGGTCTTACTCCAATTTATTTAGTCAGGTGGCGGAATTGGTAGACGCTACATAGATAGTCAACTACAACTGTAATAAACCCGCTGGCCACGGTTAATAAGAACAGCTCTGTCGTAGAGGTTGACATACAGGTTCGATTCCTGTCCTGACTACACGGTTCGGTTCATCACCGAATAGTATGTCCAATACGATGAGAAGTGGGGTGATACCTCATATGGAACTGCTGATATAACAAATTTATATCTGGTTTGACTAACCACGGGGAATATCAAAGAGGTGCAAAGAACAACGTGCTCTCGTAGTCAACTTGGTCCGTTCGTCTATCGGTTAGGACATATCCCTTTCACGGATAAAAGGCGGGTTCGATTCCCGCACGGACTACTAATTTTATTAATGTTGGTAAACCTATTTATATTAAACTAAAGTTATGAGCAGAATTTCAAAACAATTGTTCCAAGCCCTTGAGGCAAAATACACAGCCGAGATTTTGGACGCTCGCGCAAGAATTAGTATTTACTTTGAATCACCCGTAGCCATTGGAGAACATCCACAACATACTGAAGAGCTTGATACTCTCGTTGAACAAATGGCTAATGCTAGTGATAAATTGGAAGTGTTACGTTCTAATTTTACAGACTACAATTTATAGTATACATCATGGAATCATTTTTAATTGGGTTGGGTATTGTAGCTTTTATGATTGTATCAGCGTACTTATTGGCTACCTATCAAGAAAAAAACAAATGATAAAACACGGAGGTTTGGCAGAGCGGTCGAATGCGGCAGTCTTGAAAACTGCTTTACGAGAAATTGTAACCGGGGTTCGAATCCCTGAGCCTCCGCATCCGATGTGTTATCCCGAGCTAGGTCGGGGTTTTTTTAAAAAAGATTTGGCAATATGAAATTTATTTCGTATATTTGTTAAACAATCGCGGGGAAAGACTTAAAAGAAAGTCGCTTATCAACCAGATAAGAGGTGTTGGGGCAGTTCCAACTCTCCGCTCAAATTTAGTTCACATATGTTTAACCTTAATAATGAGAAACGAACCATGAAACAAGTATTGTTTGCTTTCGTAGCTACCTTGGCTTTGGTATCTTGCTCAACTTCAACCGAAGAGACTTCAGTAGATTCTACTGCCGTTGACACGACTGCTGTTGTAGATACTACCGCTGTTGTAGACACAACTAGCGCCGAGTAATCGCCGAGTAACTGCTGAGTCTAGCCCACCGAGGGGGGTAAGTTAGCACTCACTAAAACACCCCTCTCAAAAGCCACCATAGCTCAGTTGGTAGAGCTACTGATTTGTAATCAGTAGGTCGGGGGTTCGAGTCCCTCTGGTGGCTCCAAGGTATGAATTGAAGACAGGAATGAAACCGCCTGCAGTGAATCTAATTCGAGTGTTACCGGAGATTCATACCTACAACGCGGAGGAGGAGTTTAGAGAAACTCACTCATCAACCAGATGAGAGATGGTGGGGCAGAACCACCTCTCCGCTCAATGTAATATCTACATAAGGAGATATCGCTTCTCTGAAAGGACTACTGACTTCCAAGTGGGTCGCAACCACAAATCGGAAGTTTGGAAACGGCTCAGTAGACTATGTTCAGGTCCCTGCTCTGATGTGCACGTCAACAGGTTATGGGGAACAAACCATAAGTAAAAACCGGAGATAAGATATTACAATTGCGAAAGTAGCTCAGTTGGTAGAGCATCACCTTGCCAAGGTGAGGGTCGGGAGTTCGAATCTCCTCTTTCGCTCAACATTGTGGGGTAGAGCAGTGGTAGCTTGCAAGGCTCATAACCTTGAGGTCGGTGGTTCGAGTCCGCCCCCCGCAACAAATAGACTTTAAAAAGGGCCTTTCCGCTTTGGCGGCTCGCTAGGCCCGAGTCTATCTATATCAATGTAGTTCTTTAAATTAGGAGAAAATTATGGAAACAATTATTGCGTTCGGTTGGGGTGCGGTTACAATGTTCTATGTTGGAATGATTGTAGTCGTGTTTCAGTTGAGAAAATCGGTAAAGCAGTTGGAGTCTGATGTTATGGACACGGATGGTACACTTGCTGAAATATTTAAAACTGTTATTCAAAAAGAAAAAGAAACTATGAATTATGTTGACACGCTTCATAACACAAGTGAAAATCATGTCAATGAGATTTATCGTTATATTGATTCACGGTTTGATAAGTTTGAAAACAAAATCACAAACAAACAAGAAATTTTAAAAGGATAATTACTAACCGAACTACATTGATATATTACCCTTTCGTCTAATGGCAGGACAACTGGTTTTGGTCCAGTTAATCGAGGTTCGAGTCCTTGAGGGGTAACTACAAAATAATTTTTACTATTTATTGTAAAGGATTTATCTATGAAAGAATTTTTAAGATATATGAAATACTTTATCATTTCTCGAAAGAGATTTGATTCAAAAATATTATCAGACTATTTAGTTGTATTTCACGAGTTCGACTATAAAAAAACTCGATATGCTGGTTATTTGAATTGGAGTGGTGACGACACGTTAGTATCTATGTCGGATTGGAAATTTGGATACTTTGAAATAAAAACAAGTAATCATGTTAAATTACAATCCAAGGAACTTTCAACCTTGAAGATTGTTTTAAATGAAAATAACAAATTCTATTTACAATCACCATTTGAACTTGAACCTGCGAAACTAAATCACTATTTTAATAAATCAATCAAGTCTCATAAGTTTGGATTGATGTGGTCTGAAGATTCTATTGAATTATATGTCGATGATTATTTAGTTTACAAAACTAACAACATAGATGACGTTAAATTGTTTATAAAAAAAATGCGTATTATCACCCAAGGTAAAGCGGATTATGTCAAGGTTTACAAAAAGGTATAACAAAAAGATGAAATCTGAAAAGTTTATATCATTGGACTTACATGGATATACCCATTCCGATGCAAGGGGGGTTATTATTGAATTTGTAGAAAAGAATTTTGATATAGAGGGTAAGTATTATATCATCACAGGTAATTCGGACCACATGAAACAAATTGTATTTGATGTCTTGGATGAATATTCTATTGGATGGTCAACCGACCCATTCAACGATGGTCGGATTTATTTTGACTATGAGTAATAAAAATTTGTTTATTTGAAAATTATTTCGTATATTTGTATTATCAAAAATAAAAAGTTATGACAATTAATGAAGCTCTAAAACGTAAAAACAAGCTTGTATCTGAAATTGATAAACAAGCCGTAATCGCCATGAAGTATAATTCTATGGCAGCTGATTCAGTTCGTAGGTATTCGGCCAAGGCTGCTGCTGAAGGTATGGAGAAATTAACTCATGAGTTAGTTGAGTTGAAAACTAAAATTCACCTTGCTAATGCTCCAGTGTATTCGAAGATTTTTGAAATCTCTGAACTTAAAAATCTAATCAAGAAGTACCGTGCTATTTCTTCCGATGAGGGAATGGTTGCTCACCGATGGTCAGATGCTCCACCTACTATGATGGTAGTTGAAATGGATGTAGTTACCCTCGACACTAAAGTTTCAGAACTTGAAGCTAAAATTGAAACTCTTCAGAATGAGTTGGATGTTTGGAATAATACACACCACATCTAAATAACCTTGGAGATGTAAAGGGAGGCCGAAGTTAAGTTATTTTTTACTTTCTACTACGCCATATAAGCAGATATTCGATATTGATATTGAATTCAAAATTCAAGATTTAAGTGTTCACAAATCAATTGTCAAATATCAAAACTCTTTGAACCGTAAAACAAACCCCTGATTGAGGTTTCCCTTACACTCCTATTATTCTGAATATATGAAGAAACAACTATTTACGGAATTACAATTTGTGAATGTCATTGGTAAAAAAGAAATTCATCAAATTGACGAAGTAGAATATTTCCCAATGGCTGATGATTATGTGTATTACACAACTACGGGTCAGTCATTTGGTGATTGTCAATTGGAGTCATTAGAAATTGTATATGAAAGAGAAATGTCAATAACGAACGAAGAAATTATAGAGGAAATCCTTATTGAGGCTAACTCGTATGGTCTACGAGAAGAGGTATTAAGTTGGGCTAAATCCTTAATGGACCAAGACCCAAAACTTGATAGAGTTACAGCATATCAACAGGCGTATCACGAATGGGTTAAATAATGGTATATTGGTTTTATGGTCAGCCGGGAAGCGGCAAGACAACTTTAGCAAAAACATTATCAGAACATTTACAATTTAATTTACATCGACAAGTTTTTCAGGTGGATGGTGATACCCTACGATTGATATTGGGTAATGCTAATTATACACCAAATGGCAGAGTGGACAATATACGAACTGCTACAAATATAACTCGTTACCTCGACCACATGGGGTATGATGTAATTGTGTCTTTAGTAGCACCATATAAAGACGTTCGTAATGAATTGAAGAGTATGTGTAGATGTCAATACTTTTTTGTTCATACCACCGAAATTCGTGGGCGTGAAATGTATTTTACCGAAATAGAAATTGATGAAGATGATGTCTCGATTGATACCACAAACAAATCCCCAATAGAGTGTTTATTGGATGTAAAAGATTATATATGAAATACGCAATGTTTATAGGTAGGTGGCAGCCGTGGCACGATGGTCACCAATGGTTGATTGACCAAAAACTCAATCAAGGTAGTCGAGTTTTATTGTGTATTAGAGACGTACAGCCGGATGATAGTAATCCATGGACTGCTGAACAAGTTTATAAGAACTTATCTAAAGTTCATTATGACCTGATTAAACAAGGTAAAATTAAACTCATGATTATTCCAGATATTGAGTCCGTTAACTATGGACGTGGGGTTGGATATAACGTAATTGAACACATACCACCAACGGATATATCGGAAATATCAGCTACAAAGATAAGAGAAGAACTTCGTAAGGATGGTAAGTTATAAAAGACATATTGCAAAGACAATAACTTGGAGAATCGTTGGAACTATTGATACAATGATTCTTGGGTGGATAATAACTGGTGATTTAAAACTTGGACTTGCAATAGGTGGGTTCGAGGTGATTACCAAGATGGTCTTATACTATCTACACGAAAGAGCTTGGTACAAATATATCAAGTTTGGATTAGAAAAATAATATGAAACGTATAGTAATGCTGTTAATGCTTTTGGTCTCCTTAGCAACAGCGAGTGCAAAATGTGATTGGAGTTCACTAAAACTCCAACAATGGAATGAGCGCAATTATTACAAGTGGTATGTGAGTGGTCAGATACTCGATGATAGTTGTGTTGATTACACATTTATGGTGTATGATTTCCAAACCAAAAAAACCGATACAATTCAAGATATTCGTGGTATAGTTGAAGTACAATTCAACGTCAAAGGTAAATACAAATTGTATTTGAAAGTTAGGAATAAATGTGAGAAATGTGATACTGCTTTATATCGTGAAGTTAATATTGTTCAGTTTCCCGGAGCAGGTGTTGGGTATTCTGTAAACATGGCTGATTGTAAAAAGTATAAATTTGAGATGACGTATATTAAGGGTATACCATTGAAAGATACTTGTATGGAATACTATATGGTATTTTATAAAGGTCCTTGGATGGATACTATGTCTCAAAAAGAATGGGATAACCTAACTGATTACCAAATCGGTATGGAGTATGATTTTCCTGACGCTGACTTTTTAGGTTATACTCAAACACGGATTGCTGATTTAACATTTAAAGACACCGGTCGTGTATTGATGTATGCTCAATGGTGGAACAAATGTTTACGACAAGATACCTTTATGTTTAGACGTTTGGATGTTTGTAAATCAAACCCAACATCAAACGTATTTAATTTATCAAGACCCGAGCCAAAGTTAGTTGCTATGTATGATATGTTGGGTAGACCTCTTAACTATGCTCGAGAAAATGAAATCATTATTTATGTTTATAGCGATGGTTCTACAAAAAAGATGCTAACACATCGTTAATAGGATGTTGATAACTTAACAAAAATTTAACAAAGGGGGCTTGTTTAAGTCCCCTTTTTTTATTATCTTTGTTATGTATTTGAGAGGAGAGTTAAAATGAGCAAGAAAAACAAAACATATCAAGAACCATTGGACTTCAATGGTGGTTGGTCTCGTGGTGAAGCTGCTCACCATATCTCAAAAAAGACCACACAACAAACCCAAACCAGTAAAAAATCTTATACTCGTAAGGAGAAACACAAAAAAGATTTAACAATTTCTTAACATTGGGATTTGGTATTGTCAACTATTTTTATTATCTTTACACTGTAAATGAGAGTTATGAAGAAAAATAAGTATTCAAGTTATTCATCCTTTTGGATGGACAAATCGTTGTTCGAAGATGATTATTCAGTCAACGATAAAAATGCTATCGAACGTAAATCGTCTGATATCATGAAGTTAGTATCGTACAAACGTTCGATTTCTAACTTCGTTTCTATTGTTACTGGCCAATCGATTCCAGTTCATTTTGATGACAAGGGTGGTGATTCCTACACCGATGGTAAGTCGGTTGTTATCTCCGCTAAGATGGATGGTGATGACTTTGACCCTACTGTGGGTCTTGCTCTACACGAGGGTTCTCACATTAAACTCACGGACTTTATGACGCTTAAAGCTATGGTTCGTGACAACTACCTTCCCCAATCAATTGATATCGAGTTCCTTAAACAAAAGTATGGGTTCGATAGTCAATCGTGGGTGTCACATTACGCTATTGAGAATCTCAAGTCCTTACTTAACTATGTTGAGGACCGCCGGATTGACAACTTTATCTTCACCACCGCTCCTGGTTATCGTGGTTACTATCAGTCAATGTATGACAAATACTTCCACGCTCCAATCATCGATAAAGGTCTTCAATCATCAGAGTATCGTTCTGAAGATTGGGGTTCTTATATGTTCCGAATTATCAACTTAACAAACTCAAATCGTGACCTTGATGCTTTGAATGGTCTTCGTGAGATTTGGAATGTTCTTGACCTTCGTAACATTTCTCGATTGAAAAATTCATGGGATGCTCTTGAGGTTGCTGGTGAGATTTTTATGATTATCGAAAAAAACATTCCAACTCGTCAGTCACAACAACAATCCTCTGGCTCGGGTGAGTCTGGTGAGAATGGTGGGGGTGAGAATGGTAATTCACCAATGAGTGGTGATATGGAAGAGTCTGCTACCAACCAGTCACAAGGTATGACTGCTAGTGGTGGTGGTGAGTCGATGAAATCTAACTCGGAGTCTGACTCTGAAGCTAATGGTAACTCCGACTCAAATGAGAAAGGTAGTCCTACCGGCGGTTCTAACTCAAATGGGGCTGGTGGTAACTTGGATGGTCTTACTCAAAAACAACTTGACCAACTTAAAAAGGCTATCGAGAAACAAAAAGAGTTCCAAGAGGGTGAGGTTAAGAAAACCAAGTTAAGTAAATCGGATTCTAAAAAAGTCGAATCACTTGATAAGGCTGACATTCAGACTGAAGTTACTGGTAAGAATCTTCAACAAGGTTGGTATGGTAATCAAAAGTCAGGTGGTACTGAAACTTACATTATCAACAACTTGACCAAGAATCTCATTGAGTCCAACTTGGTTGGTATGTTGACCAATTATTCTCACTACGTCAATCGTGGTGATGAGAATGTTAAGAAAGGTATTGCTTTGGGTACTCTACTTGGTAAAAAGCTCAAGACTCGTAACGAAGAACGTTCACTGGTTACTCCACGAATGAAATCAGGTCGTTTGAGTGGTCGTATGATTCATGAGATTGGGTTTGGTAACTTTGACATCTTCGAACGTACCATGGCCACCCAAGTCAATCCCGCTTTACTTCACATCACAATTGACGCAAGTTCGTCTATGGGTGGTTCTAAATGGGACAATACTCAAGTTGCCGCTGTCGCAATCGCTAAGGCTGCTTCAATGACTCAAAACATGGATGTTGTGATTTCTTACCGCGCCATCCACAACAACCGAAATGGTAAATACCAACCATTGGTTCTGATTGCTTATGATAGTCGTAAGGATAAGTTTTCAAAGATTCAACAACTCTTTAAACACATTGTGTACGATGGTACTACACCAGAGGGTTTGTGTTTTGAGGCAATCATGAAACAATTGACTCAAGTAAAGAAAGGTACTGATACCTACTTTATTAACTTCTCCGATGGTTACCCCGGTTTCGATAACTCGGACATCAACTACTGTGGTGACCAAGCGGTCAACCACACCGCAGACCAAGTTAAGAAAATTCGTTCGTATGGTGTGAATGTACTTTCTTACTTTATCACGGATAGCTACGGCCAGAGTGGTGGTGAACAATTCCGCAAGATGTATGGTAAGGACGCCGCATTCATCAACGTGACTCAAGTATCAGAACTTGCTAAAACATTGAATGAAAAATTCCAAGTTAACATTTAACAATTTAATAACATTGGGGGCTTGTTTAAGTCCCCAATTAGTATTACCTTTACTCTGTAATCAATGAGAGATATGAAAGTTAATTTAATCCCCTTCGTTTTTGGCCTTGTGTGTTTTGGCCTTATGTATGGTCTGATGGCTGGTAAAGTTCAAGAATACGTTTACTTCGCTGACCCCTTAAATGAGATGGCTATGGCCGTAATGATGAGTATGGGTGGTGGTGTTGGTATGTTGTCCGCCTTCGAAAAAAATAAAAAATGTTAATAACTTTTTTCAAGATTTGCTTGGAAATGTCAAATAAATATGTTATCTTTACACTGTAATAAAAAATGAGAGTTATGAAAAATCAAAAACAAGTTTTCGGAAAAATTGTCGAGTTGAATGGTGTGTTGTTGTTTCAAGACAGCGCCGGTAATCTTTTTAACGTGCCCGCTCTGAATGAGGTTGGGACATCCCTTTATAAACGTGCTCGTGGTGCTGCTAAACACCCTGACCGATTCGGTTTCAAAATCCGTGTCGTAGGTAATCTTACAAGTGGTGAACTTGCTTATGGTCGAGTGCCTGCTGAAAAAATCAATGGGGCTGAGCCCGTTATGAACTTCTCTAAACCAAATGGTGGTTTAGAACAATTTAAATTTATGCCTGTCGAAGGAAAACCTAATGTAGTCTCCGCTCCGATTGCTTCGGATGTTATGAACTTTATTCACAATGAAGCTAGTGAATTGAAACCTAAAATGTTGTTTATGGAATCTTTGAAGTGGAAGTATCTACTTCGTAACATTATCCGTGGTAAGAACATCATGATGACCGGTCCTGCTGGTTGTGGTAAGACCATGGCGGCTAAGGCTGCTGCTAACTCCCTTGAGGGTTACAACACATTCATTATCAACTTGGGTGCTACTCAAGACCCACGAAGTACCTTGATTGGTAATACTCAATTTGAGGCGGCCAAAGGTACTGTCTTTAACCCATCTCCGTTTGTTAAGGCCATTCAGACCCCTAACACGGTTGTGGTTCTTGACGAGATTACTCGTGCTCATCCAGAGGCTTGGAACATCTTGATGACTGTCCTTGACCAAGGTCAACGATACTTACGTCTTGACGAGGCTGCTGATTCACCAGTTGTTAAGGTCGCCGAGGGTGTTTCATTTATCGCTTCCGCTAACATCGGTAATGAGTACACCGCCACTCGAATGCTTGACCGCGCCATCCTTGACCGATTCACTGTCATTGAAATGGATACCTTGACCAAAGAACAAGAATCTGAACTTCTTCAGATGATGTACCCATCGGTTCACAAAGGCGACATCGAGGCTATCGCAGAAATCACTTCGATGACTCGTTCAGAGGTGATGTCAGAATCTCCGAAATTGTCTAACTCACTTTCTACACGGGCTGCTGTTGAGATGGGGTCTCTTCTTTACGATGGATTCTCTCTTCAAGAAGCTGCAGAAATTACCATCTACCCATTCTTTGAGAATGCTGGTGGTGCTCAGTCAGAACGAGTTTACATGAAACAATTCGTTCAAAAGTTCATCAATCAGAACGTCAATGAAGACCTCTTCAATACCGACCCTAACATGGACTTGTCTAACCCATTCTAATTAAGGGTTATGACTCAAGGACCTGTAGCTCAGCGGTCAGAGCAGCTGACTCATAATCAGTTGGTCGTAGGTTCAAATCCTACCAGGTCCACAAAAAAATAAAAGAAATTATGGCGTATAACAAATATCGTTGGTGGACAAAAGGAAAACGCAAGATGCTTCCCGAAACAGCAGACTTGTATGACAAAATCATCAACGGTGACTTTAACTACTCTCATTATTACACCGAAGCGGAAGAGGCTCAACGTCAGGCCTCTATCCGTTTCAATTTAGCATATGAATCATATGGTGGTAATGATGAATCAAATCGCTTACAAAGCGCATATGATGCTGGTAGAATGCTTCGTGTTCGGGCTTTAAAGTTGTTTGAGGAAGCGCATAAGAATGAAGTGATGATGTTGCACCAATTACGAACTAAACTAATAGAAACGTTTGGTTTTGATTTGTGGGATGAAATGATGAATGAAGAACCTATGGAGTTGGAAGACCTATATGATTTTTACTGTCAAGAATTGATGCGTAGACGTGGTATGGGTGTTTAATTTTTAAGTATATGTCAAGATTAAAAGATAAAGAAGAATTAAATAAGTTACGAGAATCTCATGTTCAAAACTATGGAGAATCTAACGTTATTGGTAAGCTACGAGCCCATGGTAGGTTCAGAGCACATTACAATGAGAATCTTCCAGGAACAGCCGGACCAAAACCTGATTACAAGGGATGGTGTCAGGCGGTAGGAACTGGTGATGGATTTCGTATTACCATTTGGAAAAATGAAAACGATTTCAGATTTGAAATTGTAGAAGGTGAATCTTACGCTTCATCAACAAAAATACCATTTTGATATATCAAATTAATTTTGTATATTTGTAATATGAAATATGACCCTAAAAATGAATTGAGTGACCATCAGTTGGAGTCGTTATCAGATGACGCTTTGATGGAATACCTTGATGGAAAGGCTGAATATCTTAAACAATTCTCAGCACCTCTTCCCGGTTACTATTTAAAAAGATACGCTTATATTGATGCTGCAAACCGTGGTTCTAAAATTACGGATGACCATCATAAGAATCTAAATAAGATGGCTAAAGAATATAGACAAGAATCAAATCGAATGATGGCTGAACGTTTAAAATCAAATGAAGATGGGATTTAATAAAAAGATAGTTCCAACAATTGATATTCTACAACAAATGGTTTATGACTATGGGTCTGAATATGTCTTAAAACGATTTGCATCGGCTGATGCTTTGATTGGTAGTGTAGAATCTATTAGGTTTCTTGAACAACTAAAAAAAGAAGAACATGAGTTGGGAGCCAGATGAGTTTCAAGAAATGGTAGCAAAGGTAGTTCTTTTATTGGAGAACGAAAACTTTTACAAACTAAATCAAATCGATGACCGATTTAAGTTCCTTGAGTTTTTAGAACAACGATTATATGACGCAAATGAAAATACACGATTAACCATTATATTATTGGATTGCTTAAATGACTATAGAGACTGGCAATTCAATACTATCGTAGACTACTTGTCCGACCATGGATTGATTCAAATGCATATTGACGAAAATGGTCAGCTTGGTTATAGGGCTACTGAAGAAGGTAAGGCTATATCAGATATCATCAAAAGTATGTTGGGTGATGGTTCGGATAATAAATTTTTTTAACCCAACACTAATTATTAAAACCAAATAAAAACAAATAAATTATGGCTTATTACATCGCAAAAGTGAAAGTTCATCATGAAGATGACAAAGGACGTGTTAAAAAAGTAACTGAACAATACCTCGTAGATGCGGTATCGGTTACGGACGCTGAAGTTAAGGTGGTTGAAGAATTCCAAGGTTCAAATCTTGAATTCGAGGTAACCGCAGTTATTGAAACAAAAATCGTTAAGGTAATTGCATGAGTTACTCGGTTAAAGACCAAGTTGTAGTTCGAGTTAATGGTGTCCACCGAGTGGGCACCATCACTCAAATTAGCCGATTAAAACGAGGTATCATTTATTCAGTAGTTCTTGAGAATGGTAAACTTGTTGAGAATTGTTCGGTAAACAAAGAACTTAGCCCAAATCACATTATTAAAGGATTGACAAAAACATTAAAAAATGCAAGTGGACAAGAAGAAGTTTCTTCGACTGAAGAAGAAGGTGCTGAATAAGTACCCAAATGCTACAACCAAAATAACCAACGATGGTAAGTTCTATGTGTCGGATGGAATGGGTTCTTATATTGGTGAAGAATTCATGATACCACCACAAGACAATGTAGCTTCAGCTTGGCATTGGGCTGCCGAAACAATTCGTACAAGCCAAAATATTATGAGAACTCATCCTGATAAAATGGAGTTCGAACAAAACGAGAAAAAATTCATGAGATTATCTCGTAGGAATCGAAAGAATTAGTTTTATTAATGTTGGTGACGATATTTATTATCAAATAAATTTATATCGTTATGCAAAAATACAATAAAACAAATCACAAAAGCTTCGTTAATAATGCTTTTGGTGTAGCGTCATCTGAAGAAGCTCGTTTGGAAAAAGCCTTTGGTTCTAAATGGAATACAATTGACTTTCAATTTAATCCAGATTTAAAACCGGAAGACTATCCAATTCGTAACGCTACTGAAATTGGTATGCTGATTGTTGGTAATCATGAAATTGCTATTACTAAAGCAGAGGCTGAAAGAATCATTCACACCTTGGATGATGCTGTGACAAGTTCACAAAAAAGATTTAGAATTGGTACTTTAAATTAAAAAGATGGCAGACCTTATTAGTAAGATAGTGAACATGGGGTCTGATTCTGAATCTTCAGATTTAAAAGATTGGTTAACAGGTACAAGCGGGGTCATCGAAATCATAAGAGATAAACGAGACCCCGTTTTTACTATAGTATCATCTAAAGTTAAAATGTATCTAACATCAGATACTCCAATATCGGAAGAGTATAAGGTTCGTATGATGGATAAGCTAACTGAAGTGTATTGGAAAGTAACCGATGAATTTTCTAAAAATTTTATAAAAATTTGTATGGATTATATTTCAGAATCAGAAACCGCAATGTCTAAAGAGGGTTTACTTTTTTTGAATGACATATACAAATCCCATAAATAAAATACTTATATAATATGGGAGGGTTGTATATGGAAGACTCTGATTGGATTTGGGATGCTGAAGAGTTTGATTTCTTCATGTCGATGTCAGATACAGATAAATTAGAATACATCTATGAGTTCTTTAATTACGACTCTGAAACTATTGATGGTATTGATTTCAATTCACCTCAATCACATCCGTTAGATATAGATGTTATTATTACTGAAAATGCATTTCTTATAAAGTGTGATGATGCTGTTTTAAGAAAAAAGACCATAGGAACTTTTATGATGGATGGGTTAATCCTGACATTTCGTGAGAATAAAGGAAATGTTGACATATATAACCTGATTGGAACTACACCAGCAAGGTCAGTTAACTGACAATATGTCATGAAATTAAGATTGGTATGACATTGGTAAATGGTATATCAAAAAAAGGAGAAATTTATGACATCGTTATTAAAACATCTATTAGACGACAAAGATTTTAGTTTGTGGTCAACAGCTGCTACAAACTATGATATCAGAAATGACCACATGGAAGTTACTGATTCAGAATTAAAAATGGAATTTGAAATTCCCGGTTTTGAAAAAGACGAAGTATCAATTAACATTGAAGAGGGAGTCTTGGTTATGAACGCTGAAAATTCAGTTAGACATTTTTCTCGTAAGTACAAGATTAATTCAAGCTTTGATACCGAATCAACTACGGCTGAATTAAAGAATGGTATTTTGATTGTTAGAATCCCCAAAGTTAAAAGTTCTAAAAAAGAATCCGTTCGTGTTAAGATAAAGTAAAACTTAACAATTTTTTAACAAAGGGGGCTTGTTTAAGTCCCCTTTTTTATTTACATTTGTATTATGAAATTAGTATTAGAAAAGGGTCAACGATTGTGGTTCACATCCGATACCCATTATAGTCACGCAAACATTTGTTCAGCTACCACGAATTGGAAGGATGCTGATGATACCGCTCGTCACTTTGATTCTATTGAAGAGATGAACGATGCTATTGTGAACAACATCAACGAGGTGGTGGGTGAAAACGATGTTTTGATTCACATGGGAGATTGGTCGTTTGGTGGGTTTGATAAGATTGAAGAGTTTAGGAATAGGATTCTTTGTAAAAACATACACTTGGTTCTTGGTAACCACGACCACCACATTCGTAGAAATAAAGAAAACATTCAGAGGTTGTTCAAGTCAATCCATGAGTATTTGTATCTTGACTTACGAATCCCAAATGGTAAATTTGTAGATAAGTTTTCATTTGTGTGTATGCATTATCCAATTGCAAGTTGGGATAACATGAATGCTGGTATAATGCACTTACATGGTCATTGTCACCTGTATCCACAACATCGTATTGCCGAGGGTCGTGCTATGGATGTTGGTATGGATGGTAACGAACTATACCCAATCGAACTTGTTGAAATTTTAGACTTGTTAAAAGACCGACCTATTAAAAAATTATGTTTACCTAAAGACCATCACGAAAAAAGATTAATATGAAAGAGTTATTTTTATTAAGAGGATTGCCCGGCAGTGGTAAATCAACATTAGCAAATTCAATAGTAGGAAGTGATTTCTTAATATGTGAAGCTGATAAGTATTTTTATGATAAAGAAGGTAACTACAACTTTGATGGTTCTAAATTAAAAGATGCACATGAGTTTTGTAGAAATACAGTTGAAACTTATATGAAAGATTCTTTGGTTAATGACCAATTCTATCGAAAAATTGTAGTATCAAATACATTTACCCAAGAATGGGAAATGCAAACATACTTTGAATTGGCTAAACAATATGGATATAGAGTTTACTCATTAGTAGTTGAAAATAGACATGGTGGTGTAAACGTACATGGTGTGCCTGACGATAAGTTAGAACAAATGAAAAATCGATTTGAATTGAAGTTATGTTAGACGTACTTAAAAAATATGAATCGGATGGGTTGTTGTATAGTCAGACACATCCCACGTTACCACTTACTATTTGGAACTATACTGAAAAGGTTCAATATGAGAGTCTATGGGATGATGTAACCATTCAATGTCGAGGTCTTATAACCAACACGGATTCTGGTAAAGTAATAGTACGTCCATTTAAAAAATTCTTTAATTACGAAGAGTTAGTGGGTGGTAAGTGGAGTGAAAGTCAAATTCCTACTAAAGGGGATTATGTCTATGTCCAAGAAAAAATGGACGGTTCGTTGGGTATCCTATTTAACTACGAAGGTGAGTGGGTTATGGCAACTCGTGGTTCATTTACTTCAGACCAAGCAATCAGAGGTATGGAAATTCTTAAAAGAAACTATCCGGTCTTTGATAATGTTTGGATGAGGGAATATGCTTACCTTGTAGAAATCATTTATCCTGAAAACCGAATTGTAGTAGATTATGGTAAAGAAACGGTAGTTTTTCTATCGGTGGTTTTAAACGAAGGATTTACAGGTTGGAAACCGACAGACGAAATCGAACTTCATTGGACAACTGCTTGTTCTATCTTTGCTGGAAATGGAATTAAAAAATCAGACATTGTTAAAACTGAACAACACTTTAATTTCTCTGATGAACTTTATAAGTCATTGAAGGAAAAGAATGAAATTAACAAAGAGGGTTTTGTTTTAAGATTCCACCCAGGTAATTTTAGAATGAAAATCAAATTTGAAGAATATGTTCGTTTACATAAAATAATGACCAATTTGTCTACAACCTCAATTTGGGAAGTAGTATCAAGTGGTGGTAATATAGATGACATTCTTAAAGATGTTCCTGATGAGTTTTATACAAAGATAAAGCTTTATGTTTCAACTCTTAAATATGGGTACTACCAATACTGGAATCAATTAGGTAAAACCTACGATTACTTTAGGTTTGGTAAATATGGTGATGTTGACCCAGAACCAACTAAAAAACAATTTGCCGAACATATCAAAGACCATCATCCAATTGCAAAATCAATCATGTTTGCTATGTGGGATGGTAAGGATTATGATAAGATAATTTGGAAGGCGTTAAAACCTAAATTTGAAAAACTTTAAATAAAAATGAAAAAGGGCTTGTATAAGTCCTTTTTTTTTATTACATTTGTATATAACTAAAAGATATGACACAATTAGGATATTGCTGTATTAACATGACCCTTGGTAAACAAAAGATTACCACAAATCGTTCTATGGTCAAGAAGACATTTCTCAAGGAAGGTATTAGTAGGTCATCCAATCTAGCACTCCAAAACGCTCGTGACCTTGTAGAGATTATCAAGTGGAATCACCAAAATGGGTTCGGACTATTTCGTATGACATCGGACCTTGTACCATGGGCTACTGAATTTCAGTTATCAGATATGCCAGACTTTGACAAGTTTTCAAATGTACTTCGTGGTGCCGGTAGTCTCGCTAATATGTACAATCAACGTATCACGTCTCATCCTGGTCCATTCAATGTGTTAGTATCACCTAACGAGAACGTGGTTAAGAACACCATCAAAGACTTATCTATTCATGGTGAACACTTTGACCTTATGGGATTGGAACGTAGTCCGTACAACCTTATTAACATCCATTGTAATGGTGTGTATGGTGACAAGCAATCTGCTATGGATAGATTTTGTAAGAATTTTGAATTGTTACCAGAATCAGTTCAAACACGACTGACTGTTGAGAATGATGACAAAGGTAGTATGTATTCAGTTAAAGACCTTATGTATATCCACGAACGTACTGGTATCCCTATTGTGTTCGACTACCACCACCATACATTCAATACTGGCGGACTGACCGAACAAGAAGCCCTTGAACTTGCTATGTCTACTTGGGGTGATGTCAAACCACTTGTCCACTATTCAGAATCAAAGACGTTAGAAGACCCTACTGCTAAACCACAAGCACACTCTGACTTCATCTATTCGGAAATCAATACATATGGTCATGACCTTGATATTGACATTGAAGCCAAGATGAAAGAACTGACTGTGTTAGATTACATTTCCAAATTTGGTAAACACCCAAAGGGGCATAATATGGGCAATGCTTAATAATATATTATTATTAACAATCTGCTTGATATTTATGTTAGTCACAAGCAGCTTGTTTGCTTAAGCGTTAAGCGGTTATCAGTAACTTGATTGTGATAATAAGTACAGATTAGAAAGTTAATAAAATTAGGTTTTAGGAAAAAAAATGAAAAAGTTTTTAACAAGGGAAAATGGGTTCATCGTTCTGATGGTTATCAGTACGTTTGCATTAGCCGGTTCAGCGGCTTACTATTCCGTGTTTGGTTTAAGTTCCTTGTTTGCTGGAGCTAGAACTGAAGTAATCATAATGGCCGGAGCTCTTGAGTTCTCTAAACTCATACTTGCTTCATACCTACACAACCATTGGAGTAAAGCTGGTTGGATGAAATGGTATCTAACGTTAGCTGTAGGTGTACTGATGTTAATCACCTCGGCTGGTATCTATGGATTCTTAACATCAGCATATCAATCCACCGCTGACAAGTTGGGTGTTACTGATAAAATGGTTGAGGTTGTTGAGTTAAAGAAGTCTCGATTTCAAGAACAACTAACTTACTATACTGATGAAAAATCAAAACTCAATGAATCCATAAATGGGCTCCGTGGTGGTTTGGCTAACAACACACAATCTCGTGTTGATAGGAATGGTAATATAATTACATCTACATCATCGGCACAACGTAGAGCATTGGAGTCACAACTTACAACAGCCGTTGAACAACGAGAATCCGTATCCAAAAAAATAGAGGTATTAACTGATTCAGTTACCCAATTAGATTTACAAGTATTGGATTTACAAACCAACAATGAGGTAGCCGCCGAAGTTGGTCCGTTACGATATATGTCTGAAATCACAGGCAAACCTATGAATGTAATCGTGAACTGGTTTACCCTTTTGATTGTATTCGTATTCGACCCGTTAGCCATTTCTATGGTTATCGCTTTAAATAAATTAACTAAAACAAAAAAGGAAACTGATGGAAATCAATCAAATAGTATCAATGATAACACTACTGATATTCACATTGGCGATGGGGTTCTTATTAGCGACTCCGTTGATGAAGAAGTATTACAACCAGAAACTACAATCGGAGAACCAATCGAAACAAATGAAGACACAATTGAGATTGAAGATAGACCAATTGAAGAACAAATTAAAAAAGAAAAAGAAGAAGTAATATTTGTACCAACTGATGATGAGGTTGCTAAAGAGTTGTATGGTGAAGTAAAAAATCCACCAGCACCAAGACATCAGCATACATATGCTAATGCAAAAAGATATCAAAAATAATTTGGATTCTTCAAAAGAATTTCGTATATTTGATTTAATATAATATAAAAAGTTATGGATGAATTGTATGTAACTACTACCGGTGACACCACCAACATTAGATTTGAAGACACTAATGTTGATGGTAGTGATACCGATAACCAAAGAAAATATTTTCGTGAATTTGATTATGGTATTGACTTTACTGATAATGTAATTTTAATTCAAGACGAGATTGTACATGGTTTAACTTTTGATGTAATCTCTAAAGTGAGATTGATTCGTAAAATAAACAAAGACGCTAGTGTAATTAATGTTATGCTTAACTCACCGGGTGGTGATGTGGTGGAGACTCTTGCTTTAATCGACTATATTCATAGTATGAAATCTCAAGGAGTCACGTTTAATATAATTTGTAGAGGTATGGCTATGTCCGCTGCTGCTTTATTATTGGCGGCTGGTACGGGTACTCGAACCGCAAGTAAACACTCCAAAATCATGGTTCACCAATTATCCACATTTGCCATTGGTAAATTAAGTGATGTTAAATCAAATGCTAAATTCTCCGAACAACTTGAGGATGAATGTAATGAGTTAATGGGGCAATTCACTAAAAAAGATAAAACGTATTGGGAAGAGAATCAAAAATCAGATTACTTCTTAAATGCTGAACAAGCACTTGAACTTGGAATTATTGACCAAATTATATAATATATGATTAACTATTTTACCGCAGAAGAGTTGGTATCCAACTATGAAAAGTTCCGTTCCGTAATCAACAAAACATTTACAGGCGAACGTCTTGATGCTTTAAATAAAATGTACGACCACTTTGAGGAACGTATCATTTATACACCCGCATCATCTACTGAACATTTTCACAATGCTTTTCCAGGTGGATATATTGACCACGTTCTTCGTGTGACCAAGAACGCTTTAAAGGTATACGACCTATATACTGAACTTGGTATGGGTCAAGGAGACTACACCCGTGAAAACGTAATCTTTACAGCACTTCACCATGACCTTGGAAAACTGGGAACACTTGAGGAAGATTTGTATATCAAAAACGATTCCGAGTGGCATGTTAAAAATCAAGGTAAGATTTACAAATACAATTCAAATATCCATTGGATGAATCTTACCGATAGAACGTTTTATTTACTCAATCAGTTTGGTGTTAAGTGTAGTCAAGAAGAGTGGATTGGTATTAAACTTACCGATGGTTTGTATGATGAAAACAATAAAGAGTATTTTATCAAGTTCGATAAGGACCAGGCAATCAAAACCTCACTACCATTCATCATGCATACGGCTGACTTGTTTGCTGCACGATTTGAAAACGAACGTTGGTTGAAAGAAATGTCAGCTGAAAAATCAACAAGAAACCCAAATGGTAGACCTGCTACTAAAGCGAAATTAGGAGATGTTATGTCAAATACACTTTCTGGTGGGTTTGATTCGACAAATGTATTTGACGCTTTTAAAGATTTAATTGAAGACTAATTATGATGACTATTATTATATTATTACTAATTGTAAGTGTTCTTTCTTATATCACATACAATCTTTTCAAAAAATATGAAGCTTTAGAATATGAGTACGATGCTTTATATACTGAATATGAAGCAGCTGAAGTACAACTATCAAATATGGCAGGACATATTGATGCTGCTGTGGCTCGTATGAAAGAGATTGATAGAATCGGCTCATTTGAAGCTGATGACGAAACCGGATTCATCTTTAAAGAGATGTATCAAATTATTGAAGATTTAGAGACATACTATGGCGAGAAGGGCGACGAAACCAAAGAGTAAGAGGTATTTTACAGCGATAACTGAAATCGCTATCAACGCTTATAATAAGTGTGATGACCAACGATTAAAGAATAAAATCTATAATAGGTTTATTCATTATCCATTTGACAAATTAGTCGAGAATGTAATTCACACTTACAAGACTTATTACTTTGATGTACCATACGAAGATGTCAAACAAAATGTAGTTGCGTTTTTAAATGAAAAGATTCATAAATTCAAAGGTGAAAATGGTAGAGCCTTTTCATACTTCACGGTAATTGCAAGAAACTATCTATTCAATGAGAACAATCAAAACTATGCTCAATTTAAAGCGCGAGAAGAGGTTGATATGATTGATACCTCTCGTAATATTGTAAATGAGGTTTGGCAATCACAACAATACGAAACTCAATCTGATTTTATGGATTACTATGTTAGATATATGGACTCTAACATATACACCTTATTTGAAAAAGATAGAGATAGAAAAATCGCAGATGCTTTAACGGAATTGTTTAGAACACGACAAAACTTATATTCGTATAACAAAAAGGCTCTGTACATACTTATTAGAGAACGAACTGGTGTTCAAACTCAATATATCACAAAGGTAGTTGGTAAAATGAAAATCATTTACGCTACATTATACTCCGACTATAGTAGAGGTGATAATATGAGTATAACACATCGGATTGGAGAATTCAATGGATAAAAACGATGAAATATTTAGAGGTAAGTCATTTTCAGATTTAATGAAGGACATTTATGAAAATCAGAAAAAGAAAGACCGACAAATTAAATTACTGATAGCACAACTTGAGCCGCTCGTTAGAAACCTTAACGATGCGGCTGTTGTCGTGCCTTTGATTAAAGAATATCTTGATGTGTCTGTTAAAAATGATGACGCATTAATTAAGTTGGCTGCTATAGTACAACGTATGATGAAAGACAATGCTGCTGCTGAAACCGGTGGTTTTATATTGTCGGACGAAGAAAAGAAACAATTGATGGCTGCCATTGACGAAGTGGAAAAGGACCTACCTAAAGAATCCGATGGAGATGATAGATGAAATTAGCCACAGTTCAAAAGGTCATACTAAACGATAAAGACCCTAATAAAATAAATTCAATTATAGCCTCAACTCAATCTGGTGGAGTTGGTTCTAATATTGAATGTTATCCTTTATCTTTAAATTTAAGACAAATACCAATTATAGGTGAACAAATCTATGTGGTGGGTGGTTCTGATTCAGCATCATCAGCTACTGCTAAAAAGATAAAAAATTATTACATATCACCTGTATCGTTACAATTTAATATAAACCACAATTCACTACCAACCTTAAATTATTTAAAACCAGGTGGTAGTGGTGCTGCTGCTATAACTCAAGCTTCTGCTGGTATACCTGCGGTATCGTCAACCGACTCAAAGCCGGAACTTGGTAATGGGTTTGTTGAGGTGCCGAGCATATCACAATTACAAGGTTACATTGGTGATGTGATATTTGAAGGTAGATTTGGTCAGTCAATTCGATTTGGATACACTCCTAAAAATGTTAAAAAATCAGACCCGTATATTGATGGTGCTACTATAGAACCATCATGGTCATCAACTAAACCCGAATCCCCAATTACCATATTTAGAAATGGAGCTGGCGTCAGTCGGGGTTATAATAAATTTGTAGTAGAAGATATTAACAAAGATGACACTTCTATTTGGATGTGTTCTCAACAGCAAGTTGGGTTAAAATTATCTCAACAAATTACATTAGGAGTTCAGCCGGTTTCAATTTATAATAAACCACAATTGATATTAACCTCTGATAGGTTAGTGTTAAACTCACGAAACGACCACATTATTTTAAGTGGTGGTAAGGGAGTTCACATTTCTACACCAAATTGGAAATCTAATGTTGATGAACTTGTAAATACGATTGAACTACTTACTACCGAACTTAATAAAGCAGCTGCTTTGTTAACCGGCCTTGGAGTTCCCATGGATGTGGCTGGACTCACACAAGCTTTAGTAAAGCTACAATTAATGAAACAATAATTAATTTAAAGATATTTATTACTATGGACACAAATAAACTATTTAAAGCGATTCAAATCATCGTTAAAGAAGAGGTTAAAAAAGAAATGGCTAAACGTGAAAAAGCCATTCGTGAATCCATTTTGAAAGAAATGAAACTGACCTCCAACAAAAAACCGATAGCTAAAAAGGTTGAAAAAGACCCATTAGACGTTGACCATCTATTTGAATCAAACACCACAAACACTGTAACAAAAAAGGCAACAGTCCAATTTGGTGGGAAGTTTTCAAATTTACTAAATGAGACCGCCGAAAGTGGTGAGTGGAGAAGTATCAATTCAACTGGCGGTAGTCGTGTATTCACATCTAACGTGGCTCAAGGGTTTGGTTCAATACAAAGCGGAGTTCTTGAAACGGCAGAAGGTAGGTCGGTATCGGTAGAACAACTTCAAAAAACTGAAGCTGGTGCTGCTGTTGTTGACGCTTTAACAAAAGACTATTCAGCTTTAATGAAAGCAATTGACGCCAAGAAGAAGGGTATGTAATGGCTACTCGTAGGGAATGGAAAATAAATCCACTTGATTTAAAAAAGAATACAGCCATTGGTGTTATGTTACCATTGGGTGGTGACCCCTTATTTAAATTATCCTACACTACCGAAGAGCAGTCTATTTCAAATCTAAAGAATTTATTGTTGACTCGAAAGGGTGAACGTCCATTTCAACCATTTTTTGGTACTGATGTTTACTCATTGTTATTTGAACAAATGACCGATGACCTTGAAGACTCACTTTCAAATTCATTGACAGAAGATATTAAATACTGGTTACCATACATAATAATTGACTCTATCAACGTAAACGTTAATGAAGATACAAATAGGATAAACATATCTTTAAATTATAAAGTTACTGAAAATGGGGCTAATAGAAATATCACAATGACAATAACATCACAAGGAAGTATGACATTAGTTTGAGGAATATAAATGGCAGACAAAATAAAAAAAGAAGTTAATTTAATTGGTCGTGATTTTGGAGATATTAGACAAAATCTAATTGACTTCACAAAGAATTACTTCCCACAAACATATAACGATTTTAACGAGTCGTCACCCGGAATGATGTTCATGGAAATGGCTTCATATGTTGGTGACGTACTTTCATATTATACAGACGTTCAATTGAGAGAATCTATTCTTGAAGAAGCTCAAGAAAAAAAGAATGTATTTACAATAGCACAATCATTTGGTTACAAACCAAAACTGAATGTTCCTGCGAGTACAACTTTAAGTGTTTATCAAATTGTACCATCAAAGGGTGTTGGTGATAATGTAGCTCCTGATTTTGACTACGCATTAACAATCAAAGAAGGTATGAAGGCCTCATCGGTATCAAATCCGAATGTGGTATTCTCAACAATTGAAAAAGTAAACTTTTCGTTCTCATCATCATATGACCCAACTGAAGTAACGGTTTATCAGATAGACGAAACTACGAATGAACCAATCTATTATCTTCTTAAAAAATATGTAAAAGCTGTAAGTGGTGAAGAAAAAACATCCACATTTACATTTACTACTCCAAAGATTTACGACAAAATAAAAATCGAAGATGATGGTTTGATTGATGTGATTAAAATCATGGATGATGATGGTGACGTGTGGTCTAAAGTAGAATATCTTGCTCAAGATACTGTATTTGAACAAGTACCAAATACAACCGACTATTCACTACAAATGTCAGTATACGCTTCAGAAACTCCATATCTATTAAGACTTAAAAAAGTTCCAAAGCGATTCGTAACTCGAATTGTTGACGATGGTTCAATAGACATTCAGTTTGGGGCAGGCGTATCATCAAATGCTGATGAAGAAATCTTACCAAACCCAACTAATGTTGGTTCTGCGTTATACAATGCTACTTCAAATCTTGACCAAGGAATTGACCCATCTAACTTTATGTATTCAAAAACATATGGTGTAGCTCCAGCGAATACAACATTAACTGTTACATATCGAGTTGGTAATGGTGTAGTCGATAACGTACCATCTCAAGACCTTACAAAAATATCCGATTTAATTTTAGAAAACGATGCTACTGATTTGGATGGTACAGTATATCGTGTGGTTCAACGTTCAATAGCCGCAACAAATGAAGCGGCTGCTGGTGGTGGTAAATACGAAGAAGAAATTGAAGAAGTACGCCAAAATGCTATATCATATTTCAGAGCTCAAAATCGAGCAGTAACTCGTGAAGACTATGTATTAAGAGCGTACGCAATGCCGCCTCAATTTGGGTCGGTATCTAAAGCTTATGTTGCTCCTGATTTCCAAGTATCAACCGCTCTTGATGGTACTTATGTGAAAAACGGAATTCCAAATCCATTAGCTATAAACTTCTATATTCTTGGTTATGATGCTAATCAAAGATTAAAAAACTTAAATACAGCTACCAAAGAGAATCTTAAAAACTATTTGTCATATTATAGAATTTTAACTGATGCTGTAAATATTAAAAACGCACATATAGTCAACGTTGGTATTGATTTTGAAATCATTGTATTACCAAACTACAACTCTAATGAAGTTTTATTAAGATGTGTAGATGCTCTAAAGAAATATTTCCACATTGATAATATGCAAATAAATCAACCAATAAACCTATCGGATGTGTATGTATTATTGGATGGTGTAAAGGGTGTACAAAGTGTAGTTAGACCAAATGAAAATGGTGAGGGTGGTTTACAAATAGTAAACAAATATGATGGATTATATTCATCAAACAAATACGATATGAAAAACGCAACTCGAAATGGTATGATATACCCACCCAAAGACCCAGCTATTTTTGAAGTAAAATATCCTGACACGGACATCCGTGGTAAGGTAGTTAGATTGTTTTAAGAGGTAAGAAATGATTTATAGACTTTATCCAAAGAAGGACGCAACAATCTACGAAGATACACTTCGTAAGAATCAGAACACCGGCAAGGACGAGATTCTTGAAGTTATAAAATTGTATGACACCGATAACACTACATTATTTGGTAATAGTAGAGCCCTACTACAATATGACCTATCTACTATAAGTCAATCTATTGTTGATGGTGACATTAGCGGTAGTATTAAATACTACTTACATCTCGAATCTATTGATGAATCTCAAATAGCGTCAAACTATACACTATATGTATATCCGTTAAAAGAATCATGGGATGAGGGCGTTGGTTCGGAACCAGACACACCACACAATGTTGATGGTGTATCTTGGGTCTATAGAAATGGTACTGATGTTTGGGATGTTATTAATGCAAATGCTAATACCGGAAAACACCCATCCAACGTTCCTGGTTTAAGTTTATATTACGATTTTGTATCAACCCTTGGTGAATTTACATTAATTGATGCTATAAATGGTATTAATGGTACTGCTACAGAACTTAATATATCAAGTAGTTTTAAGATGGAAATGTCAGCATCAGCGTATGGTGGTGGAACTGCAAATCTATCAGCATCATTAAGTAGTGGTTCAATATACTACATAGATTTTGAAGTAGACCCGACTAATATAAATGGCATAGACTTTAGAATACAAAGGCCAGATAATACATATTATACAGCAGCTGAAGTTTCAAATTATACACAAAACTTAACGACAGCCGCTACACACTCTGTATCATTTACTGCATCAAATAGTGGTAATCATAATATACAATTTACATTCTTTGATGAAAATAATTCAAATGGAGTAACAGCTACAATTGATAACTTTTTCATATACAAAATGGTATCTCCCGGAACTTTAGTAAATGACACGTTTGTAGTTAATGGTACACCTGCTTCAGCAAGTTATTTTTTAAGTGAACCAATCACGGGTAGCCTTGGTGAGATTCCAACTATATTTGTAAGTCAAAGTAAACTAAATATGAGTGCTTCTAATTTCGGCGGAGCTACATTATTTAAACGATTTGAATTATTTGGTGGAATTGGATATACCGCAAGCTTTAATGCTAATAGTGGAAATATGTTTGCATCAAATTCCGATGTTAGCAGTTCTATAGCATTCACCATATTAGAACCCGATGGTCGTCAATTACAAGCATCGGAAATGGATGGTTATTCGGAATATTTAAGTGGGTCTATACAATTCACTTCAAGTTTTGTAGCAGCCCAAGATGGTCATTACTATTTTAGATGGACATATTATAATGATACCATCGGTGACGCAAGCGCATCATTGTCATCATTTATTTTAAAGACTGACCCCACCTTATATCCAACCGGAGCTTATTATTCTGATAGAACGTTTGAAGCGCGATATAATGTTAATTCCGGTGGTGGCACATGGTATACCTCATCATGGGGGACTAATACAACATATTCACAATCATTTGACAAATATGTTCAAAATGTAAATGTTGAAGTTACTGAATATGTAAACGATTGGTTACGAGGTGATAGGTTAAATAATGGACTTATTGTATTGAAAAGCAGAGTCGATGAAGCATCTACCAAAAAATTCGGTTCGATGAAGTATTTCTCATCCGACACACATACAATATACCCACCAACTCTCGATATACGATGGAATAATTTTACATTTACTACAGGTTCATTGTCAGCACTTTCGAGTGCATCTGGAGCTGATGATGTAATATTATATGTTAAAGGGTTACTTACCGAATATAAAGAAACCTCTCAAGCTAAAATTAGAGTATTTGGTAGAGAAAGATACGCTACGAGAACATTTTCATCATCACCGACAAAAGTTGTTAAGTATTTACCAACAACCACATATTACTCGGTAGTTGATGCTGAAACACATCAGACAATTATTCCGTTCGATGATACTTATACAAAGATAAGTTGCGATTCAACATCCAATTATTTTAATTTTTGGTTCAATGGATTACAACCCGAAAGGTTCTATAAGTTTGTATTTAAAGTTGTCATGAATGGTACTACAAAATACTATGACGATAACTTCTATTTCAAAGTGGTTAAATAATGGCAGTAGAAAGAAACATTAAAAGGAATGGTAGGGGTCAGATAATATCATACCCGGTTTCATTTGATGAGAATGGAACTCCATTACAACAATACGGAAAACTTGGTATTGGTGCTGGTGATTTTACCGACACTGCAAAGTATACACAATATTCATTCTTTAATGAATTTATTGATGAAATATCAAACGAAATAAAACCAAAAATAACCGCTGTTAAAATAAAACCAAATCCACAATATCAAACCGAAATAGATACACGACCACCATCGAGTACAAGTTCAACCCCAGCATCGTATGACCCATTTGGGTATGCCGGTACGACCGATGGTGAAGAAAATAGAGTTCCTCTTCAAGATGGAAGTGATGATGTCTATAATTGGAATGCTACATCACAAACTTGGGTATTCATTGAAAACATCCCATATTATCAGTAAAGATTATGTCGTTAAATAGATTTACAAATATCGATGAAGTGCTTGGGTACGTTCCTGTATTCGGAGAGACTATTCCTATGGAGAGTCGTGAAGCATTAAAAGAATACATTCTTCAACTTACCGAAAACGACCTCAAAGGTAATTACGATGAAGGTGATGTGGATGTCGTATCTGAAGTTCATATATACGCTGGTGAAAACCTAATCAAATCGTATTATAGCAATCCAATTGATTACATTGGGTCAAAGTTGTATATTCAACCTGAAAAGGATATACGCGACGCTGGAATTAACCAAGGTACATATTCCATGGTGTATAACTTCTTGCAAAGATTTAATGGTACGCCTAAAAACTCTGATGTAATTGTAAGTGCTATTTCATCTGATAGAACTGAAGTTAAATTATCATTTAAAGCACCATCTTCCGCAAAAGCAAGTGCTGGTTCTATAGTTGTTGGTGAAACAACAATTGATATTAAAGATGAACTTGCTCCTGCTGAAAAGAATTTTTCATTGTTAAGAGATATATATCTTGAACCAAGTGCTACTAATTCTTTTAACAAAGGTGGTAATGTATTCAGAGATTTTGTATTAAACTTTGGTGATAATAATTTATACGACATCGTATCGATGGAATTCTTTGGACCATCAAAAGGTGTTGTTGATAGTGAACTACAATGTCCAAGGGGGACATTTGACAATATCAGTACACGTTTTTTGAAAACAAGTTTTTCAAGTGGCGAGTGGGACTTGTTCATGGAAGTTTACACCCCAACTATTGTTATTGGTGGCACTACCAATGGTGCTGATAAAGATGGTAAACCGACTGGTAGATTTGCTTATTTTAAATTACAAGAAACTGGTGTAAACAATGGTTATGGGTTTGTACAACGTGAAGTATCAAAAGATGATATTATAGCCGCTTTAGATGCAATTCCAGGTAGTGCTGGTAACGCAACGGCAAATGCTGTTAGAAATTCCACAATAAACGATTCTACTCTTGCATACTTTTGGGGAACTAAAAGTGGAGCCGCCGTACCTACATCCGAACTTGGTGTTGCTTGGTATTTCTTTTTACCAAACGCAGTTCAAGTTCCTGACACCACTATAAAGGTTATAAATACAACTGCTGGGTTTGATTCATTAACATATTCACGATTCGACACAACGCCAACTCAATGGACCTCGGTTGTTGTTAAATTAACAAAACCAATTGGTAACGAAGTTCAGAATAGAACAAGTGTTGCTGTGTGTGGTCGTTTATTGAAATCATATGTAGAAAAGATTATAGTATTTCCAGAAGCATCAGTAAAGCCAGATAGAGATGATTTTTCAGAGCCAAATTTTGCTATAGATGTAACCTTAAATTCAGGAAACTCAACCGACTGGCAAACATGGGATAGTTTGTTAGACGCTGACCTTACAACGTCTCAACAAATAATAAATCACTATTTTAGTGGTTCACTTGGTCAAACCAAATTAAATATTGACTACTCCGATTTCGCTAACTTTGTACACTTTTCATCCGCAACCGAGAGGGTTGATAATTTTATATACAAACTACAGCAAATAGAAAACTATAATAATCGTATAAATGTATTGGGTAGCGTTAGTGGTTCTGAAGCAATCACAAACATATCACAATCGCTTGTTCGTAGAGATAGAATTGTTGGTGGGTTTGATGATTTTGAACAATGGATGTATTACGATGTAAATAAAAACAATTATACGTTTTGGTCATCATCTGCTTATCAAATCGAACCATATCCAAAAGTAGCAACATATCCTCATATTTTAAGACACATCACAAGTTCTCAAGCAGAAACGTGGTATAGTGGTGTATACGCATCGGCTTCTTTATATGATGAATTGAATGACTCTCGTTTACGAAATTTCATTCCGATACATCTACAAGAAGATGATAAAAATTCTGACTACATTACATTTGTCGACATGATTGGTCAACATTTTGATGTATATTGGACATATATAAAAGCACTTACGGATATCAATAAACGTGAAGAACACCCACGAGATGGTATGGCTGATGAGATTTTAAAATCAGTAGCACAATCGGTTGGATGGCAATTATCCAATGGGTACTCTGATGTAAGTTTGTGGAAATATGCATTGGGTGTTGAGAATAATGGTACTCTATATCAAAGCAGTTCTCTACAATCAAAAGCTAGAGAGCAAATAACACATGAAACGTGGAGACGTATTGTAAATAATATACCATTGCTATATAAGACAAAGGGTACAGCACGTTCCATCAAATCAATTCTATCAGCATATGGAATACCACAATCATTTTTACAAATTAGAGAATGGGGTGGTCCTGCTGTAAATGAAAAGAAAAATGTTTACGAGCATGACGTATTCTTATACAAGTTAGAACTTGCCAAAGACCAATATTCAACACACCCATGGGGTGATATAAATTCATATAGACCATCTACAATTGAAATTATTGGTAAAATGCCGGTAGGTAGTTACCATCTGATGAGGTTGACAAGCGGGTCTGATTACCTTGATTATTTTTGGGATTATAATCCAAATACAAAATCAGCACGAATCAGAGCCGGTGTAAATGGTACGGATATTGTTAGTTCGAGTTATGTACCTTATAAAACGAGACGTGATGTTGTGTTTACAATAGCATCCTCAAGTCTTTCTATAAATGCTGCTATGGTTGATGACTTTGGATTTATATTAGCAAATCCAACAGCATCTACGTCTACTCCAGCATCAGCTTCAACTTTAAACTCAATATGGTCGGTTAGTTCCGCCACATTACAAGTTCCAGGCCCATATACATTCCCATCCAACAATTATACAGCAAGTATTCAAGAAGTTAGATATTACAACACTGTATTAAGTAATGAGATTGTAACCGAACACGCAAAAAATAGAGAGGCCTATTTTGCTGATGACAATACAACGGACTTAAATATGTTAACCGCATATGATAAATTGTTATATAGAATTTATCCGGACAGTACATTTAAGTCAGCTTCAATTTCATCTATTCACCCAAACCAAAAAGTAACACAAACCGACCAAGGTCAGATTTTAAGTGCTTCGTTTGTAAGTGTATCAGCATCGAATCTTGTTGGTGAGGTTGATACTCAATGGATGTCAATACCATCGGTTGGTGCTTTAAACTTAATGAATAATAAAATCAGAATAGAATCCTCTTCATTAAAAGGTGTATTAAATCCTGATTATAGCGTTGAACAAAGTGAATATGATTTTGCGGCATTAGATTCAAACTTGATTGGAACTTATTTTTCAACTGTAGATACAATCAACCACGACATATTTAATTCTGAAGGATATTTTGAAGCCGATGATTACGTTGGTGATCCTGACGAAAGATACAACGATGACTATCCGTTATTAAAATACAAAGCCAAAAATTACTTTCAAAAGTACACAACGGGAACTGCTATTGATTTAATTATGGATATGTTGGCTCGTTACGATATGTCTGTATTCGAACAAATACGACAACTACTACCTGCTCGGGTTGATTGGCGTAAAGGTATCTTGATAGAACCACACGTCCTCGAACGTAGTAAGTATCGTAGACCCCGTAAAGTATCTTATACACGACATGACTACTCTGCTAATATTGGTAGAGTTATTCCGATGATAACCGCTTCACGACAAGATTATGGTTTTGGTAGTGGGTCGGTTGATGGTGTAATTGATTTGTATAATTATGAAGCATCCACATACAAGTATTACATATCTCAATTAAGTTCTTCAGGTGAATACTTTACAACAACAAATGGATATTGGGAGTATATTCCGACTGGCAGTAGTGTGTTGAACGCTCGGCCATCTCAAAATGGTGGTCAAATTGTAAACCTATTCTATAGTACAGCTCTTTCAGCAAGTTTAGGATTACCATCCTCAGCATCATACAAACCAGCACAAGGTTCTGATTATCAAGGATTGGCTCTTGAAAATTTAAAATTCAACGGATGTCGAGTGAGTTCTGATTCACTAACAACAAATTCACCAGATACGCCGGATGGTGGTCCTGTTATTGTTGTAACTAAAGTTAAACCAAACAAGTTGGTATTCTCAACAACAACTGCCGGTGGTGGGGTTCTTGATGTTAAGAGTCCTACTGGTAAAGTTGTTAAAGCGATGAATCCGAAAAACTTGGTAGCAACTAATTATAAGGGTAGTGGTTCTGCTAGTGCAGGTATAATTAAGTCACAAGCGAGTGTATTTGCACCAAGCCCTATAACGAATATCAAAAGTAACATAAGCAGATTGTAACATAAAAAAGAAAAAACAATATTTATATTATATAAATTAGGAAAACAACATGGGATTTTTAGATAACTCATCAGTAACTGTAGACGCTATCCTCACAAAAAAGGGTAGAGAGTTACTTGCACAAGGTCGTGACAAATTTCAAATTACTCAATTTGCATTAGCAGATGATGAGGTGGATTATGAATTATGGAATCCAGCACACCCGCTGGGTACGGATTACTATGGTATTATTATAGAGAATATGCCTGTAGTTGAAGCGCTTACTGATGAAAGCTATTCAATGAAATACAAGTTGTTGACATTACCAAAAACAACATTAAAATTACCATATATTCAAGCATCAGTTACCACATTAAGTTTAGATGAATCCGGCAGAACTGCTACGATTGATTTAACAACTAAAAATGGTGGTAACGAGAATCTTGGATACACTGCAATTCTTTTAAACTCGGATGCTGCAAGTATCTCTGGTAACCCTGGAGTTCCTGGTGGTGTTAATCCGATTATCAACGTTTCATCTTACTCAAGAAACTTGACTCAAAGTGTTGTTGGTAAAAACCAAATTAAAATAACCACTAAAGTTCTCCCTACAAGAACCGCAATCAGTACCCGTATTATTGTTATTGGTAATGAGACCGGTGGTAGAGTTGAAATTGATTTGACTGTTAATCCTATTAACGATGTAATCACAGCAACAAGAACATCAGCAACATTCTCATAATTAAGGAAGGAATAAAATGCCAGTAGTAAGTTTAGGTCAAGGTCAAGGTGGTGCAGGTACAGTTGGTACTATGTTTGGTGGAGCGCTTTCGGGTGGAACTTCAGCCGGAACAGCACAACCAGCATCAGCAGCCAGTATATTAGCAAATGATATCAAACAAGACGCAACTCCAACTGTACCAGCAGGTGCTTATGATTATGGAAGTGGTAAAGTTTATAACGCATTCACTACTGAAGACGTAGTTGAAGGTGGTACACAACGAGTGACTCGTGGTTTATGGAGTGGTAACGTTGCCGAATTGACATCGTTCTTTACATCGTCTTACCAATCATCAACTCAAAAACAATACTATTATGAAATCTATAATGGTATACCATCAGCATCTACATCAGAACCGCAATTTGCGATTACATATGGTCATAGATTAGGTAGTGGTTCATATGGTCAGAATGAAGATTCACCATCTAAAGCAATCTATTCACAATTTCAACAAATATTATTACCATCAAACCAAAGAACTTTTACATTTGGCGGTGTAACTCAAAATGACATATATGTTGTAGCAATTAATAGAGCTCGTTTAAAAGATAAACTTGATCCAGGTAACTGGGAATTAAGATTGTCGGGTTCTAATGGTAGAGTGATGTCTCTAATTGATGACAGTGGTGATGTAAATCAAACAGGCGTTTCTACCGCTACAAGTTACAATATTGTTAGTGGCTCATTATTGAATGGTGTATATAGTACCGGTGTTTATGGAGCGGTATATCCACAACAAGGAATTCTTGTATTAAGTGCTGCTACATTAGATGCTAGTTGTTCTTTAAATACTGAACGTAGTGCAAGTTCTGTAGTCCCAACTCTTACGGGCGGTGAAGATAGACACAATCACAAAAAACTATTTACAGCCATTAGTGGTGCTGCTATTGTTGACGCTACATACGGATTTCAAGCCAGAAACGAAGAAGAGGTTAAATCGACTTTCTTTTTTGTAAGAGCAAAGAATGCTGAATATAACTTTTCTAATAACCCATCATTTATTACTGGTTCAAATGGTCAATTAAGGCAACAAACGTTTGTCGGCGACCCTAAAGTGTACATCACTCAAGTTGGACTTTACAATAATGATAATCAATTATTAGCAGTTGCTAAACTATCTAAACCAATCTTGAAATCGTTCTCAAACGAAATCTTGGTTAAGGTTAAATTAGACTTTTAAAGATGAACCCACATGGGAGTAGTTTTCAAGAAAATATTTCGAGAGGGTATCCAACAGAGACCCTTTGAAGCTCATAAAAGATATGAGGTGACTGATGTTAACTATTCATCGTCATTTGAAATATCAATATTGAGAGCTATTTCAGACAATGGAGTTTTGTTAGAAGTATCAAGTTCAGTCAATGGTGTAAATGTACCTGACCCACGAATCATTAGTGGTTCGGGTGCATCAAGTGATGAGTTAAATCACATACCGCAACAAATTAATTGGTATTCTCTTAATTCTACATTTTTTAAAAGAAGACGTGATATCACATTATACGATACCGCATCAATTGTATCCATACCTCAAAATAAATTTGGAGAAGGCATAAAACCGGGTTCGGTCACTATTATAGATAATAGCAATTATCCATCATCTTCTATTTCATTGTCTGACCTAAAAGTCACCGATGAGTATGGTATATTAATAGCAAATGAATTGACAAGTTCGACTTATGTAAATACTCGTGACGTATTGGTTTATTTAGATTTTAATGATAATTTAAATGATATGTCTAACTATTCAAGTGAAAATAGGATTGTCTAATGTCATATTCATTAAGAACCAATTATACAAACAACGTAACTAACTCTACTTTAAGAGCCGATACAAATCCATATGGGTCGGCTATCACGACACGAGTAGTAACCGGAACACAAGCCGGAGCATATCTATATAACGTAGCATATCTTCATCCTGATAGTGGTTATGAATTTACTTCTGTTGGTGATATTTCTTTTGTACTTGATGGCGTACCGTATACAAATGGGTCTGGTGTTATTGGAGCTTACATACAAAGTGGTTTGATAATAATTCAAACTGTAAAGTTAAATCCAAATAATATATATGCCTTGACAATTAATGGAGCTGCTACCTTACAATCGGAGCCGACTCCATCTGAAAGCACTCCCATTTCCGTTGGTGGTGTGGTTTCAAACCCAAGTTTAGGTGTTGGTAATTTTTATAATTTTAATCAATATAATAATATCCAAATCAAACACAAACAAAACTTTAATATACTTAACAAGGTAGATAACTGGGCTGTTTCATTTTGGGCTAACATCCCACCATCACAATCATTGGCTGGTGTTGGAACTCAAACCATCATACAAAAAAGAAATGTACAAACATACTTTGATGCAAATGGGATAGAGAGAACTCAAACAAATAATTTACCAAACTACCCATTTGACTTTTCAGTTTATACCGAACTACACCCAGCATCTCCCGGTCACGTTTTTGTCAGAGCATCAGATGGTATTTCAACTCTAAATATATCTTCATCTACTGCTGTTAATGATGGGACATTTCACCACTACGCTTTAAATAAAGTGGGAAATGAATTAGCATTGTATATAGATGGGGTTAAGGACGTTAGTGGGTCATACTCATTTGCTGAATTAGTTAGTAATGATAATGATATTGTAATTGGTAGTGATACCATATCTCCTGGCGGTTTAGGGTTTTCGGGTTCAATTGCACAATTTAGACTACATAGGAATGAGTTATCATCGAGTGTTATATCATCATTATCAAATAATTCAACCAGCGGCTCTGCTCTGCAACGAAAAGAAGTTGGATATGTTTTTTATAAACATGGTATGGTTGTAGTTACCGACCCTCGACCTCGATATCAAAATATGTTTTTGGGTAATGGTGATTTTGATTACACAAACAAAGGCTTTGAGTTAAATTATAAAGCTACCAAACAAATTGAAGAGGTATCGATTCTTTGTGAAATTAATCGTGATGAATATAATGTATCGTCCAACCCATCTTTAAAAGTAACTTATGATGAAAACGAACCAAGACTAAAATCAATGGTAACTGGTTCAGACTTCAGACCATATATTACTCAAGTTGGTTTGTATAATGACTTTGGTGACTTGTTAGCTGTTGCTAAATTAGGCTCACCTTTGAAAAAAAGACAAGACGTTGATGTCACTATAAATGTAAAATTTGATTTGGATTAATCATGATACAATGGTCACATTATTATCAACAACACAAAGATAAGTTACCATTAAATGAGATTGTAAGGTCTTATAATTTTTTATTACTAAAAGAACAACAAGAATTTATATTGAGGCAACAATCACATAGACGACCTGGGGGTCGATATATTCTACAAGAAGATGGTTCATATATATTACAACAAGATGGTTCACGAATAATTTGGTAAGAAAATGGATAAAAGAATAACACAATTTACTGAACTTAATGAAATTGCATCAAATGATGTTTTTGCCGTAGTAGACGTTAGTGCCGGTGAAACTAAAAAAGTAGACTTCCAAGATTTAGTTAATAATATAACAGGTTCTTTACCAAGTGGTTTAGGTGGTACTGGTCTTGGGTGGGCTAGATATGATGATGGTCAATATACAACATCATCAGCATATGTAGTTACGGATGGAGCTACTGCTGTAGTTTTACCAAATAATGCAGCTAATACAATAAATTCATATATGAATTCATCCATTAATTTTTATGATGGTTCTTCTAAAAAAATTCAAATTGAAAATGAAGGCGATGTCCATACGGTGGTTGTCACATTTAAAGCCAAAAGTTCAAATGCAAATCAAACACATATGGATGTATCATTATCATCCACAGGAGCTACTCCATATGATAGAGTTTCTAAAACATTGGTTTTTGGAAAAGGTAATGATACATGGGAAAACTTTTACGAAGTGTTTCATTTTTATGGTGATGTTGATTTTGTAACAAATGGTAACCAATGGAAAGTACAATGTACCGGCGGTAATGTTAGTATAGCCGGAGTTATATATTTTATTCAAAGGACATTTAACGCGGGATAAAAATAAGTTATGGCAAAAGGAAATTGGAGTCATATCCAAAAGACCAAAGGACATAAGTCGGGTCTTGAAGATAAGATAAACGAACAGTTACGAATTCAAGGTGTTGATGGTGAGTATGAAAAGCATGAAATAAACTACACCATCCCAGCATCACATCACACTTACAAGCCGGATTTCAGATTACCAAATGGTATCTTTATAGAATCAAAAGGTTGGTTCTTACCTGAAGACCGAAAAAAACACTTATTGATTAAAGAACAACATCCTGAACTTGATATTCGATTTGTCTTACAATCGCCTAATGGTAAAATTTACAAAGGGTCAAAAACGACATATGCTGAATGGTGTGATAAGTACGGATTCAAGTGGGCAAAGAAAGAAATACCACAAGAATGGTTGGACGAAACACCAACACAAAGTTTTTTTTGATTATTCAAAATAATTTCGTATATTTGACCTAATGGAAGATAGACTACTTGCTCTATTAGAACTTGTATTAGGTAAATCGAAGAAAACTTCGGGTGACAATTATGCGTTCTACTCTCCGTTTGTTGACCACTACAAACCAAAGTTAGAAATCAACATTCGGATTACCCCTCGTGGTGAGAACCCATGGCATTGTTGGATTTCTGATGAAAAGGGTAAGACTATCAAATCCCTATTCAAAAAACTCAACGTATCAAAACAAACGTGGGATGAATACAATGCTATATTCAGTAAGGTAAATAGATACGACCCTACAAGTAATTCCCTAAATAACTCGACAAGTGTTGAGTTGGTTGAGTTACCAAAAGAGTTTAAACCACTATATCAAAAGTCAGATTCTATTAAGTGGAAACACGCTTTAAATTATGTAATGAGTCGTGGTATAACTCCTGAGCAAATTGTAAAATATAATATAGGATATTGTGAATCTGGTGAATATGATGAAAAAATTATTATCCCATCTTACGATGAGAGTGGTAAACTTAATTTCTTTGTTGGTAGGTCATTCTACCCTACGAAATTTAAACATAAGAATCCAAAGGTTTCAAAAGACATCATTGGTTTTGATATTTTTGTCAATTGGGATATTCCATTGGTACTTTGTGAGGGGGCTTTTGATGCTATCGCAATTCGTAGAAACGCAGTACCATTATTTGGTAAAACAATTCCATCTAATCTTGAGAAAAAAATCATAGATAAAAAAGTAAGTAAAGTTTATATATGTCTTGACTCTGATGCGTTAAAGAACGCAATTAGATTTGCAGAGAAATTTATGAACTATGGTATAGAAACCTATCTTGTGGACTTGGGTAACGATGACCCAAACGAAATGGGATATGAAAAGATTAACAAAGAAATTTATAATACAACTCCTATGAATCTTCAGAAACTCATGGAGTACAAATTATTTCGTGTATGAGAAAAGCAAAGAAACTACCTATCGATACAATTGGTAAAATATACCATGTAGCAGATATACATATTAGAAACCTAAAAAGACACTCCGAATACAATGTAGTGTTTGATAGGTTGTATCAGTACATATCATCGACTATGGAAATCGATGACATTATCGTAGTTGCTGGTGATATAGTACACGCAAAAACTGATATGACTCCTGAAGTTATCGAGATGACTCAAAAGTTTTTGAAGTCATTAGCCGATTTACTACCAACCATTGTCATTCCGGGCAACCACGATGCTAACTTGAATAACCCATCACGGATGGATGCTATTCAACCAATTGTCAACGCTCTAAATCATAATAACTTATTTTATTTAAAAGATAGTGGTGTTTGGCAAACGTTGAATGGAGACTACACATTCACACATCAATCGGTATTTGATGACGCTAAAGGGTTTATACCATCATCGGAAATCAAAGACAGTGTAAAGATTGCTTTGTTCCACGGAGCCGTTGACAAGATTCAAACCGAACATGGTTTTGAAATTGAGAACCATAACATAAACGCTGATTCGTTTGCTGGTTACGATATGGTGTTGTTGGGTGACATTCACGTTCCAAACAATGCTGTAAATGGTAATAAATTAATCATGTACCCCGGTTCATTGATTATGCAAAACCATAGTGAATCTTTATATCCAAACCATGGATTATTGGTTTGGGATTCTAAATCATGTACTCATGAATTTGTTGCTATTGAAAATGATTTTGGATATGTAACTGTTGACGTAGATGAGGGTGTTATTGTAAACAAACCTAAATTCCCAACGAAGTCACGGATGAGAATTCGTGTTAAGGATACTAAACAATCCGATTTGAATGGTGTAATTGCAGAGTTGAAAAAAGAAACCAAAATTGAAGAACTTACGATTCAAAAGATTATCAGTAAAAATTCACAAAATGGAGCACATCAAATAACATTACAAAATGTCAGAGACGTTGCTTTTCAAAATCGACTGATTGAGGATTACCTAACTACTAACGACCAAATCTCCGATGAACAACTTCAGATTGTAAAATCAATCAATAATGATATAAACGCAAAGTTGGGTTCTAATCACACCATGAAAAATTCTATTTGGACTCCTGTTAGATTTGAGTTCTCAAATATGTTTTCATATGGACCTAACAACGTTATTGACTTTACAAATATGAAAGGTGCTTATGGTATCTTTGCCCCAAACGCAAGTGGTAAGTCTACATTATGGGATGCTCTTGCGTTTTGTATCTTTGATAAGTGTTCACGAACCTCAAAGGCTGAAGACGTTATGAATTACTCAAAGATGTCATTTGATTGTAAGTTCACTTTTGATGTCAATGGTGAAGTATATGTAATTGAAAGGGCTGCTAAAAAGAGCCCAAAACGTGGTACTGTTAAAGTTGACGTAAACTTTTATAAACTTGTAAATGGTGTTGCTGAATCTCTGAATGGTGAACAACGTAGAGATACAAACTTTATTATCCGTGATTACGTTGGTACTTATGATGATTTTGTTTTGACCGCTATGTCAACACAATCAAACAATAGTGGGTTCATTGATAAATCTCAAAAAGAACGTAAGGAACTTCTTGCGCAATTCTTGGATATGGATGTGTTTGAAGATTTGTATCAAGTAGCAAGTGAAGAGATTAAAGAATTATCAGCTCTACTTAAAGACTATAAAAACCAAGACCTACCTGGTCAACTTGCTGATTCCCAAACTACGTTGACATCAATCACAGGTTCTCTTACGGAGTATCAATCAAAAAAAGACGAATTGGAATCCAAGACACTTGAGATACAAAATCAAATATCAGATTATGTAATGACTTTAAAACCGGTTGAAGATATTGAAGATGTTGATTCTTTAGAATCTAAACTTGGTAGTGTTATTGAGAAACTTGAAAAACATCAAGAAGAGTGTGATTCAATCAAAGTAGAATTAAATGATGTTGAAGAAAAACGTAAACGTGTTTCTGATAAACTTATTGAACTAGACGTTGATAAGTTGAAGGAGATGGATTTAGAATGGCAAAAGTGGAATGGTATTGAATCTGATATTCTTATAAGCCAAAACCAACTTGAATCGGAAATTAAACACAAACAAAAACATTTGGATGGTATTGGTTCGCTTACATTTGATGATAATTGTGAACATTGTGTTCAAAATAAAAATACACCATTTGCTAAACAAGCGCAGTCTTTACAAAAAGAAATTCGTGGATTACATTTAACTTTACTAACTCGACTTGGTGAGTTGGAAACTGCTCGTGAAAACAAGACAAAATATAATGTTAAAGAATCTCTCGAAAAAGTCAACAAACTAAATCAGATGGATGTTGAGTTATCAAAATTAAGTTATCAGACTTCTAAAAACTATGACTCTTGTAACGCCATGTTAATGACTTATAGTAGGGAGATTGATACCTTAATTGAAACTATTGGTAGAGCTAAACTCCAACAAAAAGCAGTTGAGTTCAATGCTGATGTTATGATGAATGTAAATTCTCTTAAACTCACACAAACCTCTATCTCAAATGAGATTCAAGAAGTTACTAATGAAATCATGTCGGTGTATAGTGATATTAAAATTGCTGAAAAAACAATCGAAATGGTGAATCAATCTATTGGCAAACTTCAACACATGGAAGCAAAATACGATGGTTACGAATACTATTTAAAATGTGTAAAACGTGATGGAGTTCCATATCAGTTGATTTCTGAAATACTACCAAAACTTGAAATTGAAATCAATAACATTTTACAACCGATTGTTGACTTCCAAATCCTATTGAATACTGATGGTAAAAATATAAACTCCTACATATGTTATGGTGATGATAAGGTGTGGCCATTAGAGCTAACAAGTGGTATGGAAAAGTTTGTTAGTTCGATTGCAATTAGAACTGCTTTAATCAATGTATCAAATTTACCAAGACCAAACTTTATTGCTATTGACGAAGGATTTGGGTCACTTGACACGGACAACTTTAATTCTCTCTATTTATTATTTGATTACTTAAAGACACAATTTGATTTTATTATTACAATATCTCATATTGACAAGACACGAGACATGGTAGACCAAATTATAGATATCAATAAAGTGAAGGGGTTTTCATCTATTAGATATTTATAAGAAAGTTGGAGTTAATTAATGGCTTTAGAACTCAAAGTAAAGAGTAAAGAGAACCTAAAAGATATAGATGTATACATCGAAGATACCTCGGTAGATTCGGCTGAATACTTCGCAATCGTGGATTTCCCATCATATTTAGGTGATGGTAAATCTTCTATTAAAGTTCGTGGTAATTCCAAAAACCTCGAAGACAATACTGAAATTGATATCGAGATATTGGACCAATCGGGTCGACCTGTTTATTGGGAAATTTCTGATATAAAGGATGAGGATGAAACTCGTTTAATTTCTATTTGGGTTTACGCTAATAGAAATGATAAATACGACACGGCTCCTGGTGTTGGTGAGGTGATATTTGTAGGAACTTCTGCAAACGTCCCATCGGAGTGGGTGAATCGACAAAACATTAGATGGTCACGAAGAGTTCCTATTAGAGTGGACTTACCATCTACATCAAAAATTGTATTTGACCAAACCTCATTACCAAAATGTACAATTTCAGCATCAATAGAAACTTTTGTAAACATACCATCAACAAGTGGTAGTTTAAATGCTGTAACGGCTTCATCGTTAGTATATTATAAAAAATCAAATTGGGGTGATAAAATCTCCATAGAACGTGTTAGTGGTGATTTATTTAATGGTGAAATGGTTAGTGGTTCTTTACGTTTGGATTTTGGAAACGTAACATTATTTCCAAGATTAACTGGACAATCACAACCAACTCGATTTACATCAAGTATTACTGAAGTATATTCTAATAATGTATTAAGAATTGATTCACCAATAACTCAAAGTGATAATAGAAGTTCTAAATCAATTCACACATATGATTATTCAGATGGTATTGTTTCAGCCAACATTTCATATTATTCAACATCATCATATGTAGCGACTCAAAATCAAATTTCGTTCGCTAACATAACTCTCTCAAACCTTGAACCATTGGTAGGTCGTGTTTATAGTATCACTACCTTAATAAAATCCAAAGGTATATCTGGTGATTATCAAATCATAGGAAGTACACGAGTACCATTAACTGGTAGTCAATATTTTAGAGTACCGATTCCAACCGAACACCTCAACGACCCGAAGAGTGTTAAATTACAATTTTTAAATATCAACGGAGAAGTTTCAGATTATTCTTTGATTGTTGATAATATTGTTTTTCCTGGCGGTAACGTATACATTGCTGGAAACCAATCTATAATCACAGGTTCTTTTTTCATTGGTAATACAATTGGTAGTGGTATAGAACTTGCTGGCGTATCAAGTGGATTCTTACGCTCGGTTGGATACGAAGGTCAAACTTCTGCATCACAAGGAATTGGTCCTGGTGGATTCATAATCTATAGTGGTAGTGGTGCTTTACAAGTTGGAGCTGACACATTGACCGGTGTTGGTATGCAACTCGTAGGTCCTAATGATAATGCTCATTTGATATTCTCCACCGAGGATGGTGGTAGTCTTGACATTAAAGCTGAAAAGTTCTTTATTGGTACTACTGGTTCACAATTTATAAGTGGCTCTGACGGTAACATTGAAATTAGTTCATCATTATTCCACCTTGACCCTCAAAATAATTTATTGATTATTGGAGCTGACGCAGTTATCAACGCTGGACTATCAGTCAATCAATTGTTTACACCGGCTACAATCGATGGAGCCCCATCAAATATCAATAACGCATCTTCATCTATAACCTCACAAGGTTTTGCAAAATTCGTATCTGCAAGTATTGGTGGGTGGGGTGTAAATACTGGCAGTATATTCAGTAGTAACTTGGATATAAATTCAAGTGGTAAGATACAAACACGAGACTTCGCAAGTGGTGTTAAGGGTTGGAAAATCGGACAAGATGGTAAAGCTGAATTCGAAAACATTTCAGTAAGAGGTACTTTAAAAACAACTACGTTCGAAAAGGAATCCGTAAACGCTGTTGGTGGTCAATTATATATAGCAAATTCAACTACTGTGAGTGGTTCTGCTGTAAGTACATTATTAACAATATCATCTTCAATGATTACATCATCCACAAGTTTACCAAGTGGATTTGGAAATCAAATTGGTAATGATTATGTAAATTATAGTGGAAACAACTATTTGTTAGTATCTAAAGCAGATTCAACACATTTTACAATAGGTACTCCAATATACGCAAATGTAGCTTCTGCTACACTATACTATTCACAAAGTAATACAAACACAAGTATAAACGTAACAGCATCTCGTCAGCTATCAACTACGATTCAAACGTATCTTGAAGCTGAAACGTTTTTATCAAATGATTACAATGGTAACGAGCCGGGATTTGATAGTGATTCTTATTCATCATTATTACCCAATACATCGGTGCCTACCGCATCATTCATAGGTCCATTATTAGACATAGCTGCTGTAGACCCAATCTTTACCGACAATGGTACGCCGTCAACTACAGCACGTGCTACTATTTTTAATTTAGCAAGTGGTGTTTTCTCATTTAACTTTGATGCTGGTTACACGTTTGACCCATCAACAGCACCACATCCACAAGGAACGAAGATTACGATGTCAAGACTATCTTCTTCGATTTCTTACTCACAAACCTCGTCTAATGTGGTTTCTACGTTAGGTAGCACCTTTCCAACGTCTATTGCACAAAAGGGTCAGATAACGTTTGATGCTGGTGGTACTACAAGAACATATCCAATTCTTGAACGAATTGATTCAAATAATATCAAGATTGACACCTCGTCAATTCAAGCGCCATTACAAACAACCTACACGTCAAGTGTTATCATATACTCAAGTTCCACAAATACATCAGCAACAATAACAGCTGGTAGTCAAAGTAGTGTTGATGTACTATACACCAACGTTTCACCATCGGCAAGTGTTTTTGTGGTGGATAATGTTACGGGATTTGTAAATGGCGAAATCCTTGTTCTTAAAAAAGTAAACGATACTGGATTCTCTACTGAATATGTGAAGGTCGAAACCGCGTCACGATTAGAACCTGCAAGTGGTACTAACTTCAAAGGATACTTGTATGTTACTCGTTCATACGGATATGGTATTACGGGTGATTCATCATCACTTGGTGATGCTCCTGCAATTTCACAATCATATGAAGCCGGTCAAGTTTTAGTATCAACTGGTAAATTAAACACCGGATTTATTCGTATTAATGCAAATCCAAATGACGAAGCTACTCCTTACATGGATATTGTTGAAAGAACTGGTAGTGGAATCTATGATGTTGAACTAAAAGCCAGATTAGGAGACTTGAGCGGGTTGGCAGGAAGTAACATGGTATTTGGAAATCCAAATCCAGGTTTTGGTCTTGCTACCGATAACGTATACTTACAAGGTGGTATTACTGCTACATTTGGTTCAATTGGTGGGTATGGCATTTCAGCAAACACAATTAGTTCATCCAACGGAAATATAATTTTAAGAGATAACGGACAAATCACAGCATCGGCTGCTTTAATTAGTGGTAGTGATGTTAAGATTGTTGTTAGTAATTTTGAATTAGATTCCACAAACTTTAAAGTAAAATCTAATGGCGATATCACAGCATCAAACGCTTTGCTAAATGGTGGTGTGATTGGTGGATTTACCTTGGGTAGTGATATAATCTCATCATCAAATGGCGCTTTATCTTTAAAATCAAATGGACAAATCACAGCATCAAATGTATTACTTAACGGTGGTGTTGTTGGTGGATTTGCTTTAAATACGACATCAATCAGTTCATCTACTCAAGTGATAGCTGGAACTCCATCATTAGTATTAAAATCAAATGGACAAATTAGTGGGTCTGAAGTATTAATTAGACGTAGTGTGGGTGGGACTTTATATACTTTGATGGACACCTCAAATGGTATTTTAGACGCTAGAAATTTAGGTAGGCAAATTGTAAGTGACTACTCGGAATACTCCGTTACAAATACCGACACTAATGGTTACTACTATGTATCATCATCTCAATACACAGTATATTTACTTCCCGGTGAAAATAAAATGATATTTTCATATTCAGTAAAGGGTACAAAAGGCGGTGCTACGAGCGTGAGTCATGGTGTACAATATAGACTATGGAAAAGTGTGACTGGCTCTTCTGGACTTGTTAATGATTTGAGTGCATATGATAGTTGGAATGGTGGGGGTAGTTCGGATGTGGTGTGTACGACCGCATTCACAAATACAACAGGAAGTCGTAGTATTGCAGAATATAACACAGTGGTAAATATTCCTGACCAATATACGTCAAGTTATTGTAGAATAAGTTTACACATAAATTGTAATGTTGTAACAGGAACAGCTGACTCAAATACGGGTACATTTGTAAAAGGATTAAGTATAGTTACTGCTAGAGGATTTGCTGCTGATTATAGTGGTGGTGATGAAACTATTGGGGACCCGCCGGTTGGCGCGTAATTTGGATATTTATTATTATGGGAAATTTAATTAAAGAATGGGTCAAGTCGGTTATTGTTGAAAGCAATATCAAAAGACAAGTTGTTGTATATGCTGGCAGATTCCAACCATTTCATAATGGTCATTACGCTACATATTCACATCTTGTAAAAAAGTTTGGTAAAGAAAACGTATTTATCGGAACTTCAAACCAACAAGGTGGGCCAAGACACCCATTTAACTTCAAAGAAAAAAGAGACATAATGATGAAGATGTTTAAGATACCATCTTCACAAATTGTACAAGTAAAAAACCCATATGCTCCTACTGAAGTTATTTCTAAATTCGATGAAACTTCAACGGCTTTTATTACTGTAGTTGGTGAAAAGGATGAAGCTCGTTTGGGTGGTAAATACTTTAAAAAGTATGATGGTAAACCTGAATTTGGATATAAAGAACATGGTTATGTTTATGTATCTCCAAAACAACCAAATGCTATAAGTGGTACTGATGTTCGTGATTGGTTATCAGCTTCAGACGAATCTCAAAGAAAAGCTGGATTCCAAAAAGCATATCCAAAGTTCGACCCAAAAATTTATAATCTGATTACTACTCGACTTATTAAAGTAGAATCAGTAATGGAAGAGTTCTTCAAAAGATATAATGTAAACTCAATACTCGAAGGTAGTGAATATGGCGCTGATGCTGGTGAACCTGATACTATGTTTGTATTACCGGGAAAAACTCGTAAACTTGGAACGAAGAATCCTGGTCAAAAAGATGATGTGTGGTTTGTGAATGGTGGTTATGTTCAAATGCATTTTCCGGTTGCTGATGTGATTGTCTCACCAGATGCAAAGGGGTCATCTGATTATTACCAATACTCATCCAAACGAAATATTCGTAATAATACTGATTTGGAAATTCCACCTGTAAGTGATGACTTCACGACCGCTAAACAAGGTAGAAAGGAGTTAGATGTTCAAGACTTAAAAAAAGAACACGCCATTAATCTTGGATATGAAATCATAGAGTATATGATGGGCCACTTACCGCTATCAGAAAATATCCATACCACAGCTTATTCTTTGGGAAATTCGTTCATGAAATTTTTAGATGAAGACTTATTTGGCACATCAATGAAATTGAAACAACATGAAACTTTAATGGTTAAATCTGTTGTTGCTTTTATGATGGACAAATATGGTTTTAACGCGAAAATTATAGTAAAGAAAAAAGAAAAAGTTGGATTGATAGGTGATATATCTTTGAGTTCCACATCAGTAGATGGTAATAAATTTTATTTAAACTTTAATCCTAATCAATCATATCAGAGAATAATTCAAACAATGATACATGAATTAACTCATGTCAAACAGGTTTGTAAAAAAGAATTATTACCAAATAAAGATTACACTGCAATATTGTGGAAAGGTAAGGAATATATAACTGCAAAAGATTATGGTAAGTTAATGAAATCCAATCCTGCTGAATATATGAAACTACCTTGGGAAGTTGAAGCCGTTTCAAATATGAAAACTTTATATTCTCAATTTATAAAATCAAAATATTGGCTAGACTTAAAAGGTAAAGATGCTACATTAGATTATATTATCAATACAAACGAAAACGTATTAAAAGAAACTTTATTGGATGAAGATATAAACGTACCAATTAGTGTTGGTGATACTGTACTTGGTGGTAAGTTTAAAAACAAAAGAATAGTAGTTAAGTCTATAGGTAAAAATGAAAAGGGAGATATTACAATCAACGGAAAGCCCTTACTGAAGTTTAGAATTATTGATAAACTCGATGAGGGTATGTTGATGGAAGGTGGTGCTTATGGACACATGGCTCATCCATTTGATACTGAAATGAATCTTACCTTTGGTGACCTAAAACAAATCATCCATGGTGCTCTAAATGGTGAGTTAGAACTTGCCAGAGAAAAGACCGATGGACAAGCACTTGCCATTTCGTGGAGAGATGATAAAGGTGGATTAATTGCTGCTAGAAATAAAGGTCATCTTGCCAATCGTGGTGAAAAAGCACTTGATATTAGTGGTGTTGCGAGTAAGTTCCAAGGTCGTGGTGGTCTCACGGATGCTTACAACTTTGCAATGAAAGACCTAACGTCAGCTATCAAAAGTTTATCAAAAGCTCAACGTGACAAGATATTCAAACAAGGTGCAAAATTTATGAACCTTGAAGTAATCTGGCCAACATCCGTAAACGTAATCCCATACGGTCAGCCGTTATTGGTATTCCACAATACAACGGAATATAATGAGGATGGTGTTGCTATTGGAGCTGAACAAAGTGATGCAAAGATTCTTGCCGGTATGATTAAACAAGTAAATGCTGATGTACAATCACAATATACTATTCAAGGTCCACCAATTCAACAATTACCAAAGTCACAAAAGTTATCTTCATTGAAATCAAAGTTTGATGGTCAGTTAGGTAAACTTCAAAAGCAATTTAATTTAAAAGACACAGATGGTGTTGCTGAATACCATCAAAGATGGTGGGAAAATTACGTTGATACGAAATCACCATCTACAATTGACAATAAAACCAAGATGGGTCTTGTTAAGAGATGGGCGTTCTATGATAAGTCGTTTAGATTAGACAACAAAAACATCACCGACCCTAAAGTATTAGCTTGGGCTCAAGGTGTGGACAAAAATGACCACGCTAAAATTGCAAAAGATAATATTAGACCATTTGAAGATATATTCTTGGGGGTTGGTGCTGAAGTATTATCATTTATGTCATCAGTATTGACTGTAAATCCAGACACGGCAGTTCGTAATATGAAAGACCGACTTGACCAAACAATCAAAGACGTTCAAAAGTTAGGTGACCCTAAAAAGATTTCTAAATTGAGATTGGAATTGGAAAGACTTGCTGCTATTGGCGGTAAAGACAAAATTGTACCTAACGAGGGTATTGTATTTGTATACAAGGGTCAAACTTATAAGTTAACGGGAACATTCGCTCCGTTAAATCAAATACTTGGTCTTTTCTACGAATAATTTTATATTTATATACTGAAACAAAAAAAAAGTTATGGCATCTGATAAATTAAGAAATGTTAAAGCGGTCAAAGAGATGTTGGCCGGAACTCACAAAACACAAACTCGTAAAAGTATTACTTTTGGTGAAAGTTTAGATTATATAAAACGTGAAGTTGGTGACCAATGGACCGATGAAGAAGGTAATCTTTGGGAACAAAAGAAAGGTTACAAGGTAAAACTTGGAAAACTTTCAGATTTGAGAAGTGATTTAAAGTCTTTTCCAAACTGTCCTAAAGAAACGTGTACTTGTAACAAACCATCTCAAGCTGATGAAAAAATGAAAGCATTTCATGGTATGTGTTTGGAGTGTGTTACTGATATGGAGACTCAACTAAAACTTGATGGTAAATACGAAGAGTACGAACGTAGTAAAATTTTAGAAAACGCAAAAGCTTGGTTAAAACAAGCTGAAATTGAAAAAGAAGTTTTGAAGGCTGGGCTCCGAACACAATACATCAATGAAGATGGTTCATTTGAAGATTGGTCTGGTGGAATGTCATTTGAAGAATTTGAAGCTAAATTAGATTCTGATTTTGAAAAATTTAAAACCGAATTTATAGCAAAATTAGAAAATCCAATAGAAACCCAAGTAGAAGGTTAAAATAAAACACGAAAGTGTTATAAACTACCTATTTATTTCTTGAGGGAGACACATTATGAGATTAAAATCACTTATAACCGAATCTAAAAAAGTCAATGAGTCATCGATGAGCGAAATTGACATTATGGTTCAAGAAGCGGAAACGTTTCAAGAATTCATAAAAGAATTCAAAAAAGAATTTCCACAATTTGACTTAACCAAAGATGCTATTGCATGGTTAAAAGGTATGTACACTTCTAATAAGAGAAATGAATCCGTAATCAAAGAAGCGGCATATCAAGTTTACCATAAAACATATACTTCAGCAATCCAAACCGCATTAGAATATGCTAAAAAAGCTGGTTATGATTTTGATGAAGAAGAAACTTCAACAAAAATTGGATTAGGTCCAAAAAAACCCTCTGAAGGTAAAACCAATAGATTTATAATTTCTCTTACAAAAGGTGGAAAACCACAACGTAAAGCTTTGGCAATCCAAGTGTATGGAATGCGTAGCGCATACGAGTTAAACGTATATATTTCATAAGGTTTAAAATGGCTAAAGTTGTTGCTAAAATTGGTGATTATGAACTTGCAAAAGTTTTCCGTTGGGGTGGTATGTTAACTCATATCGTTTTAAAGAACGGAAAAGAAATCGGCCAATATGCTCCAAACCTTAAATCAGAGTTTGCTTTAAAATATTTTAAACAAGAAGCGCCTAAAGGTAAGTTTAGATTTGAATCTATCAAGGAAGACAGCCCGTGTTGGGATGGATACAAACAAATAGGAATGAAAATGAAAAATGGTAAAGAAGTTCCAAATTGTGTAAAGGAATCGATTAACGAAGAAAACGAACCCAACAACCCTGCTCTTTGGGATAGAGCCGTTGCTGCTGCAAAGGCTAAATACGATGTATATCCATCAGCATACGCTAACGCATTTGCATCAAAGTGGTACAAAGAAAAAGGTGGTACTTGGAAAACTAAATCAGAATCCGTAAACGAGGCTGATATTAATGTTGACCTTTATAGAGGTAAACAATCTTGGGTAATTGGTCCTAAATTTGCTGAAGTAGCGTCTGATTCTGACATTCAATTAATGGTTCGTTTAAAAAGAGTAAATGATGACCACGCATGGCAGTTAAAACAAAACATCAAGTCAATGGATTACCTTTACAAGAAATACAAAATCCGTTCTAAAAAAGGTATTGAAGAGTCGATAAATGAATCACATACCGGTGACCCAAATGACAAATATGTAGTAAGACCTTGTAAGAATCCAAATGAGCCGTGGGCTGTTTGGGAAGGTGAGGTTAGAGTAAAGGGGTTTGCTACCAAAGAAGAAGCACAAGCCTTTGCTGATATGAAAAACAAACAACAAGGAATTTCAGAAGCTAATGATAGTATAGACACCATCTCAATGGATGTTCCGCTTTTTATTCGTTTATTAGAATATTCTCGTGAAGATGCAAAAAGTGATATGGACTTACACAACGTTAGTCAGAATGTGATTAAAATGTCAAAAGAAAATGATGTATTAACCATGGCTAATTATGAAGGTATTGTTAGTGATAGTTCATTAACTGAAGCAAACGTTGGTGATTTTGAGATTGGTGATTTTGTACATTTCAAATCAAAAAACAAAACCGGCATGGTAATGAAAATTAGTGGTAACAAAGTAACCATTAATACATTGAACGGACCATTCACAGGTGACATTAAAGATATTCAAGTTCTTTATCAAGATAATGTAAATGAAGGTATATCATCAAATGATATGGAAAAAATCAAGTCGGCTGTTGAAGCTGCTTCTTCATTTATGAGTGTTGGTACTGAATTAAAGAAAACCGGCATGAGATACATCTTTGCTACTTCACCAATGCCGATTTATGTAGTTCAAGATAAGAGTGGTAATAGAGTTGCTATTGTGAACAAAAAATACGCAACTAAACCTGACTTTTTGGTTGGTGATATTGCTGTTGGTATCATGGAAAGTATGATGAATAAAAAGCAAATGGTAGAAGGTAATGCTTTTACTGGCGCTTTGTTCAAAGCTCGTCAAGAAGGTTTGACTGAATTCGAATTCAACGGAAAAATGTATCCTGTTAAAAAACTTGATGAAGAAACCGAAGAAGAAAAATTAGATGAGAACAAAAAACTCAACGTATTAAAAACTATCATCAAAGAAGAATACCATGCTATCAAATCATTCATGGAACAAAACGGAATTGAGATTGGTAAATTATATTCAAACCCACAAGCTAAATCTTTTGTAAAAGAAGAAGAGGAAGAAGTGGTTGATGAGTATGATGTTGAAAATTACGAAGAGATTGAAGATTTTAAAGAGTACCTTGAATCATATATGACATCAGAACGAGCTGGGTTAAGAGAATTGAAATTCAAATCGGCCGGTGTCAAAGAATTATTGACTACGATTTTTAATAATAAAGAGGTGTTACCTAAACTCGGATTCAAGTCATTCAAAGAAGTGTTGTCTTACATTAAATTTGGTGACCAAGAAGAGCAACAATCATTACAAGCCAAATTAAAATCATTTGGTATTCAGGTTCCTGTTTTTGAATCAAAAATAGAAGAAATGAATCTTGCGTCTGCTGGTGTTAAAGAAGTTCTAAAGCAATTATACTCTGATAAGAATTTAGTTAAATATTTGGGATTCAAAGATTTTAAAGGCGCCGTATATTTTATCAAAAACGGAATGTGGTCGGACTTTGAAGAAGTTCGTGATGATATTAAAAAATACAAAAAGCAATTAGGTGAGGCTGAATACCAAGGTCGTAAAGTAAAGCTTGGTAAAATCATGCAAGGTGATGTTAAGAAATTCAAAGTATATGTTAAGAACGACAAAGGTAATGTTGTTAAAGTAAACTTTGGACAAGGTGGTGATGCTAAGGGTGGTACGATGAGAATCCGTAAAGACAATCCCGAAGCAAGAGCATCATTCAGAGCCAGACACAATTGTGATAGTCCTGGGCCAAGATGGAAAGCTCGTTATTGGTCTTGTAAAAAATGGTAATGTATTAGATTTACTAATTTTAAAACAATACTTATTATAAACAAGTTTTGATGAAGGCTTACCACGTCTACATAATTCGTAATAGAGACCCCCAAACATTTGAGTTAATAACTCATATGTATTCTTGTATAAACCATAGGAATGTCAACCCAGACGTTCCTTTGTGTTTAATAACAGATGTAAAAACAAAAGAGTTCTATGATAAGTGGAACATTACCTCATTATATGATGAGGTTATCACGAACATATTTGACGACTATCCATACGATAGAATATCTGACAATTTTTGGGCATCTCCAAAGATTTGGGCTATGTCAAAGTTACAATCTCCATTTATAATATTTGATACCGACTTAATGTTACACAAACCATTAACATCTTACATTGGATGTGATGTTTTGTATCTACATAGAGAGACCACCGCTTCGTATCCTAACATTTTTGATATCAAAGGGCCCGATGGGTTTGTTTGGGATGAGGATATGACAACCTCATTTAGAAATACACAGCCAATGAATTGTGCTGTACTTGGTATGTTCAACGAATCTTTCAAAATGGACTTTGTTAGTAGGTACTTTGACTATGTTTTAGATTCAAGTGGTGATATGGTATATGCTACTGAAAATTCACATAGGATGCACCCATTATCATCAGCTCAAATCATGATGGAACAGTGGTTTCTTGCAGCACTTGCTAGTTATTGGTCTAATATAGTTGGAGTACCAATCAAAACACAAGCGGTATGTAAAGTTTTGTATTCATCCGAAGGATTTTATTCATATGACATGGATTTGGGTCATGACGATGCTACTGAAGAATTAAACAATACGTTATATCATTTATGGGGAGCTAAACAATACCAGAATGATAAAACACACGAACTACACATATCAACTCGTGATATGTTGTATGGTGGGAGATACCTTGTTGAAGGTAGTTCTTATTACGATAAGTTAAAAGAACCATTTGATAAGTTATTAACCGATTTACTTAATTAATTAAAAATCAATATTTATTTTAAAATAGGAATATTATGAAAACACTAACAAAAATTTGGAATTGGATTTTGGGTAAAACTAACATTGACGAAAAAGTCATGGAAACTGTTTCTCAAGTCAAAAAAGAAGTAGAAGTAGTTAAGAAGCAAGTTAACGTTGTAGAACAAAAAGTTGCCGAAACTAAAGCTGCCGTAAAAGAAGTCAAGAAATCAGCTAACAAACCTAAAGGTTCTGGTAAAGCTTCTGCTGGTGATGTAAAACCGAGAAAAAGATACTATCCAAAGAAAAAAGGTTCATCAGCAGCTTCTGCTGGTAAGGTATCAAAATAATGAAACTGAAATCAGTACACATTGTAATCATTGTAGCAGTTGGGCTATTAATAGTTCAAAACTTGTTCATGGGAAACTCTTATAAAAAGGAGTACATGAAAATGTTAAAGGAACAAGAACAAACTTCTAAAAAAGAAATCGAAAGATTACAAGGTAGTGTGGATTCTCTAAAGGTTGTAAACTCTGAAATTGAAAAAGAGATTGCAAAAGTGGATTCACAACTTGATGCAAAAGATTCTCAAATTAAAAAATTAAAGAAACAACATGAAAAAGACGTTGCTAAGTTTGATTCTATGTCTGATGACGAGCTCACCTCTGCTTTCACAGACGCATTCAAGTGATTCTACTTTAATAGCTGTACCAAGACACACTTTACAAAAAGCGTTGGTAATTAAAGCACAATATGAATTGTGTGATGCTGAACTAATCCTTGTAAAGGATAAAGTTAGTTTACTTGAGAAGAAAATTGAATTGAAAGATTCACAAATTGTAAATCTAAATACTATAGTAAAAAATACCGAATCAATTATTATTGAAAAGGATAACATTATTGCTATAAAAGAATCTGAAATCAAAGTATTGAAATCGGAAAAACGAAAAAAGTATTTTAGTGGGTTAGCTACTGGTGGTAGTATTGGTATTGTCGCTATGACCCTGTTATTCTTACTATAAGAGAACTCTATGGCAAAAACTTTAAAGGAAATGATACGGGAGGAGTACATTAAGTGTGCGAAAGATCCCGTATATTTCTTTAAAAAATATTGTTACATCCAACACCCACACCGAGGTAAGATTTTATTCAACTTGTACCCGTTCCAAGAAGATTTGATGACTGATTTCAATGATAATCGGTTCAACGTAATCTTAAAGTCACGTCAGTTGGGTATCTCAACCCTATCAGCAGGATATTCGTTGTGGATGATGTTATTTCATGAGGATAAAAACATATTGGTAATTGCCACCAAACAAGAAGTAGCAAAAAACCTTGTAACAAAGGTTAGATTTATGCATGATAGTTTACCAAGTTGGTTAAAGAGTGAAACTATCGAAGACAACAAACTTTCCTTACGATTACGAAATGGTTCTCAAATTAAAGCAACCTCTGCTGCAGGTGACGCTGGTCGTTCTGAAGCATTATCAATGTTAATCATTGACGAGGCTGCATTTATTCAAAATATCGAAGACATTTGGACATCGGCTCAATCAACTTTGTCTACAGGTGGTAAAGCTATTGTACTTTCAACACCAAATGGTGTTGGTAATTGGTTTCATAAAATTTGGTTAAAAGGTGAGGCTGGTGATAGTTGGAATCCAATTAAACTTCACTGGACTGTTCACCCTGAACGAAATCAAAAGTGGAGAGATGACCAAACTAAACTACTTGGTGAAAAAGGAGCAGCACAAGAATGTGATTGTGACTTTATCAGTTCAGGTTACACTGTAGTTGATTCATCAATCCTAACATGGTATCAAGAAACTTATATCAAAGATCCAGTTGAAAAACGTGGATTCGATAGTAACTATTGGGTTTGGGAATATCCAAACTATTCTCGTGACTATGTGGTTGTAGCTGACGTTGCTCGTGGAGATGGTCAAGATTACTCAGCATTCCATGTTATAGATGTGGAGACAGTAGAACAAGTTGCAGAATATAAAGGTAAGATTGAAACAAAACAATTTGGAGCGATGCTAACCTCTATTGCCGCTGAATGGAACAATGCTATGTTGGTGATTGAAAACGCAAACATTGGTTGGGCTGTTATACAAGAAGTTATTGACCGAAATTATCAAAATCTTTATTATTCATATCGTGAAGTAGGGTACGTTGACGAAGATGTTCATCTACGAAAGGGATGGGACTTAAAGAAAAAAGAAGACATGGTTCCTGGGTTTTCGATGACATCAAGAACACGACCATTAGTCATTTCTAAATTAGATACATACATGAGAGAGAAAGCTCCAATCATTCATTCTAAAAGATTGATTGATGAGTTGTTTGTATTCATTTGGAATGGTTCACGGGCTGAAGCTCAACAAGGTTATAATGATGACTTGGTAATGTCATTTTCCACAGGACTATGGGTAAGAGATACCGCTCTTAAATTAAGACAACAAGGTATTGATTTAACACGAACTGCGCTTACACATATTGGAAAAAGTGACGGTGGAGCTTACAACTCACGGCTTGGTAGTAAAAACCCATGGGTTGTTAAGGATGGTCGTGGTAACGACCTTGACATGACATGGATACTTTAATTTGGTAGTTAAGTTTATTTTTTGTATATTTATAACTTGTAAGAGTATACAAATTAGAGAAACAACATATGGCAGATAATTCATTATATGGTAGACTGAAAAAATTATTCAATACCCAAGTGGTCGTTAGACGTATTGGGAAGGATAAAATTCAGACTGTCGATACTCAAAGACTCCAATCTCAAGGTAATATGAGACAAAGCTCATATTACGACCGATTTGGAAGATTACACACGTCTCGAAGAAACTGGGAAACGTACAATCAACAATTTAACTACTACTCCAATAAATTAGAGTTATATACTGACTACGAAGCTATGGATAAAGACTCCATTATCGCTTCAGTTCTCGATATCTACTCCGATGAGTGTACATTAAAGAATGACATGGGTGATGTTTTAAGAATCAAATCGTCCGATGAGAATCTTAAAAAAGTATTACATAATTTATTTTACGATGTTCTTAATATTGAATTTAACCTTTGGGCTTGGATTCGTGGTATGAACAAGTATGGTGATTATTATTTACATCTTGATATTGAACCTGAAGTTGGTATTGTAAACGTATCACCAATGTCCACTTATGAGATAGAACGTGTTGAGGGTTTTAATCCCGAAAATCCGTATGAAGTTAAGTTTAAATTGAGTTCTATGTCAAATGCGCCAAACTCATATAACATCATGGGTAAAGCCAAAGAGGGTGTTGAGTTTGACTTCTACCAAGTAGCTCACTTCAGACTTATGGCTGATTCAAACTTCTTACCATATGGTCGTTCTATGTTGGAGCCAGCTCGTAAGACTTGGAAGCAATTAACCCTGATGGAAGATGCTATGATGATTCATCGTATCATGAGAGCTCCTGAAAAAAGAATCTTTAAAATTGATGTTGGTAACATTCCACCAAGTGAAGTTGACCAACATATGAGGAATATCATCGACCAGATGAAAAAAGTTCCGTACATCGACCAACAAACTGGCGATTACAATCTAAAATTCAATATGCAGAATATGTTGGAGGATTATTATCTTCCAGTTAGAGGTGGTCAGAGTGGTACTGAAATCGATTCATTGAGTGGAATGGAATTCGGTGGTATTGATGATATTGAATACTTGAAAAATAGAATGATGGCTGCTTTAAAAGTTCCTAAAGCATTCATTGGATATGAAGAAGGTGTTGAAGGTAAAGCTACACTTGCTCAACAAGATATTCGTTTTGCTAGAACTGTTGAGAGAATTCAAAAGATTGCTCTTTCAGAACTTACAAAAATTGCTATTGTACATTTGTACTCACAGGGGTATGAAGGCGCTGAACTTGTAAATTTTGAATTAGAGTTAACAACTCCATCAGTTATTTACGAACAAGAAAAAGCTGCTCTATGGACTGAAAAAGTTTCATTGGTAAACTCTATGAAGGAGTTGAAAATGATATCTCAAGAATGGATGTATAAAAACATCTTTAATATGTCAGAGGATGAGTGGAAACTTGAACAAGCTAAAGTTATTAACGACTTAAAACTTGGATTTAGACAAGAACAAATCGTAAATGAAGGTAATGATCCCGTTAAGACCGGTGAATCGTTTGGTACGCCACATGATTTGGCTGTTGTATCACAACAACCGGCTGAAGATGAGGGTGGTTCACCTGAAGGTGGTCAAGAAGGTGCTGGTAGACCTACTGAAGGTGGTACATATGGTACTGATGCTGCTAATATGGGTCGTGACCCATTGGGTAAAAAGACCGATGTCGGTGCTGATTCAGCATATCATTCATTTAGAAACTCACCAAACACATTGGAGTCATTGAAAAGGTCTATGAGTAAAGTCAAAACTAAAAAAATGATAATTGAATCTTTAAAAACCGATGAAGAATCGGAAGAGTTTGGTATGATGGACGAATCTAATTTGTTAGATGACACGATTTGAGTATAAATCTAATATTTATAAAGTAGAAACAAAAGAGAAAGTTTAAGATGACGAAACTTAAACATAGTAAATTTAAAAATACGGGTATTCTATTCGAATTACTCGTAAGACAAATCGCTTCAGACACTTTGGCGGGTAAAAATTCCCTTGCCCTTGAAATTATTAAAAAGCATTTCAAGAGAGGGAGTGAATTGAGTAAAGAATTGAAACTATATCAATCTTTAACAAAGGAAAACTTTGATTCTCAATATAAAGCTCAAGAATTTATGAATATTATTCTACAAGAACGAGGTTCATTGGTTGAAACGACATTGAAGAGACAAAAATATAATTTAATTAAGTCAATTAAAGAATCTTTTGTAATGGAAGATTTTTTTAAGTATCGTGTATCGAACTACAAACAATTGGCTTCTATATACAAGGTATTTGAGTACACTCAATCAGTTTCTCCAAAAGAATTCGTAGAATGTAAAACGACAATTCTCGAAACCATTACTACAAAAGACGTAGAAATCATTTCAGAGTCAACCACAACCAAAGAATATGCTCAACAACCTAAAGAGGTTCGTATGTTGGCTTATAAATTCTTGGTTGATTCGTTTAATTCAAAATATACAACACTTTCAGAATCACAAAAGAAGGTTCTTCGTAACTATATCAACAATGTGGACAACTCAAACAATTTGAGAAAGTTTGTATTGTCTGAAGTTAAAAGACTAAAGTCTGAATTTTCAAAAGTGAAGGTGACTGATAAAGTTGCAAGTATTAAAGTTAATGAGACTGTAAATTTAATTGATAATATATCAAATTCAAAGGTAATCAACGAAAATCAAATTTTATCGTTGTTAAGATACCACGAATTGCTACAAGAATTAAGGAGAGTATCAAATGTCTAAATTTTTATTAGAACAACTTGACTTAAAATTTAAGCAATTCGAAGAAGAAGAGCTTGAAGAGGCAAATGTTACAGGTAATATGGATGGTGGCGCTGGACCACCACGGACACCTAACGCATTTGCTAAATCACAAGATGAAGACGATTTAGACTCCGACCACATTGAGGTTTTAGGTTACAAAAAGTCCAAAAAAGAAAAAGCACACTTTGAGGCTGTATCTCGTATGGAAGACCAATTGGAAAGTCTAATCGAGGCTACTTATAGAGCGTATAAAAAAGACGAAACCCTTTCTGCTAAAAAGAAAGTAAATTTGGCTATCAAAGAAATCAATCGCAAGTTATATGAGGTTGAACAATTGGTAAATCAGAACACAAAACTTAAAACTGAAATGGGATTGAGTCAAGGTCAGTATTGGGAATCTACAAAAGTAAGATTTGGTAAGATTTCCGAAAGAATGTTAAAGATTTCTCGTAAGATTAAAGAATTGGGTGCTTAATATGTCTTGTGGATGTAACAAAAATTCAAAATTGAAAGAAGCTCTTGAAGTTGATGACCTTGAGCAGGTTCGTTATATAATCCGCAGGGAAATTGCAAGAATATTTTTTGATTTATATCGTAAAAGACAAGTTTGGGAGAAATAATGAAACAATTACTGATTGATGTTAGTTTATTTGAGATTACACCTCAAATGTTAAAAGAATCATACGATAAAAGTGGTAGATTCGTTGTCAGCGGTGTACTTCAAAGAGCTAATGCTAAAAATCAAAATGGTAGAGTTTACCCAAAAGATATTCTTGAAAGAGAAATTGAAAAATACAAGGGTAGAGAAATCAGAGAGAACCGTGCATATGGTGAACTTGACCACCCTGAATCTTCAGTTGTTGAATTGAAGAATACGTCACACATTATCCGTGAAGTTTGGTGGAATGGTGATGATGTAGTGGGTCAAGTTGAGATTTTAAATACACCTGCTGGTAAAATTTTACAAGAATTGGTCAAGGCCGGTTGTACTGTTGGTATCTCATCACGAGGTATGGGTTCGGTAAAACAAATCAAAGAAGATGGTACAGTTGCAGTTGAAAATGATTTCGAATTAATCTGTTGGGACTTTGTATCAAACCCATCAACCCAAGGTGCTTTCTTGAGACCCACAAATGAGGGTGTTATAAACGAAAGTGTTCAAAGAAAACAAACTAATTATACTAAAGCGAATACCATCATGAGAGATATCATTTGTGAAGTTGGTGGATATTGCGAATGTGATTTTGGAGTTAAATAAAATGAATTTAAAGAAACTTATTACTGAATCTGCTTCGAAAGAAGCCATGGGCATTGCCGCTTTTACCGCAACTCGTGGTGATGCTGTTCAAAAATTTATAGATGATAATGGTATCGATGCATCTGCATTATACAAGTATGTAAAAAATGGTAAAATGCCCGAAAGAATGGCATTTGTGTCAGCTCTTGTTGGTAATCCTGGTAATAAAATGTTTAAAATGATTGTATCCAAATTTGGAACAAATGAAAGCATCCAAGAACAAGACCACGAAGTATCTATGTCACAAAATTCATTAGACTCTATTATCAAATACGCTACTGAATTAAAACAAAAAATGGGTGAGATGGAAAAGGACATTCCTGCTTGGATTCAAGACCATATCACTAACGCTGAAAACTACATTTCACAAGCATCATCAAACTATCATGATTATGATGGTATTTCTGAATCCATAAATGAAGTAGATGGTATGCTCAACAAAAAAGTTTATAAACTTTTGATGAAAGAGCTCGGTGATTTGAGAACGGGTGGTCCTAACCATCAGTTTGCAGTAATGCACGTTTTGATTGGCGCATTAAGAGATGCAAACTTCCATTCAGACGCAAAGAAAGTACCTGCTTTATTCCCTAAAGCTGAATACGAAGGTGACCCGATGGGTAAAGAAGATACCATTGATATATACGAATACGACCTTGGTCCAAAAATTGCTAATATGGCACAATGGGATGGTGGTGCTATTGCTGACGCAATTGCTTTTTATACTTCGATGACAATTGGTAGACCACTTGGTCAAAAAATTGAAAAACTTGTTGAATCTAAATCATAAAACAAACGGATACTAAAATGAAGAAATTAAAAGACCTTTTAAAAGAATCACAAGAACTTGATTACCGCAGAATGAATGTGGGTGAAGAGGATGAAAAAGGAATGACCAAAGAAGAAAAACGTGCATTCGTTGAAGCCGTTGCTGCATACAAACAATTAGGTGAGATGATTTCACACAAAGGTAATCTTGGTGAGATTCACGATTCTATTAAAAATATTGTAGAAAACGCTAACAACATCACTTTAAAAGAAACCGGCGATTGGTTCGATAGAGTAACTGTTCAGAGACACATGAAGTCTATGAATGAGTCATTCAAAGTATTTTCAAATACAATTAAAGAGGTTTCTACTTTACAACAAAGAATGGAATCTGCTTACGATGAGATTGGTGAAGTTCTTGGTAAATACTACGAAATCAAAGAAGGTAATGAGTTTGGTGCTGCAAGAGCTAAAGCAATTGCTGCTGGTGAAGATTCATTTGAAGTTGATGGTAAATCTTACAAAGTGACTGATGTAGATGATTCTGACAAAAAGAATGCTGAAGAGTTCACTAACGAATCAGTAAACGAAGAAGAAATCAAGTGGAACGCTGTTCAAAACGCAATCATCAACTTCTTAAAAGCCAATACTAAAATTTTGGATAAAAGAGTTCAAGCTAAAGATACTGAAGGTGTTAAGGGTGGATTAAAATCTATCATTAGTGGTTTGACTAACGCACAAAGAAGTTTGAATTTAGAATCAGTAAACGAGGCTTCGTATACTGTAAAAGCTGAAAACCCATATCAATTTGTAAATGGCGCATATGCTGTTTTAAATGCATATTTGAGAGATGAAGAACTTGGACCAAAGGGTAAAAGAGAATTACAAAGTATCCTAAAGTCATTAGACTATATGAGAAAGTATTTTTACTCTAACATGAACGAATCGGTAAACGAAGAAGAAATGGAAGAGGGTAATGAGTTCGGTGCTGCAAGAGCTAAAGCCATTGCTGCAGGTCAAGACACATTCCAAGTAGGTGATAAAACGTTTAAGGTTACTGATGTAGATGCTGAAGACAAAGAGAATGCTGAAGACTTTGCTAATGAGTCTATGAAATTGACTTCACTTATAAAGTCTAAAAAATCAGTAAACGAGGGTGCTCATGGTATGGCAACTAAATTGGTTCAATCGGTAATCAATGGTCAGACATCTCGTGTTGAAGGTATTCCTTTATCAAAACCAATGGCTGAAGCATTTATGAATTGGTTGAGATTATCTACATATGGTCGTAACTACAAAGACTTACCATTCTATATGTTGCTTAGAGCTTCTTTCCACTGGGGATTGAATAGATACATCGACTCATCATTGAAAGCTGAATACGTCAAGTTGAGTAAACTTGTTGCTGATATTGAAAAGAAGAGAAAAGAAAAGAAGGCCTAATTATGAACCCATCTGACATATTACAACAATTGTCGGTGGACTTTTCAAAGCTGATTAAGAATAACTTATCAGACATTAAAAAGTTACCACCGAATCAACAAAAGGAAATTGGTAAGTTGATGTCAATGTTCAAAGATGGATTAGATGACTTGACCGAAAATACTCAAAAGTAATTTTATAAAAAACATTTTCATATTTATATACACCTATCATTAACTTGGTAGGTGTATTTTTTTTAATCAAATAAATTTTATGTATAAAAAGAACAACAGAGACAATCAAAACAAAGACTTCAAAAAGAAGAAGAGGGCCCGTAAAGATGATATGTTCATGTATGGGAACGCGCTTGGTGTAAAAGTAGTAGATGGTAATTTAGAAGCCGCACTTCGATTACTAAAACGTACTGTAAAAGATAGTGGGATGATGGATATCTTACGAGATAAGAAAGAGTACACAAAACCCACAACACTTCGTAGAAAACAAAGAGAAGATGCTCAACGAAAAGAGTATATTCGAAGAATAAACGAAGGTTAATAGTAAACACTTTATCGTTTCAGAAAAAGTAACCCTATTTATTTTAAAAATATCACTCCCCAATGAGTGATTACTATTATTTGAAAAAATATTCTATTAAGATTCTCAATAATCTTATTATCCAAAAAGCTTAATTTAGGAGAAAAACAAATGAAATCAGATTTGTTAAAAGAAGCAATTGCCGATGCCAAAGCCGTTAAGGAAACTGCATTAGCTAACGCTAAAATGGCTCTCGAAGAAGCATTTACCCCAAAACTACAATCTATGTTGTCTCATAAGATTGCTGAAGAGTTGGAAGAGGAAGACGAAGAAGAAGTTGCACCAGAGATGGACGCAATGACTACTGACGAACCTGTAGAAGACGAGATGGCTACTGAAGAAGACGAGATGGCTACTGAAGAAGATGAGGAAATGTATTCTGAAGAGGGTGAAGAAGACATGGAAATGGACATGGATTCTGAAGAAGATGGTGAAGAGTACGATGTTACTGGTGACGAGGAAGAAGAGACTGAAGAAGACGATTTAGACCTTGAAGCTGTAATCAGAGAACTTGAAGACGCTATGGCCGGTGAAGAAGAAGTTTCTGAAGAAGATGAAATGGGTGAAGAGCCCGTTGCTGAAGAAGAAATGGAAGATGAACCTGTATCTGAAGAAGAGGAAGAACTTGACATCAACGAAATCATCAAAGCCTTACAAGAAATGGATGGCGAAGAAGAAGAGCCCGTTGCTGAAGAAGAAGAATCTACTGAAGGTTACAAGGAAGAGTTGGAAGAGGCTTATAAAGTTATCACTTCTTTAAAGAAAACCATTAACGAGGTGAATCTTTTGAACGCTAAATTGTTATACACTAACAAATTGTTCAGAACATTCGACTTGAACGAAAATCAAAAGATGAAAGTTATCGAAAACTTCGATAGAGCTGCATCTTTGAGAGAAGTTAAATTAGTTTATGCTACATTAGGTGAAAACTTAAATGTTGCAAGAAAAAACAAAACTGTTGTAAAAGAATCACTTGCTTCTAAACCTATGAAGTCATCTGCTCCTAAAAAAGAAATCATTTCTGAAGGAACTGCAGTAGCTGAAAGATTTAAGAAGTTGGCTGGTTTAATTAAATAATTCTAAAACCAAAAGAAAAAAGGAAAATTAAGATGAAAATCAATAACATTTTAAATGAATCTGCTGGTTTCAACAAAAGATTATCTGAAGAGAGCAAAGGTATCGTAGCTAAATGGGCTAAGACCGGTCTTTTAGAAGGTATCAAGTCTGACTTCGAAAGAAGTGGTATGGCTACTTTGTTGGAAAACCAAGCAAAACAATTAGTATCTGAAGCATCTGCTACTGGTACTGCTGCTAACTCTGAAGAATGGGCTGGTGTAGCTCTTCCTTTAGTAAGACGTATCTTCTCTGAAATCGCTGCTAAAGAATTCGTTTCAGTACAACCTATGAACTTACCATCTGGTCTTGTATTCTACTTGGATTTCAAGTATGGTTCAGGTCAACCTGGTTTCACAACCGGTTCAGGTAAAGATTCACAAGCTGATTCAGTATTCGGTATCACCGAAACTGCTGGTCAAGCAACTGGTGGTCTTTATGGTGGTGGTCGTTTTGGTTATACTATCAACGACCAATTTGCTACTGTATTCGCTACAGCTTCAAACGCTACTTCAGCTTCTATTAACTTCGACTCACGTTATGGTGCTCCAACCTCTTACGATGTTGTAAAAGTTAACTTGGCTGGTCTTAATGCTGACTTCGAAGGCGTTCGTGCATTCCAATTGTTGTCCGCTTCTGCTTACGTTAACGTAATCGAAAACTTGACTACAACTGATGGTTCTACTTATGTTGAATTCGTAGTAGCTGATGGTGCTGTAACAAATGCTACCGCTGTACAAGTTGCTTACCACAAACAACCAAGCGATATCACTCGTGGTGACTTCGAACAAACCACTTCAGGTTTCGCTGCAAACCCTGAAACTGATTTGGGTATTCCTGAATTAAACGTTGAACTTCGTTCAGTTCCTATCGTTGCTAAGACTCGTAAGTTGAAAGCACAATGGACTCCTGAATTTGCTCAAGATTTGAACGCTTACCATTCAATTGACGCCGAGGCTGAATTAACTTCAATGTTGTCAGAATACGTTTCTCAAGAAATCGATTTCGAAATCTTGGATATGTTGATGACTAACGCATTGACTACAGGTTACTGGTCAGCTCGTGTTGGTTACGAATGGAATGGTTCAGCTTTTGCTCAATCAGCTGCTAACTACACTGCTTACATTCAAGGTACATGGTTCGCTACATTAGGTACTGTACTTCAGAGAGTTTCTAACCAAATCCATGCTAAAACCATGAGAGGTGGAGCTAACTTTATGGTAGTATCTCCTGACGTTGCAACTATCCTTGAATCTATCCCTGGATTCGCTGCTAGTGGTACTGGTGCTGAAATGCAGTTCGCAATGGGTGTATCTCAAGTAGGTTCATTCGCTAACCGCTACCAAGTGTACAAAAACCCTTACATGACTGAAAACGTTATCTTGTTAGGTTTCAAAGGTGCTCAATTCTTGGAAACTGGTGCTGTATACGCTCCATACATTCCATTAATCATGACTCCTTTGGTGTACGACCCGAAAAACTTCCAACCTCGTAAGGGTGTAATGACTCGTTACGCGAAGGAAATGATTCGTGGTGAGTTCTACGGTAAAGTATTTGTTGATGGTTTGAACACATTGGGTTCAACTATCTAATATAAATCTTTATTAAAATAGAGAAGGGGGTCAAACGACCCCCTTTTTTATTGCCATAGGGATATTTATATTTATAAACAAGGTTTACGAAATATGGAGAAAAATATGGCCGAAAATATTCAAAGACGAGTTCCAAAAAGTGATATCAAGTTTTCGATAACCTTATCTGACGAACAAAAAGAGGCAAAGTCTCAAATTATCCAAACACCATTTAACTTTATCGTTGGTAAAGCCGGTAGTGGTAAGACATTACTTGCCTGTCAGATTGCATTGGATTTATTCTTTAAAAGACAAGTTAACAAAATCATAATGACACGACCTACTGTGTCAAATGAAGACAATGGATTTCTTCCCGGTTCATTAGAAGAAAAATTAGAACCATGGTTAGTACCAATCCGTGATAATATGAGAAAAGTTTATAACAAACCTGACATATTAGAGAAAATGGAGAAGGATGGTAACCTTGAGTTAGTATCATTAACGCATTTTAGAGGTAGAACGTTTGATAATGCGGTTTGTATCGTAGATGAGTTCCAAAACTTGACAAAACAACAATTGCAAATGGTTTTAGCTCGACTTGGTAAAGGTTCTACGATGATTTTGTGTGGTGATTCACAACAAATTGACTTAAAATACCAAAATGACTCTGCAATCCATGAAGTTCCAAAGCTAAAAGGAAGTAAGTATGCTTACACTGTAGTTTTGAAAGATAATCATAGACATGAAGCTCTTGACGACATATTAATGTTGTTAGCATCCTTTTAAGAAACAAGTTCCGTATAAATCTTACTATTTATTAAGGATAGTAATAGAAAATTATATGAGGAAAACATAATGCCGGATTACAGCGGTTCTTTTAGCGGTTCGTTTCAAGGGTCAATTAGTGGTTCACTAATTGGCAGCGGTATATATTCATCGTCTGCACAAATAGACTTTACAGCCATACCAAACAAACCCGCGCAAAGTCAATACATAACACCATTTCAATCTAATCAGATAAAGGCGTTTACTGAATTTAAACAAGGTAGTGTTCTTACTCCGGGAACATTCCCATATTTTTCAGCGTCTATTCAAGATAGAATTGTATCACAATCTCAAAACACTTCCGCTGTTTCAAGTTCAATAGTATCTACTATATCATCATTTTCAAGCTCAATTGCTACACGAATGTCTGCTATCGAAAATGACGTAGACGCTACCGGTTCAGACGCTCAAACACTTTCATTTAATCCATCTACAAATGCGCTCACTATATCAAATGGTAATTCTGTTGATTTATCAGCACTTGCAGGTGGTGGTGGTGGTTCTGGTTTAGCAATTACCGCTTCAGATGAAGGTTCTGTTCTATCGGTAAATGTTAGAAGTATAGATTTTGTAGGAAATGGTGTAGTTGCAACAAATACCGGCAACGCTATCACCATTACAATCAATACATCATCGAATGGGTCTGATACTGCGTTATCACAATCAACAAATCCGTTAACCACATTTGATGGTAATCGTGTGGTATCTAATACTAATTTACCCGCTGGCGTATATAATACAAATTTCGCTACAAGTGGTTCTCTTGCAAATTTTATTGAAAAAGTATTCTTTCCAAATAGTGTTCCTGTAATAACAACTACTGGATTTACTATTCAAGAATTTGAGGTTAGTGGTTCGGTGGTCGGTATTGTATCTGCTACCGATGCTGAAGCACAATCAATTACATTTAGAACTTCAAGTTTGTACACCGCTGACTTATTCAAGATATCATCGGCCGGTCAAATTACATTGAACACAAAATCAACCGCATCTATGAATACGGATACCACTCCGGGTTCTGGTTCACATCCATTTTTGGTAGAAGCCGTTGATACATTTTTTGGAGTTGGTTCTCAAACTGTATATATCCGTGTTAATCCAAATACGGCTCCTGTTTGGAGACAAACTTCAACTGGGGGCTCTATTGTAACATCATATACACAATCTTTAAACGAAAACTCTACAGCTGCTAATAACAAAGTTAGAGTATATTTTACCGATGCTGAAAGTGATACAATCACAATAGGAACGGGGTCAGTACCATCCGAATTCTCATTGACGCTTGGCGCTACATATGTTCAATTGAATCAAGTAACTGCTTCATTGGATTATGAGACCACAACTCATTACAATTTTGTACTCACGGCAAGTGACCAACATTATCAAGATGGTGATGATTCTGATTCAATTACATACTTACCATTTAGAGTTTCAGTAGTCGATAACGTAGTTCCTGTAGTAAATAATCAGACTTTAACTGCTATAAATGAAAACTCATCAAATGGTACGACTGTTGGTTCAATAACTGCTACTGATTCGGAGAGTGATACTATAGTATTTAGTAACTTCACATTAATATCCGCATATCTTAATAGTGTTGGTACAAACATTACTTCGTCTTTAGGTGGTACGTCTTTATATGACCCACACGCTGACCCATTCCAATGTACATCCGGTGGAAGTGTAACTCGTAAAAATGGAGTTTACTTAAACTCTGATGTAGCTGATAGATATGTTTATTTAGTGACCGTGAGTGATGCTTACAATACCACTACCGATACCGCAGAAATCACCATACCAATTGATGCTGATGCTAGTTCAACTATTGGGTCTGATACACAAACGTATTACATAGTAGAATCCGCAGTATCTGGTGCTGATTTAACCACAAACACCGATGGATATACTGCTGGTAGTATTACATACTCGTCAGCCGTTTCACAAATGTGGAAAGTCAATAGTTCACCGGCTGGGTATGTTAGATTTACAAACGGAACTACACAATATACCGGCTCTACATCACTTGCTCTTGAACTAGCAAGTCATATAAGTGGTTCTATATACACGTCTGGCTCTACAATTCAAGTACAAGTAACGGCTTCAGAAACTTCGTTTGAAACCACAAAACAATATAGAACTCACACATTAAGAGTTACTCCAAATTTAGCACCCATCATTGCTTCTAATACGGTTGCGTATTCGAGTTATTTAAATACAAATGGGGCTAGGTCACCTCAAAATCTAGCCATTGTTTCATTTGGAGAACCACAACCTGGTATTGGTGATACTATAAATCATTCAAGTTTCCAATTAGTATCTTCTTCAGCTGGATTTAGTCATCTTCAAAGTGGTGACAACTATTACATTTATGCTAATACAAATGTACCCGCTGGAACTTATACATTTAGTGGAAGCGTTGCTGATAGTTTTGGTAAAGTGGGAAGTGGTTCTGCTTCATTCCCATTCTCAATAACCATCGCTCAAGCTCCTGTTGGTACTTTAACAACAAATGGTACGTTCTACGTTATAGAAACTGCAAGAAGTGGTGCTTTGATTTACACAAGTACAAATGGTAGAAGTGGTACTCAAGGTGATTTGGGAGTTACATACTCACCACAATACAATTTGGCTGCGGTTCAATCATTTACATCATCGAATGCTCTTGTAGGTGTTACCTCAACTGGCGCTATATCAATAGCACAAAATGTTAGTGGCTCTTACACATCAGGTCAAACATTTACATCAAATATAACATTCCGTGACCAATACAATAACATTGGTAGTGGTAGTATAACAATAAATGTGGCTTCTAATAGTGTACCAACGGCATCATTCACCCCAATTACTACTAACCTAACGGCATCTATATCGGCCAATACCGGATTAGTAAGTGCAAGTATAACTGACATGGAAACTGATACTCCATTCTTAATGTCACTTGGTGGTACAAATGGGTCTGACTTATACGCAGTTCCACAAAACGCAAATTCATCATCATATGTTATAAAAAATGTATCAACAATTTCAAGTGGTCAAACATTGACATACGATGCTACAATTACGGATGTGCATGGTAAGTCAAGAACATATTCTTCAAATACAATAACTATATCAGACCAAATAGGCCTTGTATATGGATATGGTTGGAGTGGTGGTTCTGCTGCTAACCAATCCACGGCTATCGCATCTTTAGGTGATACTGATGCTGATGGTATTGGAATTACAAGTGGGTCGGTAATAGCTATGTTACAAAGTGGGTCATTAGGTAGTACGTTTACACCATCTTATATTGGTGGTGCTTGTACTTTACATAAGAGTAGTTCGCTATCAACTATGTCAGATACATCAGCTACAGGAATATCCACACTTGGGTATTTTAATTTTAGTTCCACATCACAACGATTGTTAATAATTTTCCCATCCGCTTCTAATTTAGGAGGTAAACCCGCAAGTATGTATGATGGCGTTCCGCCCGATTCTATTGGAACTGCTAATGAATATTACACATATGCTAAAGACGCTGCTATTCCAGGTACGATTGGGACCGGTGTGTATTACTTCGATTTACAATCAGCATATCAAGGATATACCCGTTGGGGTATGATTTTTGCTGAAGGTAAAAATACTAACAACTCAAGATATTATTTGATGCCGGATACGGCATCCGCACCATAAGGAGATTAGATAGAATGGCAACTACAGCAGGTGATATTTACGTTAGGAGTGGGGCTTCCGGCTCATTTACCGACATTACTTATGTACAAGGCGGTTGGATTACGGTTGCGTCATCCTCGACTATGTACTCCTTATACCACGACCGGTTAAAGGATGGTCAAATTGTATATGTACAAAGTCAAAACCAACTTTATGTTACTTCAAAATTTGTAGCATTTGAAACTCCAGGTTATGCTGGATTTGATGATTCAGCTTCATTTGCTACATTCCAATTCCCATCTTCAGGTGGAACTGATATTTCAGCACTTAACACATTTACAGGTTCAATTCAAAGTCAAGTAAATGGTTTAAATTCAGTTACAAGTTCATACGCACTAAAAACTGATATTAGTGGGGCTTTCACGTCATTATCAGCATCAATTGCATCTAGATTTGATACACTTGGTGGAATTGGTGGAATATTTTCATTAACGGGTTCTTTTTACTCAACAACAAATAATGTTCAAATTACAGGTTCACTATCAGTATCAAGTGGTTCATTTGAAGGATTGAAAGTTGATTCCGTTGGTAGAACAATTATTGGTGATAGTTCAAATTTGAATTTAGAAGCAATTGAAGGTGGAATTATTTATTCCGGTTCTTCGTTTTACTTTGGATTATAATATTTATTCATGTATACAAAAACACTATGTTAAATTTTTAATGCATTAAAATAGGAGAAATTAAATGGCAACATGGAAAAAAGTGATAGTATCGGGCTCAGCCGTATCTCAATTGAGTTTCGCTGGTACTGGTATTTTGTCTGGATCTGGCGCAGTCACCGCCGTAACCGATACAGCAACAATTGATTTAACATTATCCGCAGGTTCTATTAGTGGTGTGGTAGCTTCAGGTTCTATTGACCAAGGTCAGTTGGCTGCTGGTGCTGTAATAGCTAGTAAAATTGCTGATAATGCTGTAGTTAGTAGTAAAATTGCTGCTGGTGCTGTAATCACAGCCGCTTTGGCTACTGGTTCAGTTGCAAGTGCAAACATCATTGATGGTAACGTAACTAACGCGAAATTGGCTAACTCATCAGTAACTATTGGTTCTACCGCAGTTTCATTAGGTTCATCTGCTACTACAATTTCTGGTTTATCTTCAGTAACATCTACTACATTTGTTGGTGCTTTAACAGGTAACGCTTCAACCGCTACTTCAGCATCTTACGCTAACTTAACAAACGTAAGTGGTGATATCACAATTACTGCGCCTGGTGTTGCTACTATTGCTAACAATGCTATTACAAGTGCTAAAATTGGTGCAGGTCAGATTGTTAACGCTGCTGTAGCCGCTGCTGCTGCTATTGAATACACAAAGATTAGTTTCGCAGGTTCTGGTATCTTATCAGGTTCTGGTGCTATTACAGGTGTAACTGATAGTGCTACTATCGATTTAACAAATACAGCGGGTACGCTTAGTGCTGTTGTGATTTCAGGTTCTATTGATAGTGGTCAATTAGCAAACCTTGGTGTAACTACCGCTAAAATCGACAACGATGCTGTTACAAGTGGTAAGATTGCTGCTGGTGCTGTGGTTACTGCTAAAATTGCTGATGCTAACGTAACTGATGTCAAAATTGCTTCTTCATCAATTCAAAACGGACACATTGTAAATGGTACGATAGCTAATGCTAAATTGGCTAACTCTGCTATTACAATTGCTGGAACTTCCACATCATTGGGTGGTTCTATTACTGCTGCTACAATCTTGAATGGTACTGGTGTAGTTTCCGCTTCGGCTGTTACATCACCATCTCAAGGTACTTTGACTGTAAATGGTACTAACATCGACTTGGGTGTTCAGACTGGCGATTCACCAACATTTGCTGCATTGACCATCACTGGCGATTTGACTGTAAATGGTACAACTACTACAATCAATACATCTAACCTTGTTGTTGAAGATAGATTTGTCTTCTTGAACGCTGGTTCTGGTTCAGTAGTACCAGCAGGCGAAGGTGGTATTATTGTTGAATCAGGTTCTGCTGGTATAGGTACTGCATTCTACTATGATTTCCTTGACCAACGTTGGGCTGTTGCTAATGGTGTAGCTTCTACTGCTACAAGTGTAACTGCTGACGCATTCATGACTACCGCCTATGTGTCGGTTGCCAATGGATTTGCTGCATCTACAGCGGCTACAGCTGCTGGTTATGATGACGAAGGTAACATCGCAATTTCTGCTGATGGAGATATTTTTATCTACTCATAATCTAACTTGAAAGGGTTATGGCAGAAAATAAAAACAATATTCCTACGGAAGCAACCCTCAAGCTCTCAAAACGAGAGCTTGAGGCGCTTCTAATAGGTTTGGGTGAAGTTCCATTCAAAGGAAAAGACATCGAGTTTGTTTATAAACTCGCTGTTAAATTACAAGAAAACATTTTAAAATTAAAATAAGTTATGAAACCATACGAAGGATTTACTGAAGCTGATTTTGCTATTATAAAATTTGCTATTCATAAATTAGATATTAAAGGGGTTGAAGCGGTCACAATCGCAACACTTCTTAATAAAATAGAAAAAGAAATTGCACTATTACAAGTGAAACATGATTCCAAAGAAAATCCTCCATCATAGGGGGATTTTTTATTTTATAAAACTCTATTTATTGTAGTATAATAGAAAAAACTACTTTTAATGTTGGCCCGAAAGGGAAGTGGGCACGAAAGTGTTACCAACCGCAGTAAAGGAAATGGAATATGCCAAATTGGAAAAAAGTCATAGTATCTGGCTCAAGTGCCAGTCAACTTAATTTCGGTGGGACCGGATTTGTATCCGCTTCCGCTATATCATCACCCTCACAGGGTAATTTAACGGTAAATGGTTCTAATATTGATTTAGGACTTCAGACGAGCGATGCTCCTACGTTTACTGGTTTAATATTAACATCTGCTGCTACAAGCACAACATCAACACGGATATTTGTATCCGGTTCGGGTGGTGTAGTGCAAACTCGTGTTGTAAATAATGAATTATTACAAGGATATGACATTGTAACCACGTTGATACCTGTAGAACACAGAGGTCAACCTGATGGGTTTTCACCATTGGCAATCATATCAGATTTACAACCCGCACAATCACCATATGGAACTTGGATAGCTCCTTATGCTGGATTCGTCCATACAATTCAATTGATGGTTGGTCAAACAAATACCACAACCGCTAATTATACAATTCAACCATATGTAAATGCTGCGACTGTTGGCACTCCTGTTACTAACGCATTAGCAAGTACACAATATGCTGTTTATGATTTTGCATTTGGGTCTGGATATTCATTTCAACGTGGTGATAAAATTGAATTTGAATTGAATAAAAACACAAATACTTGTGACTTATATACGTTGATGATAACATACAAGATTCAACCATTTACATAAGGTATAAAATGAGCGCTATACATAGTTTACATAATTCGATAGAAGGTGTGGTTATCAATGGTAATTCATGTCCATTCTTTTACCATATACAATCTGGTAGTTTTGTTGATTCATACAATACACAAACATCACAACAATCAACGTCTGAAGTTACGGAAGTTCGTGATGTAGAATTAACCACATACATTAAAGTTACTCTTTCCAATGGTCAGATAGTTAAAGCATCATCAGACCTTTCAGTATATACAACTGCTGGAACTTGGGTGACTCCAACTGAAGAAAATTATTCTTCGCTAAATTTATTTAGTAAAGATTCAACCCCATTAACTATTACAAATTTAGAAGTAGTTAATGAGACTATACAAACTATATCAATTACTGTTGAGCCAGACCACAATTATTTTGTAGGTAGTTTACTTGTACACAATACCGGCCCAACCGGTCCAACCGGCCCACAAGGTCAAAAGGGTGATACTGGTGGTACTGGTCCTACCGGCCCCGCAGGTCCCGCAGGTCCAACCGGCCCAACCGGCCCACAAGGAGCTACCGGCGCTCAAGGTGGTGTAGGACCGACTGGACCAACGGGAGCCACAGGAGCTCAAGGTTCTGCCGGACCCGCAGGTTCTACTGGAGCTCAAGGAGCTCAAGGTGCTACGGGTACCGCTGGTGCTACGGGCGCACAAGGAGCTCAAGGTGCTACAGGTGGTACTGGCCCACAAGGAACTGTCGGTGATAAGGGTAATACGGGCGCAACGGGTGCTCAAGGTGCTACTGGTCCACAAGGACCTGCTGGTGCTACCGGTCCCCAAGGTATTCAAGGAAACCAAGGAGCTCAGGGACCCGCTGGTCCTCAAGGTGGTACTGGTCCAACGGGCGCTCAAGGTGCTACCGGCCCAACGGGTGCTAAAGGTCCTCAAGGGGTAACTGGTGGTCCCGGCCCACAAGGAGCTCAGGGTGCTACCGGACCAACTGGTCCTCAAGGAGCTACTGGTCCAACGGGCCCTCAAGGTTCAAAAGGAAATTTAGGACCAACCGGTCCTCAAGGAGCTAAAGGACCAACTGGTCCTACAGGCAATACCGGGGCTACTGGTTCCACCGGCCCACAAGGCGCTGTTGGACCAACTGGCCCAACCGGCCCAACCGGCCCACAAGGAGCTACCGGCGCTCAAGGTGCTACGGGCGGTACTGGTCCAACTGGTCCAACCGGCTCAACCGGCCCACAAGGTGCTACTGGAGCTCAAGGGGCTGTCGGAGCTCAAGGTGGTACTGGTCCAACGGGCGCTACTGGTGCTCAAGGTGGTACTGGTCCAACCGGCTCAACCGGCCCTCAAGGTGCTACTGGTGCTCAAGGTTCTGTTGGCCCAACCGGCCCACAAGGTGTTCAAGGTGCTCAAGGTGCTACTGGCGCACAGGGTGGTACTGGTCCAACTGGTGCTCAGGGGGCTACCGGCGCACAAGGTGGTACAGGTCCACAAGGAGCTACCGGTCCACAAGGAGCTACTGGTGCTCAAGGTTCTGTTGGCCCAACCGGCCCACAAGGTGTTCAAGGCGCTCAAGGTGCTACTGGCCCTCAAGGTGCTACTGGTTCTACTGGAGCTCAAGGTGCTACCGGTCCTCAAGGTGCTACGGGTTCTACTGGAGCTCAAGGTGCTACGGGTTCTACGGGAGCTCAAGGTGCTACGGGATCTCAAGGCGCTCAAGGTGCTACCGGTCCAACGGGACCGACCGGCCCTCAAGGTGCTACTGGTCCAACGGGTGCTCAAGGTACTACTGGCCCACAAGGTGTTCAAGGAGCTCAGGGTGCTACCGGCCCTCAAGGAGTTCAAGGTGATAAAGGAAATACTGGTGGAACTGGCCCAACCGGCCCAACGGGCGCTCAAGGTGCTACTGGTGCTCAAGGAGCTTCACCACAAGGTGCTACTGGCGCTCAAGGTGCTACTGGTGCAACTGGCGCTCAAGGTGCTTCACCTCAAGGTGCTCAAGGTGCTGTAGGTCCAACAGGTGCTCAAGGTGCTACTGGGGCTCAAGGTGCTTCACCTCAAGGTGCTCAAGGTGCTACCGGCCCAACGGGTGCTCAAGGTGCTACCGGCCCAACGGGTGCTCAAGGTCCTACCGGACCAACTGGTCCAACTGGAGCTCAAGGTGCTGTTGGTGCTCAAGGTGCTTCACCGCAAGGTGCTACCGGCGCTCAAGGTGCTCAAGGTGCTAGTGGAGCTCAAGGACCACAGGGTACAATCGGAGCCCAAGGTGCTACCGGAGCCCAAGGTGCTACTGGCGCTCAAGGTTCTTCACCTCAAGGTGCTCAAGGTGCTCAAGGTGCTACCGGTGCTCAAGGTGCTACCGGCGCTCAAGGTGCTTCACCACAAGGTGCTACGGGTGCTCAAGGTGCTCAAGGTGCTACGGGTGCTCAGGGGTCGTCACCCCAAGGAGCTCAAGGTGCTACTGGCTCTACAGGCGCTCAAGGAGGAGTAGGTCCTACCGGAGCTCAAGGTCCTACCGGACCAACTGGCCCAACTGGTGCTCAAGGTGCTACCGGCGCTCAAGGTGCTTCACCCCAAGGAGCTCAGGGGTCACAAGGTGCTACTGGTGCCCAAGGTTTACAAGGTTCGACTTCTACAGGTCCTCAAGGTTCACAAGGTGCGACAGGACCAACGGGTGCTCAAGGTGCTACTGGCGCTCAAGGGGCTTCACCTCAAGGGGCTCAAGGAGCTACCGGTGCTACTGGCGCTCAAGGCGCAGTTGGTGCTCAAGGTGCTTCACCTCAAGGTGCTCAAGGCGCTGTAGGTCCAACTGGCTCTACTGGTGCTCAAGGTGCTTCACCACAAGGTGCTACTGGCGCTCAAGGTGCTGTTGGCGCTCAAGGTGCTACTGGCGCTCAAGGAGCATCTCCTACTGGCGCTCAAGGTGCTGTTGGTGCTCAAGGTGCTCAAGGTGCTACTGGCGCTCAAGGTGCTTCACCTCAAGGTGCTCAAGGTGCTGTAGGTCCAACTGGCTCTACTGGTGCTCAAGGTGCTTCACCACAAGGTGCTACTGGCGCTCAAGGTGCTGTTGGCGCTCAAGGTGCTACCGGCGCTCAAGGAGCATCTCCTACTGGCGCTCAAGGTGCTGTTGGTGCTCAAGGTGCTCAAGGTGCTACTGGCGCTC